AGGTGCCGCGAATGCCTGTCCCGCAGGAGCTTCACCCGGCCAATACCTTGAGTTCTCGCGGAGGGGGTGGCGCTATCGGGGTCGAGCTTCCGGTAGAAGGCGATGGGGGCGCTGAGGAAGACGAGAATAAGTTCCTGAATGAGAGTACGGTCGCGGGCGGTGCGTGGCACTAGCTGATCCGGATGAACCCATACGCCGGACCCGGCTCCTGCTGGGCGTGACAGGGCGTGCGGAAAACACAAGGAACGGGCCAATCGCAGGTACTCATCTGCTGATCCGGCAATTCGGTCGTATTGCGGATCATTTCCAGCTTCTTCAGCGCCAGCGCTTTGATGCGCTCCCGCGCTTCCTCTTTCGGCACCGGGATGTCGTACCTCTTTAAGCAATCCTGAAGCACGCCGTCTGCCAGCATTCCCTGTAGCCAGTCGTGTGTGGAGATATCGTCGTAGTCTTCGCGCCAGACCTCGATCCACGATTCCTTGAACGGCTCAGCGGTGTTATTCCGCTTGCGGAAGCGCAGTACTTTGTTGGCCGGGTGGCGCAGGCCGTGCGACCAGTAGGAGTGATACTTCCCGTTTAGGTGCTTGCCCAGATGCACGACCACCAACTGCATAGGCAGGTTGTGAAAACAGGTTTCAGCAAGGCTCTCCCACGAGCGGCAGAGGCTGTAATGCTTGTCGTCGCTCCAGCTTGTGACGAAGACGATCCTGCGCAGGTAATTTCGCTGAGGCGAAAGGTAGCAGCCTGACTTCCAGTGATCGAGTGGCGGCGCTGGCACCCATGGATCGCCACCGGGTCGGCGGATCGCGGACGTGACGATGTCGGCGATACAGGCCAGATGTACGACCTCGGTGTGCTGGTCGTATTGCTTGGAATCGATACCGGGATCGGAGCCAAAGCCGTAGACCTCTTCCCCGGCTAACTCACCATAATCACTTCTGGTGAGTTCCGTGAGTCCGGCATGGACCCCGGCCTCCAGCATTTCCACCGGCTTCAATTTGCGGAACTTCCAACTCCTACCCCAGTACGGGATGCGTCCGCAGCGCTCAAAGCCGGTTAACAGTTCCGGGGAGTTCACGACATAATTTTAGCGCAGCATCGGATGCGCCCCAGCCAGCGGCAGCAGCGTGTACAGCAGCCAGATAACGAACACCAGCACAATCGCAAACTTGATGATATTGAGAAACGGCTGCGGGATCGGCAGAAACGACAACGCCCAGAACAGCAGTCCCAGTACAAGCGCGACGATAATAATGGTGATGAGAATTGAGATCATGCGACACCTCGATCTCAACCCCTCCCGGCAGAAACATTGGATGCTTAAAACCGCACCTAAGCAATAATAGGAAAGGCGCAGGCGCTCTCGCTCCACTGCTTCCGGGTTGGACTGCTGGCCTTCCCTGTTGACGTGGGGCGGGCACGTCGCGCTGGCCGGTTCACTGGCCCCTGTTTTTTCGACTGGCAGCAAGCTTCTCACGCGGGGTCTGTCGCTTGGCTATCGCTTGCGCTTCTTTCAGCGGGATGACTTTTGGCTCTCCGAACTCTCCGGGGTCGAAGGAGGTGTCTCCGAAGAGTTCTCCTGTTCGTCCAACTCCCTCGCCTTCAGTATCTTCGGGCCGTACTCCTTCCGCAGGCGGTCCAGCGCCGCCGCCAGCGCCGCCCCGGAAGGCATCTTTCCGTTCTTGAGCATCTGCCTCGCCTCGACTTGCATGGCCTTTGGATCGAAGATCGTAGACATCTTTCGCTGCGGTGGCATAAGTTCCTCCAAACATCCCCCTCTGTCCCAGCCGTGAGTATAGCCCCTGCTCGTAGTACCAAAGTGCAGCTTGGACCTGACTGGTTTCAAGGCCGAATTCCTCGCGTAGTCTATCGATAGCATCGACCATCGCAGCCCGCTCATGCTTGCCGCGTGGTACGTCTTGGATTTGCAGTTCCCCGGTTTTCGGATTCGGCCCGATCAGCGTGCCCATCAGCCGATTCCATGTACGCATAAACCAGCGATCCACGGTCAACTCCGTGGAGATGCCATTCAGGTTCATGAAGAAGGGGCCAACCTTCTCGCCCAGAATGTACGCGCCGTACACTGCATCCGGATCGTAATCAGGCGGCAGCGCTTTTTTCACATTGTTTCTGCTGTAGCCTGACCTCGCCTTCACATCCTCGACTTCCTTCAGGGGATGCTTGGTGAGCATCCATTCCATCGCCTTGGCCACGTCACCCTTGAAATACCTCAGCAGGCCCTGACCGCTCCTGAGAGGTGCAGGCCCGTAGACTCCCCAAGGCGTCCCGTCTTCCTGCGTCTCCGGTATCACGCCATCTTTCTTGTAAAGGCTGTACGCCTGTTCGGCGACGTTGACGTTTTCAAAGGCCGCAGTTTTACCCGGCGAAGTGGCCGCGACATGGAGAAGAAACATCCGTTCGTTGGTCAGGTCGTCCAGTTCAGGATGCAGTTTTTTCATCTCATCCAAGAGCACTTTGATGTCGCCCTTGTACCAGTCCGCGCCGCTGTTCTCCTGCGCCAGTTGATACTTGAGTTCATCCCTCAGAATCCGCACCGCCCGGTTCACCATAACCCTGTGCTCGACGGACGTTTTGCCGGGTTCTAATTCATCCAGAGTTTTGCGCGTGTAGTCCTCAAGATGCCCGCCGATATCCTCGATCACCTTGTAGCGCGGCAGCAGTACGGACTGCATCAGCGGCACAGTTGAGCCACGCGGCGGCTTCGGCTCCTTGCGCTTCGCTTCAGCCTTTACCTGTTCAATCGGCCCCGGCCCTTGTTTCGGAAGCGCGTTCTCAATCTGGTCTCCCGACTTGCTGAATAACTCGATCAGGCCGGGATGGTACTGGCTCGGAAGCTCGCGCATCCCCTGCTTGATCTCTTCCGGGTCGAACCACTGGAAGCGCTGCGTCTCCCACGCGGCGTGCGGCTCGGGCCGATAAGGGAATTCTTCGGGAACGATGCCGATGAAGTTGTGATATTTAAATCCACGGTCTTCGAACACGTGCGCCGGAATCATCTCCATCGGCCCCGTGTATCCCGTCTCCTCAGCGACTTCTGCGCGTGCGCTTTCCTCTGGCGTCATGCCGCGCTGCACGGCTCCGCCTACGGTTCCCCACTTGTTGGGGGTGTGTACCCGTGGACCGCGCAGGGGAAGTCCGATGCGGCCTGTCTTTTCCGAGATCAGCAGGACACCGCTGGCGGCGTTCCCGGCCCCGGCCCAGTGTCCTCCCTTGGTGAAGCCCTCGGTCGGCTCTCCTGCGGCGGGCAGCTTCACCTCGCCCGCTTTCAACCTCTGCTCGACAGGTGTCCTGCTGAAGGCGGCGACCGTCCCCCGCTCAGGACTGTAATATCCGTCGTAGCCAGCATCGTGAATTAATTTTTCGTAGTAAGTGGAAAACCCGGCTTCGCTCCCCCGGAGACGATCTGGGATTTTCGCCTTCAGGTTATCGGGATCGTCGCTGAAGTTGTACAGGTTTTCGCGATTGAATACGCCTTCGTACTGGTGGATGTAGGTGCTATAGGGCCGCTCGCCGGGAGTGCCCTCGATCTGGAAGTAGGAGCGGTCAACCCAGTACTCCGGGAAGGCTGTTTTTCTTTTCGACTCTCCCCCGCCCTGTGGACCTTTGCCGTGGAAGGCGGGGTCGATCTGAACCAGTTCCGGCGTGCGCGAACCGTGGGTTACTTCGACGAAGCTGGGTTCTTTGGCGCTGCGGAGTTCGTTGTAGAGATGTTTATAGTCGGGCCGAGATTCCCACCTTCGACGAATAGCCCCGAGGCCGAGGGATGGCCGTCTTTGCTCAATGTCTTGACTTCGTCCCAGAAAGAATCGTTCTGCTGTTGGGCGGTCGATTTCGGAACCGGGGAATTCAGCCACTCCTCTATTTCTTCGTACATTTTTTAACTCCAGTTCTTTGGCAAGATTAGTAACTCTTTCATCTAACTCATCGCCGTTGCCGACGAGAGTAACTCCGTAACCGTCCTTTACTGGAACTATTGTACTATTTCCGATGTCGTTATTCAGCAAAGCCTTGGCCAGCGTGCCAGTTGATATGTTCTTATCTACCCAGAAATGGTAGATATGGTCCTTACCTTCAGGGCTGGGAGTGAAGCTACCGGTCGCAAACTGAAACCCTAAGCGGCCAAGCTGGGCTTCGTAGAACTTCACGAGGTCGGGATCGGTGCCGAATGGAAGACGGATCGCAATGGAGTTTTCGGCTCCGCCCTTCCACGATCCCAGCGAATGCTCAATGGTTACGTTCAGGCCCATGTCCTGCGCCAGTTGGTGAGCCTGCTGTGCAAACTGCTTGTGGAGACGGGTCTTTAGCTGTGCTTCCGCCTGCGTCACGTTCAGGTTGAAGGTGTTGGGGCTGACCAGCACCAGAGGGGCATCCTGCCGGTAATGAAATCTTTGTGGTAGTAACCCGGCTTTATTTTCGGCGTACTTCCGGTTAGATGGGTGTATCCAATCCGGGTCGCCTTTCTTAATTAGCGTACCGTCCGCACGCCGCATCTGCGGCCCGTAGTTCACCCAAGAGTTCTGGCCTCTGGTTTCGGTGGTTAAGGCCGGGATCGCTGCCGGGGAAAATGCCTGCGAGTGATCGGCCCACGCATTCTCCTCGCCCTTCGCGCCGAACTGGTGACCGCGCATGGCATGGCCAAACAGATCGTGGATGGCCCGCATCTTCTCGTTGTAGGTATACCCGGTCTTCGGATCGACCTCCACCATGGGGTGATCCGCAGGCATCTCGCCACCCCGGAAAAAGTAGAGGTGCTTGTTGTTGTCTACATCCGCCTTCATCTCGGCGGAATTAGCGTATGGCTGTCCGGGCTTGTTCCACGGCTCGAAGGTGATGCCCAGCTTCTTGGTGGCGTAATCCCACTGCGCGTCAATGCCCCTGTGGTCCTTCTTCAGGGCCTCATAGGAAGCTTTGACTGCCGGACTATCCGGCTCGTGCTTCATCGCGTCGTAGGCGTCAGCGATGTCCGTGGCGTTGACATCAGGAGCCACTTCAGGGGCAACGGAGAATCGCCCGCCGCGTGTTTCGATGAACTCCTGCACGCCGCGTTGCAGCCAGTCTGGCTTACCGGCTTCTGCTTCAGTTTTGACTTCGGTGACTGTCCCCGGCCCCTTCTTCGCCCTCAGGGGTTGGACATGTTCGGGAAGAGTCCCCTCTGGGCTAGGTCGTAGGCGTCCCTCATCTCCTGCGCCACCTTCGGCCCCACCGTGCTCTCCTGTATCGAGTCCTTCGCCCCTAAAAAGATCTGAAACAGTTTCTGGTCGTCCACGAGAGTCCGCATAGAGTTGTAGCGCTGAATTAAGGTCTGGGCGTATTGCTCCGGGGTTATCGGTGTCCGCATAAACATCCTCTAGTTCCTGAATTGAGGCTAGTTCACTTCTGCTGCCCAGTGCTCCCGCTACTATCGCTTCTGCGCTGGTAAAAGTCTCGTTATGACCCTTTACCTTGTCGTGAATAATCTCATGCTTAATTGTATGCCAGACAGTGCTGGCGGCACGGGCCGTGCTGGTACTGTTCTGCGCGAACGAAAACGGATTTACAAACAGCAGAGTATTGTCTGCGTCCGTTGGATCGGTGATATGCACTCCGTGCAACGTATCGCTGAATACCATGCCAATTTTTTTAATTTTGCTACCCAAGCCATTTAGGTCAACAACCTGCCCGTAATGATCTCTTATTGTCGGGAGCTTTTCTGTTGAAAGACGGGCAATCGCGGCTTGCGTAAGCTGATGAATGGTATGTACCAGATCGATGAATGCCGGGTCTGTCTGTAGCTGCTCGATTTCAACCGGCGTCAACCGCTTACCGGAATCGAAAATCGGAATTTCCGTTGCGCCGATGTTTATCGTTGGCAGATCGCGGATCGCAGCCGAGATTTCCCGGTTGCGCTGATTGAAGATTTCCCTGAAGATGTGCTCCTTCACTAAATCTCTAACCTTGCTTTCAACCTCCGCATTGCGGAACGCTTCGCGATTTGCCTGAAACGGATAGTCTGGGTGGCGCTCCCGTACTATTGCCTGTACATTGACGGCGACCCGCGCCGGGAGCTTCATGTCTTTCGCGGGGGGATGGACCTCGATATCGAATTGGTAAATTCCGTTGTTATTGACCTCAACTTTTAATCCGCTGTACTTACCCCCAGTTCCCAGTCTTGTTTCCGGGCTGGCATAGAGTGACAGCTTTGCTCCCGTGGCCTTCGCGACCACCAGCGGAGCCGTGCCAAGTTCCGCAGCGGCTGGACTGTCATCGCCGTAGCCATTCGAAACCTTCAGCGTTCCCGGAGGATTAATCGAGTGCTGTGACTGGCGGGCAAACTTTTCAGCGTAGTACAGGCTCGTATCTGCTGCGAACTTCGCTTTAATTACCGTGCCCGTTTGTGGCTCCGGATGCGACGGTAATTCCCTCGTGTGAATCTCCACACCCTTGCCCACAATCTCTTTCGGTGTCGAAACGAAGGAGTGCTCCAAGAACTTCCCGCCTTCTTTCACTACGGTAGTCACCGTAAGAGATTCAGGCATCATGAATGGTGCTGCTTTGGCAATCCCGAATCCACCAGACGCATCTACCTGAGTAAGCTTTCCCGTGCGACCGAGATCAGTAAAAACTGTTACCAGTTCCTGCTCTGTCATACCGAGACCGGTGTCGCTAACAGTGACCGTATTCTCGCTGTGATCGAGACGGATATTAATTTCCTTCGCGCCCGTTGCGGGCCGGAGTGCGTCCCATGCATTCTGCGTCAACTCTTTTGTAACTACAGTTGCAGGGTCTTTCCCGTAGAGACTGGAACCCAGTACTTCAGCAAGCGCCTTTGGATCAGCACCCATCTTGACCTTGCCGCCTGCTACGCGGGCTGCTGATACGTAAGGATCAGCCTCTTCTTCCATGGCCGCGTGCCAGACCTGCCGCGCCCGCGCAACAACACCCGGTGGAAAGTCTCCCTCTTTCGCCGCCGCTGTTGCCTCCAGATGCGCCAACCCGTCGAACTGACTCGCTTCAATCACCGCCGCAGCTTTTGTGACTTTCGGGTCCATCGACCTGATAGCGTTGGCGATCTGAAGAACCTCACTTAATTGCTCTGGCGACTGGATCAGCCTCTTTTTCACGGCCTGATTGATCACTCGTGCTGTGGTTCGATCATGCAATCCGGCCTTGGTCAGCGCGTTTTTAACTACTGCGGTATCCGGACCAGTTGGTGGCGCGGCTGCTGTGAGAGCTTCGCGGCGTGCTTTATTCGCCCTCGCCGTGGCCCCGAGTTCACCGGGCGTCGGTGCTTCCCAAGCTGACGCTTGATGTGCCTGTATCTGAGCCTTAGCATCGCCCACACTCGGCGCTGTACCGATAGGTTCACCGCCCTTGCGGACATCGAACTTGTCATCACCGAGATAGTGGATGGTGTAATCCGTGCCCGGAACTTCCCACACCATCCCTGAAAGACGGTTTACTGTGATTGGCTTAGCAGTTGGCGCGGGGGTAGGCGGTGTCGGTGCAGCAGCCGGGGTTGGCGCAGGAGTCTCGGGTTCGGCGGCTACAGCCTCTTCTGGTACTGGCGGCACGATAGAGTCTTCCGGCTTTTTCCTGAGCCAATCCGCCAATCCTTGCCGCTCCGTATCTTGTGGAAACTCGTTTGTGTACTGCTTGGCAAGACGATTGAAGGCTTTCGTAACTGCGCCCGCCTGCGCACGGTAGGCGGATGGCGTGTTCGGATTCTGCCTTTTCGATTCCTCCAGCTTGCGGTTCGCCTCTTCGTATAACAAGCGCTGCCTGCGTAGATTTGGCGATGGCGTGGCCGGTTGTTCAGCCACAGGCGCTTCCGGTTCGATCACTGGCGTGGCTACAGGAGCCGGGGGAGGCGGCTGTACAGTCTCAGTCGCAACAGGAGCCGTCTCAGGTGCAGCCGCGACCTTTTCGCGCTTCGCGCCCCTCTTTTTCGCGCTGACCTCCTTTGCCACCTTGTCCACAAGTCCCGGCTCTTGCGTTTGTGTGGTGGCTGGGGGTGTCGTGGATGTCGGTATGAGGATGGGAGTCGCTGGCGCAGCCTGCGGGGCGCGGGAAACGACCGTGTCCTTGCTGTCTGGATAGGTAAAGTGCCATCTCGGGCGCTCTCCGGGGCGAGGATTGCCGTCTACGTCCGTTCCAATGACCTGCACCTTCCATGGCTCACCCTCTGCCGATGGCTCGAATTGCAGAACTTTGTCGTAGTTTTTCCAGTAGTCGTTGAAGATAACGTTGCCGGGAGTGAAGTGGTCAGCCAATTTCCGATCTGCCGCCGCTTGCTCTGCCGCTGCCTTCCTTGACGGCTTTTTGGCCGCAGCTTTTGGCGTAATGGGCTGAGGACCAGCCGTAGCCGATGCAGGCTTCTTCTCACCGGCACGCTTCAGGGCCAGCAGTTTTGCCAGCCGCTTCTTTGACTGCTTTGCATCGAAAGAGCCTTCCTTTACGCCGAGTTCGTCCAGTATTGCCTGTCGATCCATCCTTTCGATCTCGGCGGCGGTTTCCCCTACCGTTTTCGTCGGCTCTTCGACAGGCTCAGCCACTTCAGGAGCACCGCTAAACAGCGTTCCCTGTACCGACTCTGCTTCAGGAGCTTCTTCGCGCTCCATCACGGCCACAGGCGCACCGCGTTGGGGCGCTGCGGATGGTGCCCCACCGCCGCCACCGCCACGCGGGGCCAGTCGCGGGTCCGAAGAAACAATAGGAGTAGCCGGGGCCGGTGGTTCTTCTTCCGGAGGAACCTCGCTAACGACAGGCTGCGGAGCGGGCTGCGGAAGCGCCTCTTGCATGATCTGTTCCATCACCCATGCGTGATGGGCCGCTTCGCCTGCTGCATCCAAGTTCCCTTGATCGTATGCCGTCTTCCCGCGCTGATTGAGTTCATCTAAGACGGCCTGTCGATCCTCAGGAAGTACCTGCTCCAGATCGCGGCGCACTGCGGCGGAGACTTCCGCGTGTTTGGCCTTACGATCCTGAATCGCACGCGTCTCTTCCAGTTCCCGTTGACGTGCCAGTCTTATCTGCTCCTCAAGATCACCACCCCCACCACCTCCACCGGGAGGTGGTGACGGCGGGGCACCTTCATCCGGAGGCTCGACAATCTCGGGGCCGGACAGAGACTCTCCCATGCGCCCCTTGAAAGCCTCGTAACCGCCCTTCACCGCGTGCTTCCCGGCGAATAGCGCCGCGCCCAGATTTAAAGCAGCGTTGGTTGCAGACTCCGCAGCAACGCGGTTATTACCCTGCAAATACGCTTGGTAGGCGGTCTTGGCGTCTTTGTATGTTCCGTGCGCCGCCTGCGCTGCGAACACGCCGGACAGCGCAGCAGAGACGCCCTGAATAACCCTTGGAGAGAGATTGAGAGCTTCTCCTGTACTGCCGATGATCGGGCCACCGGCAATCGTGGCGATGTTTAATGGCTCAGACAGACTGCGCCCGAATTCCAATACGCCTTCGCCGACGCCCAGTGCAATCGGATGCTCCTGCGCGACCTTCTCAGGTGTGCTGCCAGTGAGCGTAGCGGCTATTTTCAGCTTGGTCTTTTCGCTTGGCTCTGGGATCAGCGGAGTGGTCGCCCATTTGGCAACCTTGTGCAACTGCTTCGTGCCGGGACTCTCGCCCGCTTCGGTATCTTCAAAGTATCCTGCTGGCGGGGTCGGGGTTGCGGTCGCGGTCGGCGCTGCTGAGGCGTCCTGAAAATAGCCCTTGGGCGGCGTGACTGGCTTCTGCTTGACAGCTTCCGCCTTTAGATCGTTAAGCGATGACGGCGGAGGACTGGCCGGGGAGTCAAAACTGAATCCCGGTGGCAATGTGTCCTGTTGAGCTTGTTGAGCCATGAGCTACTGGACCTGCTCTCCCGTTTCCCGGTCGTACCATATCGTCCCATCGTCGCTGCCGATCTTATGGCCGTCCTTGTTCTGGAAATTAAATTTGTATGTCTTCAGTGGGGTGGCCGCACCTGTCGGCCTTCTTGTTCCGGGCGTTAAGGCATAGACTGCGGCACCTTGGCCAAAGCGACGCGTTACCGGATGAGCTAAGGCTCTGGCCGTCTTCGATGGAAACGTGCGACCGAAGGCGCTCGCTGCCCGCTTATCCGCATCGCTGAGCACATCCGGGGCACTTATGATGCTTTTCACTTTGTGCATCGCTCCACCCGGCCTTCCACTGCCGGTCACATACATTGAGAAATTGCCCCGCTTTAGCGGACTTTCGCCCTTGGCTATCGCTGTCTTCGAGAGCAGCCTGTTCCGGTGATCCAGTACCTGTCTTTCGAGGTCCATGGCGATCCCGCGCTTCTTTTGCAGCGCCGCCGTGGTGCCCTTCGGATGTCCGGATGCGAGGTCCATCTCTGGATAAGTAATGTCGCGGATGGCGTCGGCCACCTCTTTCTTCGCCGCCAACTCCGGGTTGTTATTCATTGCGACTCTTTTTACTCCCGGATTCATCTCGTAGAACGACCTGATCTCGTCGTTGATGCGAATACGCCAGTCGGCCAACTGCGCGTAGGTTCGTGGCTTCGCAGCCAGCAGCTTGACCTGTTCCACCTCTCTGATGGCTGGCGCATTGATATCCGGGTTCACCTTCAGATCATTGAGAAGGGAGTTCACGCGGTTGGCTATGTTCGCCGTGTTGGCCTGCGCCATGCCAAGTGGAACTTGCGTGCCTCCCTGATTGATGGTTTGCAGATAAGCGTCGTCAACCTGCGCACCAACGTTCTTTCGTAGCTGACCGATGAGATTGGCCAAGTCCGCCGTACCCGTCTTTGGTCTAACTGGAAACTTCTTTTCCAGTGTGATCAGGTCAGGAAGGATGACCGATAGATCGCTCGGCCCCAGCGCGTTTGCGCCGTGCTCAAGCCCGCCAGCAAAGGCCAGCTTAGCCGCCTGCCTCTCTGCCTTGCCCGCAGCCGTGCCACCGGTCAGAGCCTTACCCACACCCCTTCCGACTAATTCGCTTAGCGAGTTATATGCAGTTTCAAGTCCGATATCCTTCCAGCGCTGTCCCGCATTTGCATATTCACCCTCGTCCCATCCCAGCAGGTGCTCGATCCCCTGCCGCGCCGCTTCGCCGGTTCCACCGCCGAGAGCAGACCCGACCACCTGCCCGGTAGCTTCGCCGGAAACAGTGCCGACTCCCGGTAGTGCCATGGTTCCTGCACCAGCGCCCATCGCACCGCCACCCCATGCACCGCCGATGCCACCGATTGAAGGCAGCGCCGTCAGCACTTTGGCCATCGCATCGTATCCTAGCTGCTTGAGTCCCGCCTTTGACCACAATGGTGGGGCGGCACGCATCTCCAGCGTTCCGGTCGGGTGCTGGGCATTGTCGATATCGAGGATCGTTCCCACCTGATCGGCACTCAAACCCTTCGCGTAGTCCTCCTTCTGCTTACGCGACATGCCCAGCCACTTCTTCTTGAAGTCTTCAGTGGCCTGCTGTTGCTGGTGAGCAGTATCCAGAGCTTGCTGAGGAGTCGCCGGAGAGGTATCGCCGCCATCCTGCGACATGCCGCTGGGCAGAGTATCGTTTTGTGACTGACGATCAGCGGTTTGCTGCGGGGGCATTCGGCACCTCTACGTAGTTGTTGGGGTCGTTTTTCGCGCCACCCTTGTACCTCATCGGGGTCTTGCTTCCATCCGGATTCGTGCGGTACACGATACCACCGGGTTTTAAATTCGGTGCAGGCTGTCCAGCCTTCGGCGGCGGTTGCGGTGCGGCGCTGGGCGCTGCCTTAGGCGCTGGCGGCGCACCACCACCCTTACCGGCTGGCAACGCGGGCATCCCGCCAACTAGCCTGTCAAGCGCATCGACCCTGCTGCCGACGCTGTCCTCTTCCGTGTCGGCAATGAAGCCTTGTTTCTGCGCCACAGTGATCTCCGACAATAAGCGGTCAAGCTGCTGTCTCGCGGTTGCCGCGTCGTGCGTAAGCATGGGGTTTGGCAGTTCAGCCTGCAAGCGTGAGATTCCTGCTTCCGTCGTCCTCCCGCCTCTGGACAGGCCACTCAGGCCGCTGACAACACCCCTTAATTGCAGGAACTGTTGCACGAAATCGGATTCCTCGGGGGTGAGACTAAAAGTCATAGCGATCTGGTGGCTTAGAAATCCACCCGTACCCTTAGGATCAGCCGCTTCGATGGCGTTACTGATTTTTTGCCGCGACCAGTAGTTACCCAGAACATCAAGAGACTTGGAGTTGCGTGTCTTTTTTAAAAACGACCCAGCTTCACGAATCAGCAGCTTCTCTTTCGGCGTGAAAAGACCTTGTGACCAACCGTACTTTTCGGCATTCTGCTGAACTATCGCCTTATCTTTAGCGGCCAGCCCCATCTTGTCGATGTCTGCGCCGTCGAGCAGTCGATCCACGAACCCTTTGATGTTTTCGGGCATTCCTGCCGAATCCGGCACGTGCAGGTTCTCGTCCAGCGGGAGCGGGTTGCCGTACGTTCCGACCGCAGCGTGCGGGTTGGTGACAACCGGTTGCGTCGGGACTTGCTGTTTTAAATTTTGCGGCGTTGGCGCTGTCTGAATGTTAGGACGAGTTGGCGCAGTCTGAGCGCTAGGACGCGGTGGCGCAATCGGAGTCGGTATACCCCGAGGCGCTCGATAATTTGCTGCCCAGTCCGCATCGCCACCCACTGCCGGTGCTGTCGCGGTGGTCGCTGGTGCTGCACCCGGAGGTGCGCCAGTGGGCGCTTCGATGCCCGCATAACCCTCTGGCCTCACGCCGATCCCAGACAGGTCCATGCTCTGCTGATTCGCCGGTCCTGTGACGCGGCCCGATGAGGTAATCGCTCCGAACGGGTCTTTTGAGTACCCGGTTGTCTGGATTGTCTGCTGATAGCGAGTGGCTGCGATAGGCGTCCAAGACCATTGCGTCTGATCTCCCGGACCATAGGGATCGCCCCAAATCTCAGCATACCCGGTGGGCGATTGTTTGCTTGGCACAACGCCAATCTTGACCTTTCTGACCTGCTTCGGAATCATGCGCTGGCCGTTAAAATCGACCTCCTGCGGCTGCATCGAAGGGTCTTGTGGAACGCGCCAGTAGTGATCTACTCCAGTAGCCGGGTCTTTGGTGGTTACGATCTGCGAGAAGTACTTTGGCGTCTTGTTGACGCCAAGCGCAGTTTGGAATGTGTTCTTTTCATCTTCCTTTGTCCAGTCGTCGCCGAACAGTTGCTTGCCCAGTCGATTTGAATTTTCAATTTGCAGCCTCCTACTGTCGAAGTCTGACTGAGATTGAAACGTTGCTTTCTGCTGCTCCGTCAACGGTGCGGCCAGCAAAAACTGCGACACCTCATTCTGCGCACGAAGCTGGGCGGGGGTCGGCGGTGGCGCGGCTGCGGTTGCGGTTGCTGCTGGTGCCCCTGCTGAAGTTGCCGCTGGCGGAGCCGCTGGGGCGGCGGCTGGTTGCGTCTTTTTTCGGCCAACCAGCCCTTTGATGAATTCCCAGTCTCGCTGGAGTGCGCCGGGATTTTTGACGGGGTCGTGAAGCTCGTCCAGTTGCGTCTGGATGCCCAGCATCGCGGCGTCAGCGTTCTTGCGGCGAGGGTCATTCGCGATCTCTGGCTTGGTTGCGTCCAGCAGATTGAGGTCGGCCAGATTTTGCCGGATCGCCTGCCGCTGTTCGAACAGGTCTTTTACTTTGTCCTGACGAGCCTCGTCCTCCAGCTTCAGCTTGCGCTGGCGCTTCTCCTCGTTCTTCTGATGCGCGGCTTCCCAGCCGAGTTGAAATGCCGAACTGGCCATTGTGCGCTCCGCATATTAGGGCTTGGTGACAGTCCGTTTGCTGGACCTCTTCGTACGGGAACGCTTGGCAGGGATGACCCGTTCCCCGCGATGCACGAATGCTAAGCCGGTCCTTTTCACGCGCCCGCCTTTTTTGAAAGAAGGAATCGTGGCGTTTGAAAGGTCTGGTGCAGTCGGAGACTTGGTTTGCTGTTTGGTTTGCCGACGTTTCTGGATGGCTCCGCTGATCAGGCCCGGAATCCCACCGCTGGCCTTTCCTCTCGCTCCGCTGGTGCCCTTGGCTCCAGTGCCGGACTGGCTATCGTCGCCCGTCTTATTCTTCCTCAGGTTGAAGCCTGCCATAAACGCGTTGGTTGCCATTGTGCGTCCCTTCCTGCTTGCTTAAGCGCCCAGCGCTGCCGACTCGCCAAAGCCAGCCGCGCCTGCCATGCCCTGCCCGAAGATGGAGTTCGCCCAGTTCTGCATCTGGTCCTGACTGAAACCGACCTGCATGTTCAGCGCCTGTATGCCGGTGCTGAGCAGGTTCGATCCGGTGCTCGCCGCTCCCGTCGCAGCCTCTCCAGTGAGCTTCGAAATCATGTCGCTGATGTTGGCGCGGCTCTTGTCGTCGAGGGTCTGGGCTGAAGCGTTGGTGCCGCCTGAGCGGTTGCCGAACTGTGCCATGGTCTGCTTGGCCTGCTGCGTCTGATCCTGCTGCGCCTTGATCTGCGGAGCCAGCAGCTTGGCTGTCTGCGCCGGATTACCGCCCAGCAGCGTCTGGAAAAAGTTCCCGGCGCTGCTGAGCAACCCCTCGCCTTGACTGGTGCCGAACCCGGCAACCTGACCCGCTTGGTTGATCCCGGAATTCAGCGTCGGATTCGAACCACCGAACATGGAAGACCAGAAGCTCATTTATTCCTCCATAAACGACAAATGGCTCAACCAGTTAGGTTGAGCCGCCGACTGTCCGCACGGGGATCGCGTGTCTCTTTGCGCCGATAATACGCCGCTTCCAGCCGGTTAAGCAACGGAGAATTCATTCCTTTAGCTCGTGGGCATGTGCTGTTTGTAGAATGCGAACGCCTGCGCGTGGTTGTCGAGTTTCCCGTAGATAAGTTGCAGGTGCAGTTGCACTAATGGCGAAATCGTCGTCTCGACGCGGGGAAAGAGCGACTTCGTCGTCGCTTGCTGCTGAAGCGTGGCGGCTGTCTCCGGCGTCGCGGTTACTTTCGGAAGCTTGCCGAAGGCAACCGTGTGATTATTGAGCGCCCCGTAAATTAATTGAAGATGGTTCTGTACGTCATGGGGAATCGACGGAGAGATTCTCGGGAAAAAGGTCTTATTGGTAGCCGTCGTGCTGTTGCTGGTCGCCTTGGGCAGCGCCTGAAAGGCTGACGTATGGTTATTCAGCGTCTGGTAGATCAATTGAAGATGGCGCTGTACGTCGCGAGGGATCGTCGGCTCGATCCTTGGTGCGAATGTCGGTAATGCTGTGCTTCCTGTACTCATAAAATTTAAATTGGGGCAGCAGGCGATGAGTCACCGCCGAAGGGATTCACCTTCTGGTACTCTCCCATGCTTCCCCACGATTTCACCCACACTTCCGTCAGGTCTTTCCAGAGCGAAAATGCGGCGGTGGATGTGGCGGTAAAGGAAACGACTTTCCACTTATTCCTTGGGCACTTCAGGAGAATCTTCGACGGTACATTGCCCGCGCTGGGAGGGTAAGTGAGCGTAAACGGTCCCTGATCGGTGTTAATCGTCAGCGTAATCGGCGTAGCTGAAATGTAAGCCAGATTGATCTGGTAAATATGGTTCCAGCCCAGCAGTCCCAAGCTCGACATCTGCGTCGTCCACGAAGAGCTAGCCTCCGGATAGGGCTGCGTAATCCACGAAGATGTCCAGCCTCCGGACGGGCCGAATCTCCATGGAACCCCATCGGTTGAAACGATGCGGATCATGTGCGCGGTAAATGGAGGATTGAAGGTGAACGACACCACCGCCTGCCCATTCTGGGTGAAGGGCATGGGCACAGGCGTGTGCAGGATGCCATCGTCGGACTCTACCTGAAAGGTTTTCGGTTGGCCAAACGTATCGCATTCAAGCAGCAAGCCCTGCACATATTTATTTCCCGCAGTTCCGCCATCGTCCCAGTCCGATGGCCGATCCTGAACTGTTTCCGGTAACCACGTCCAACCCGGTTGCCATAAGTCAAGAATGTCACTGCTGCCAAGTGGCCATGAAAGCACAGCGCCGATATCATCCACATCTTCGCCGAAGCCGGATGTGAAATCGACGATGAAGTACTTCACGCTCCCGGTCCCGGCGAGGACTGCCGGAGAGAATCCTGAGAGTTGCTGGGTGTACTGCGTCTGCCAGAACTGCAAAGTGACGGGAGCGCTGGCCTGAATTTCACCCTTGAAGAATATGTCTCCCATGCGCTTCAGTGCTCGCGCATCGCCGCCATTCTCAGAGCGCGTCAGGATGATCGACGTACCTGTTTCCGTGCTGGGCAGACCTTCACCAATCACGCGCACGGTGCCATCGGAACAACCAGCCAGAAGTCGGGCGGCTGATCCGGCTACCGTGGACAAGTGGCAATTAACGGTTGGATTGTAAACATCGACGCCCCAGCCTTTCGCCTGAAGATCGAAGACCAGCGTTCGCGGCGTGCCCGTCGTATCTTGGTAGTCATAAAACAAGTAGCTCGGCGTAAGCGTGATGGTCTGCGCCGCAGGCTTGGTATCATCGGGCGGATACACCGTATTCCCGGCGATCACGACCGGCTGCGGGACCGCACCGGCATGGGGAAACAGGTTATAGATGGGGTCGGTGATCGATTCTTCCGGGCCTCCGCCCATCGACACCGCAATACAATCCTTAGCCCGGTAAGCAATCATTGAACCAAGAGAAGCAATCGCATAGCGCATGTACAGCCCACGCGTGGCCTGCGCCTGTGTCAGTGTCCACTGCGGACCTGTAATTCCGGTCACGGTCGCGATAGCGTCGGCGAAGTTCGGATAGATCAGCCAGAAGCGCTCGGTCGAAAACACAGTGCTCAACTCTGATGTGATCGTTCCGTTCATCAGCATTTCAGAAGGAGATGTGACGATCATGCGATTGGTGTCGGGAGCGGAGTCGAAATTATTTCCCTTCGACCACACGAGATCACCGGGATTCAGTGGGTCCACACCGAAATAAAATGATCCCTGATTCTCCGGCGTCGGCCCCCAGATGACAGGACTAGGTTGCGCCGCCAGCGTGGCTGCGCTGATCTCAAAGGTCAGGTTGGTTCCTGCCGCAGGAAAATTAAATGTGGGGATGCCGGTGGTTGGATCGATGATGCTTTGATACACCTGCAACTGCGTCGGCGAGATGGGTCGGGCGTAGAGCGTCCAAGCAATCTGCTGCGTGGAGCCGGGATAACCGCCCAGAAGAAGGATGTCACCGGGAAGCCAGCGCACGTTGAACTGATCCCCTGATACCCACGTAACGTTCGGCGCTCCCGGATTGATCGGGCTGATGCTAGCGGCCAGAGTTCCCGTCGTGCCAGTAGTCGTCGGGACTAGGAATGTCGGCGATGAGGTGTAGTTGGACCCACCAGTCAGGACTATGGCTGTAGTGATGATTCCGCCTGCAATCACAATCTGTACCGTCGCGCCCGTCCCTCCGCCACCGGTTGACGGGATGACGTAGGTTCCATTCGCCTGCCCGCTGCCCGGAGAGGCGATCTGGACGCCACTCACAAACTGACTCACCGCCGCCACGTTACAGATTCCCGAACGCGGCAGGTCGATAGATGGGAACGGCTCGTAGTTATCGAACTCCAAGGTAGGATTGTCGGCGACCGCCAGATCGCTCAGAGTGTCGCTCAGTCCAGCCGCAGCCCCGCTATTTAAAATCGTTCCTACATAGGTGAAGTTATCCAAGCCCGGATCACTGCGATAGAAATCGATCTTATCCACCTGCGGGTCAGGAGAAGCAGTTGCGGTGACCGTGGAATTCTGGTTGGCGTAATACACCGTGAGCGTGAAGCTGTTGATGAACGATCTGTTCGTGCTGTCGGCAACGACCGCCTCGATCTGCACGCCGAAGCCAAAGGTGGGATCGTTGACCACTCCCGGACTCAGAGTCGCGCCCCAGCTATCAATGTTGCTTCCCTGCGTCGTGGTGGCCGTTGTGTCGTCCGGCCCGGTGTTGGATATGCCCGGAGATTTCGGTGCCCCAAACTGATTGCCCTGATAGTAGAGGGACACATTGAACAGCAGGCCCGCTCCGGCGTTCTGTCCATACCAGTTCATCGAAACAGTCACGCCTTGGATGGGCACATTCTCCGGAACGTCTAGGCCGAAGCCGGTCACGATGATGAAATCCGTTAACACTCCGCCGCCCACGTTCCCGCTGGTCCGAAGCTGATCGGCATCGTCTGGATTGGGTTCGTACTGAGAGGCGTTGTACGTGACCCCGGTGGCCGTCGCATTGATCGGACCACCGATATCCGTACCTTGCTCCGCCACCAGCGCTCCGGATTCCGGGGACGGATTGGAAATCGCTCCTGTGGTTGAGGAGCGATAGACATACCGATAGATCGTCCAGTTTGGACCCGCGCCTTGGGTCAGTGTGACGTTCGGCGCAACCTGCGGCTCCGCGATCCCCGTCTTGTACACAGTCTTGTCGGAACGCACCTTCACCATTCCGGCGATGGGGTTTCCGTAAATCGTGGCTGGGTAATTCGGGATGGTGACTGCCATGGACCCATCGGCCACATAGCACCATGGCTGCGGCGTGGTGTTCGGGCCGAAGATGATGAAACTCAGCGGCAGGCCGGTCAGCCCGGACACTAACTGCGTCGCGTTGACATACAAAAACCCCGACGCGCCAAGGATGAGCACATACGTAGTCGGCCCAAGCGCTGGCGGCGTCACCATGTACGGGTCGTTCATCAGGGTCATCGAGGTGGGCGGCAAGATGACGGCGGGGAGGAAGTTGCCCGAGAGAGTAGGCCGCGAGATGGCGCGTCCGGCAAGGTTGCGGCGCACGTTCTGGAGATAAGGGAACGTCTGCTGCATTAAATCGGTAGGCAGCATGGTATTCATGCCGCCGATCAGATCGAAGCGGACGCCGTCCTTGTCTCGCTGGTAATTTTGTGGAGGCATTGATCCTCGCTACCTCGACGGAGCCTGCGATGCCGTTGCGTACCGCTCCTGATCGACCTCTTGCATCAGACCGCGCTGGATCAGGATGTCGGCGAAGGCTCCCGTGCTCTTCAGCCGTGAGTTCTCCGCAGCACACGCCTGTACCGCCCGCGCTTCCAGTTCCAGTGCTGCTTGAAATTCTTCGCCGCCCATCTTGAAGCAGGCGAAGCACTGCGCCAGATCAAGAATGGTGTTCCAGTTGCTGCGCGACACCTGAATAAAATCGGTATCCGCGACCGGTACAGGCGCATTTCCTAACACGGTTAAACCGATACTGGTGCCCTGCGGCGAGGCAAAGAAATCGATGCCGCCCGTCACAATGAAAGGGCCGAAGGTCGTCGGGCTGGAATCCCACTCCGGCGAGTAACGATCAGCCGCCACGATGGATTGCGTGGTCACAGGCACGCCGGTAACATTCGCCAGCATGATCCATGGCGACTTGAGCATTAACTTCATCCCGTCCAAGTAGCGTTTCAGGCAGTAGTCGGCGCGTTGCCTGTCTACCGCTTCCGACTCCCGGCCCAGCAGGTCGGACATCGCTCCCCAGATCAGCATCCACATAAAGTCGTCGGGAATATTCAGCAGCGTACGTGCTGGTGGAACGAATGCCTGACCCGACAGAAGGGTGACGGCCTCGTACGTTCCCGGCAGACTCGGCGGGATATCGACATCCCAAGACAGCGGCGGCTCCGACGAAAGCATGAACGTGTTAGGTGTGTTCGGCTGCGCCTGCATGAAGCCGTACTCGTAGAACTCCTGCGCAATCGTGTCGTCGCGGAAAAGTGTGGTGGGTGATCCCAGCGACGGGATCGGCAGATAGCGCGTTCTGGCGACTTCAATGACGTTGTCAGGCAGCACGGTGCGCCGCGTATTCGGCGTCAGCGCGATGTTCGCCATGAGTTGCTGGTTGCAGTTCGATACCTGCAACACTTCATCCCTGCGTCCTTGCAGCGCCTGTGCGAAATCAGCGATGGCAAATTGCGGAGTGCCGGTCCAAAAACCGCCCGAGGGCGGCTCCAAGAGCATGTACTCCATCTGCGTGTAGCAGTCGATATCGGTCAGCGTGCGTACACGCGGCGAACCCGGCAACGCACCCAGCGAATTCCATAGCGTGGTGGGATTGAAGACGTAATCCACTTTCCATGTGTAGGTCAGCGCATTGAACATGCGTAGCGCCTGCTGGATATAAATTCCCAGTTCCGCGTCAACCGTCCAGACCTTGTTCTCGTCGTAAAGCCGCTGTGCTAGCTCGTTCCGGCCCGTGACGAAATTAATCCATTGATAGTTAGGCATCGCTACGCACCAGCGGAAAGGCTAGGCCGAACTCTTTTTGAGCAGACCGCCTCTGCTCTTCTTCCTTCCACCTTTGCCCTTCGCGGAACCGGCACCGGCCATGTGGTGATTCGCGATCCGCAGCGCTGCCGGACGGCTGGTTGCGATAAATCGCTTACTGAAGTAGCTGGGAGTCTTCCCACCTGTTTCGCCGGAAACGTTGACGATGAATCCGTTCTCCGCCGAGGAGATGTCCGTGCTCATCCGGTCGCTGCCGCCACCAATCGAGGCGGGCTGACTCTGCATCGCGCCCTTCTTCTTCCTTGCCATGGTCTGCCGCCTTTCAATCCCGTTTGTAAGGAGGTTTCTTGGTGTGCTTCAGCTTCGGTCTGGCCGCGATAGTCGGATCGACGCTGGTCACAATCCTGAGGCGCTTGGTGCCGGGGCTAGGCGAATGCTGCGGATCGCGGCTTCCTCCCCGTCTCTCGGGATCGGTGTCCCATGACACGGATTCCTGATTATTCACATTCACTTCGTTGCTAGCCACGCTCACCTCCGTGCGCTGACGCGCTTGCGCTGCCCATGTTTTCTGTTGCCCTTCTGTAGCCCGCTCACCGCGATGCCCGGATAACGCGTATGCACTTTCCTGCGCACGATAGCTTTCTGCTGCGGCGTACCGTGTGCGGAAATACGAGACAACGCACTGCTGGCGCGATTGGCGGTATCAAGCGGATAGCGCCGCCCCGGCAGAGCGAAGACTTTGCTCGGAAGCCGGTTACGCTGCTTGGTGGTAAGTGCCGCCATTCTTCACCTCCGTTCCAAAATAAAAATGGCCCAAGACCATTGCTGGTCATGAGCCATTGCTTATCCCCGCGCCTGCGGAGGGGCATGCGTCCCAAAAAATTTAAATTACCGAATCATTCTAGCTTCTTTTGTCACACAAAATCCCGTTAATACGCCACGCACGGCCCCCAGATTATGCCGTCTGCTAAAGCCGTGGTTCCTGCCAGTGTTGCCGTGGTGGTTGTGGTAGCTGTCTGCTGCCAGCTTGACGTATTCGCTGGCGTCGTCAAGTCGCTGGGCCTACCGCACGACCATCCGTTGGGCGCTGTGAGGCCCGGAGTAACCGTGACCGTGCATGTTCCGGCAGTACCGGAAGCGAAAGTGCCTGCTATCTGACTGCCGACTGAACTATTGAGGTTGCAACCCGTGATATTTGGGTGTCCTCCGCTTACAAGCTGGCCAAATTCGAGACTACCATTCACGCTCATTGTGTATTTCAACGGCGTGTTCCCACTGTTGATCCCAACATGCCCAGCCGAATCGATGACGATGTCGCCGGGGCTGTTAAACAGGTGGATATCGCCATAATTTCCGGGGTCTCCGGGGCCAACATAGTGCATGCCAAAGATCAGGCAGTCACCGGGTGTAGTGATATCCACGCCAGTACAGGTAAAAGGAAATGCGCCCGCTGAGGGTGAAGCATCCGGGGCCAGTTGTGTTTCTAAGACCGCTGGAGCACCGATCACCGCATCCGTCTCTACCGCGATAACCGGAGTACTGATCGTCGAGTCGTTGGCATAGAATTGCGCAACGGTTGTATTCGCCGGGATCGGATTCCCTGCGTTCGTGCCCACCTGAAGAGGTGCAGTCGGCAGCGCTGCAATTGAGGGAGTGCCAGTCATAATCCCCAGCCATCCCGCAGGCGAAATGAGCAGAGGGCTATCGTCATAGATGCCCAACTGAATCCAGCTATTTGGTGAGTTGTCGCCTTCGTAATTGAAGAGCAGCGCAAGCGAGTCTCCTCGCGCAAGAGTCTGCCCTATCCCTAACCCCTGTACGCTGGTCGGGCCTGCTAAAGGTTGCAGGAGTCCGAGTTCGAAGTTGGTGCCGACCCCTCTGCCGGTATCCCCGACCTGCATAATTGGAACCGCAGCGCTGTGATGATTTGCATTGTAGGCATACGGTGCCCCGTTGAGAGAATTCGGAGCAATCGCGAATTGCAGCGGAATGAAACTAAAGCCGGTACTTTCCCCAAAGATGGCGAAGTCGTAAGGCCGCACAGGAAAGCGCGATCCGCCGCCAGCGCTGCCTTCAAAGTCCGTCGCAGCCATATAGATATTCCGTTGATTGTCGTCAAGGTAATATTGCGGCTGCGATGGCGATATTGGAGGCAGATTGAAACTTAGAACGATATTCCCAGCGGGGGAAAACCCGGTAATAGGATAGACGCCGATGTTCGGGCGCATGATCCACATCAGGTTATTATTCGCAGTCGTGGTTGGCTGGTTATAGAGCACGATACCGCCAGCGCCGCCTGTCGGAGTCGTGCCAGCCGCACCACCCACACCTACTCCGGCGACAAATTGATCGACGGTCGAATTGCCGGGACAGCATTGATTTGTGTTCGCAGTCCAGAACAAGCCACCGCCGCCCCATGAGCTAAGGCCGATCAGCCTTCCGGCTTCAGAATTGGTGATCATCCATGCATAGTGATTGCCATCCTGCCCCCAGACCGTATCGCGCTCCCACGAGAAGCTCATCACGCCCCAAGCCGGGAAGCCGCCGATGGTCGCCGTTGACGCGGAGTTAAAGCCGTTCCCTGTATCCCAGAAAGCAATGGCAGGGGCAAAGCGCACACCAATATCGAAGATGTTCACCGCAGCAGCCTGCGTGTTGATATCGAAGGCGTCAATGCCCATGCCCGCTTCCACAAAAACCGAACCCGTCAGAAACGGAGCCGTCACCGGATAGAACTGGCTAAAGGTCGATCCAGAGCCAAATTGCGCATACGCTCCGTCACCCTGAAAGCGTAGCGGCTGTGTGACCGCTGCTGTCTGCGTAGTCAGATACTGGCCAGCGGGTACATAGCAGGATACGGACTGTGCAGCCGCTTGGCAGGCATTGATCCAATTCTGAATGGGCGTCGCATTATCGGTTCCGATGCTCACGTGCAAACTTGTGCCGTTCGTGATGGCCGGAGTCGCCAAGTTCATCTGGGTTGCGCTGACATAGGTTGCCGTAGTCAGCATGGGATAGGTTGCCATCGTTGACGTAATGGTGATCGCGCCCGAACAGGACGCAGCGGGATTCGGACCACCTGTGCCCAGCGTGGCGGAAGTGGGTGCGCTGGTAAACCCGGTTCCATAGCTTGGGCTGGTGTAGATGGTGGCATTGGCAGCGAAGGTGTTTGTGCCATTGAGATAGATCACGCCCGATACGCCCGTGCCGCCGCCGTTGAAGCCGGTGACTGTACAGGTCTGTCCGGTGGTTCCCGTTGGCGTTCCGCCAGATACATAGGTCGCATAGAGCACGCCCTGCGCTCCATCGGGGACTAGGAAAATACGCTTGTTATCTAAGGGCGTAAAGTGGCCTGTGGCCGAAAGAAGCGCAGTTCCCGAAGCCGTAGCATCATAGATATCGCGCTCATCAGGCACCGCTCCGAATGCCATCAGGTTCATGGGGTTGGTTGGACCACCGCCGCCCCCGCCCCCGCCACTGCCCGAAGGGGACCGGTTCACCAGCGTGAGTGGTGGATTGTAAGTGTTCGGCGGAATGCCACCTGAAAGTGTAATGTCGTAGCCCTGACCCGCAGCACTTGACCCTACGTAAAACTTCCACGAAGCATCTTGATTGGCGGTAAACGGGTTTGTGAGTGGAGTCCCGTTTGCATCTGCGTAGATGGTGGCCAGAGACGTGGTCCCGGTTAAAACAACCGTCACCGTACATTTCGGAATTAAATTCTGATTGAAGTTGCTGGAGGGTAGACCGCTGGTAATGGCTGGCTTTGCCCCGTTGTCGCAATAACCGAAGATCGGGACGTTGTTGATCTGCGTCTGTGCCAATGCCAGAGGAAACGACAACAGGGATAGAAGCGCTGCTAGCAGCCATCTCATGACAGCCTCTTTCGTCCATGTTTGCGTTTCGCCGAGTGCTTCACCGTGTGGCACTTGCCCTGAATACACACGCGCTTTGCGTGCGTGGGTATGCCGTGGATATGCACGAATGCCCGGTACTTCCGATACTTTTCCGGACTGCTGAAGCTCTCGACAGGCATCTACTTCTTCGCGATTACGGCCTTCCTGCGACGGCTGGCCTTGCCTTTGCCGATGCCCTTGCGGTGTCCGACGTGCCCTTCCCTGCCGCCTCCACTCACGAAGGAATTCGCCACATCCCTTCTGGAGGTCGCCTTCTCTGGCGCGTTCGGGTGAGTGGGCAGATTTCCGAAATCAGCAGCCTGCCCCGCCTTTGACCCTTCAGTTGAATGTCTTTTCCGCTTCATGAGTGAGTTCTCCTTTGCCGCAAAACGAAAAGCGGCGGCTTCCGGGTTGATGTTTCACCGGGAAGCCGCCGCCTATTGCTCGTCGATATCTCGCAGAGCGCGTGTCTTACCGGCATTTATACACCGCTTCCAACTGCGGTGTCATCAAGATTTAGTGCTGTCCGCTGGCTTCGCAGCGGCGGCAGATTTTAAATCCGCCTTGGCCTGATCCAAGTCTTTTTGCGTCTGATCCAGTTGTTCCTTGCTTTGCTTGGAAATGGCGATTACCTTCTGGCCAAGCGGGGAGTGAATGAGGACGCCACCGAAGGTCAGCGCCCAGCCCATGAAGACATATTTCCACAGCTTGCCGGAGCCGAAGTCCTGCGGGAAGTGGTACTTTGTCGGGTCCATCGCGGCAGAAAATCCCGCCGCAGCGCCGCCGCCCAGCATGGCTACGGTGGTGGTCACAATCCAGTGCTTAGCCTTCTCCATTGCGGGAGTCATAGATGGGATTCCTCCTTTGCATGGTCTTCCTCTGGCGGAGGGGGAGGCGGTTGCGGTAGATCGGGACGCTTCTCGCGAAAGGCCCAGCCGCCGAACAAACCGGCCAAAGTAGACAGCGTGGTAATAATCGGCATCAGGCCGTAACTGGTCTTCTCCTCTATCCTGCCGAACCCAAAAGTTCCAGCGAGGACTACGAGACTCACCAGTAAAATAAGGCCGTAAATCATCTTGAGCTTGTCGATTGGGTCCGGTTGCTGCATAAGTTCTCCCTCACGTTGCGCACCCGCGTACCAGCGCAATGTCGTTGGCGGCACGATTGGGAACATCGACCAGCGCCCACTTGGAATCAGCCATCTCCGCCGCTGCCGTCAGATAGTCCTTCGCCTTCAGCGCCGCGATGAACTTCACAAACCCAGAGAAGCGTGGCCCGCCCAAATTAAAAATCATGTCCACGACGGCGAGTTGCACATCTTCCGGATGATTCCAGAAATCCGGCACCAGCTTCGCCGCTTCCGTGACAGCAGTATCGAGATCGCTGCCGAACAGTTGGTCGATCTGCGGATCGGTCAGCGCACAGCGCCGGTCGAACAGTGCGTCGTAATCCACCAAGAGCGCTTCGATGCGGGCACGGGCGCTCAGTTGCTCTAAATTAAATCCGATGCCAATCGTCATAATTCCCTTGGTATCGGCGTAGGCCCGGTTCCGCCGCCCTTCGTGTTGTTCGATCAGCTTTCGCGCCCGCTCTTTATCCATAAAGTCATCGACTCAACTGATGGTCATAAATCTAAAGTTGCCAACTCCGCCAGCACCGCCAGCACCGGAGCCGGTGCCACCGCTCGCTCCGCCAGCACCGCCTTGGAGGTTGATCGTCCCCGCCTGATTCAGGAAGGTCGCAGCCGCGAGAACGACAAGTCCGCCGCCACCTCCGCCGCCACCGCCGATACTAGCGCCGGAAGCTGCCGTCCCAGCAGCGCCGGGAGCGTTGATGACGGCTGTCGATTGAAAATCGATGATCGGGGCAATCAGGAACACCGCGCCCCCGCCACCGCCGCCAGCCCCACCGCTCGAACCTCCCTGCCCTCCTCCGGTTCCGCCGTATGCGCCAATTTGCGTATTCGGGACGCTGGCCGGAGAACCGGGGAAACCCATCGTCGTGAGCACAAAGCGCAACGTATTGGGAGGCATCGTATTGCCGACCGCACCCACAAGCCCGATGCCGCCCCCACCTCCGCCTGTGCCAGCATTTGACCCCGCGTAGCCCATGAATGTGCCCGCCGTACCCGCCGCAGCGCCGCCACCACCACCACCGCCCGTGCCTCCGCCCAAGCCCATCGGGAAAGGCCGTAATGCGGGCATCGTAATGGTCCCCGCGATGGTAATTTTTTGTGTGGCACGAATGACCATCGGATACTGTCCACCCGATCCGGCAGTGAGCGTGACTCCAGCATTGAGAGTGAAGGTCGTATACCAGTTTTCAAAGAGGCCGATAGCGGGAACAAGGTCAGTCCACGAGCCGTCGGAGCCGTCGCCAAAATACCGGAAGAACGGAGGAGCATTTCCGCTGAGACTTCCCGTACCCGATATCTGAACGGCTCCTGCCCCTTCATCGGTGATGGTTATGTTGGGACCATTCACCAGATTGAGTAGCGCCTGATCTGCGGTCGGCGTGCCATTGACTTGTAACACAGGACCACCTCCTCCACCTCCGCCGCCACCATTACTACTGCCGCTCCCTGCGCCTGCAAAGCTGGTGAGATAGGCAGTTGTATAAACGGCTGCATTGGCCAGCGATTTCACAAATATCCGAACGTATTTGGCAAAGACCGGCCCCAGCACAACCCGGCCCGCGTTGCCACCGTTCAGAGGGCCAGTCCATGTCTCAGCGGTGCAGTATTGCAAGTCCTGATCGATGTCTGAAGTTTGAATATCGACTTCAAAGGCACCGGGGCTGGATGAATTTCCCTGCGCGTCGGTGAAATAAATTTGGACAGCGACTGAAGTGGGGGCTGCAAGGCGAACGCGCTCCAGTTGCACAGCAATACTCGCCGCGCCAACAATGCCCGTCATTTGCTGGAACAGGGCTATTTGATGGTTCTGGCGCAAAAGCGTCGATTGTCCTGTTCCGGCATAGCCACCACTCATAAGTCCTCCCTTACCTACCCGACTACGTGATACTTCCAGACGTATTGCGTGCCCGCTGTCAGCGCGGTTGCTCCAGCGTTGATGACAATCGTGGTCGTAGTCTCTGTTGTGTAGACCTGTGTCGGGCCGGTCAGTGCGGCGCTATTGGCGTTGCCGGGTGTGAGCATGCTAAAAGGAGCGTTGGCGAAGGTGAAGGCGTTTGCGAAGGTGATGGTCAGGATCGGCGCACCACCAACGGGTGCCGTGCCAATCGTGACGCTGACACTGCCCGCCAGATTGGAGCTATTGGAGACGATGGTGACCGTTGGGGCTGTCCCAGCGGCTGCACCTGCCGCAATACTGGGCGTACCGCCGCCGCCCATGATCTGGCCCAACTGAATCGTGCCTTGGACTCCGGCTCCATTTACCGCACCTACGCCAAGGATGCCAGCAGCAACACGGGAGAGAGTTATGTCCGATGCCGATACGATGGAAGTGGTGGACGACCATCCCAAAACGTAAGCATTTTGGAATCGGGTAAGTGTGGAATTTATCGTTACGGTAGAAGTAACACCGAAGCCGCCAGTAGCCGAGACAGAGCTAGGGGTTGTGACGCCTCCGGCTGCGTTCACGCTAAGTACTGCTGCTCCTCCGTTGACGCGGAAATCCGCGAGGTTCCCGGTAAATCCAGCGGGAGCGTTGATCCCAAGGACTGTGCCGCTCACGCTGAAGGTTGTCGGCTGTGTCGTACCGCTATTCAGGTACAACACTGGGAAATTTGTCGTGCCGGTGCCACCTGTAAACGGTGGCGTGGTGCAATACATCTGTGACACGGACGCCGCAGCGGTGCCCCCAATCACCTGAAGGGAGCCGAGATCAAGTTCGCCGTTATTCCCTTGTGTCGCGCTGCTGGCGAGTTGCAGTACGCCGGGATTGGCGCGGGACAGGGTGGTATCCATCCCTGCCGACGTACCGGTGGTGGACGACCACGCCAGATACGTCGCGTTGTTCATCCCCATTCTTGAGAGAGAAGCCAGCCCGGTGAAAAATGTGCCGATATTTAAATTCGCGACGCTTGTCGTTCCGTTGTTAGCGACAGCGAAACCAGAGGCACCTCCATTGAGACGGAGGTCGATAAAGTTCCCGGCAAACCCGGCTGGAGCATTGATGCCGAGTATGGTGCCAAGAGTGCTCCACGTCGGCAAGATCGCACTGCTATTGAGATAGAGAACCGGCAAGTTAGTCGTGGCCGTGCCTGCCGTAAACGGCGGAGTGGTGCAGAGCAACTGCGATACCGATGCAGCAGCCGTGCCACCGATCAACTGAATTGCACCAAGGTTAAGCTGGCCTGTATTCCCTGCCGTCGATCCGGAGTTCAGTTGCAATATGCCTGCCGCTGCGCGACCAAGGGTCGTGTCGCGAGCGCCTGTTATCGTCGTGGCACTAAACCACGCGAGAAGCGAGTTTGAAGTCGCTGTGAAGAGATTTGGAATGACCTGAAACGATGTGCTGAGTTGGACATTTCCCCCGCCCGCCTGTCCTACGCTGAAGACGGTAACACCGTTGAGCTTGGTGTCGATTAAATTTCCTGAGAAGCCAGTCGGTGAGTTGATGCCAAGGAAAGTTCCGGCTGCAATCCACGTCGAAACAGCAGGTGTGCCGCTCGGGCTAAGAAGAAGGAGCGGCGTCGCGGTGATGGCGGTCCCTACGAACGGTGCGCCCGTCATTGTGACAGCGGGTAGACTGGCTGCGCCACTAGCTAAGAAGTTGGCTGGTAAGGCAGCGCCAGCAATCCCATTCACAGTTGGGTTGGGGTACGTGCCCGTCAGGTCGCCGCCAGCAGGGCCGGAGGGTGCTCCGCCACCGGCAGCAGAAATCTGAACAGCACCACCGCCATTGTCGGCGATGGTCACATTGGGACCGGCCACCAGATTTAAAAGTGCCTGATCCGCAGTCGGTGTCCCGTTGACCTGCAATGCGGGGCCACTGCCACCACCTCCGCCATTGCTGCCGCCACCGCCTCCGCCAGCGAAGCTGGTGAGGTATGCGGTCGTGTAGACAGCATTGGTCAGCGACTTCACTACGATGCGGACATATCTGGCGAGGATCGAGCCTAGTTCAATTCGGCCCACATCTCCTGCGTTCAGAGGGCCGGTCCATGTGCTGGCGGTGTAATACTGCGAATCCTGATCGAGGTCCGATGCTTGGACATCCACCTCGAACGCGCCGGGGCTGGACGGATTACCGTTTACGTCAGTGAAATAAATTTGGACGGATAACGAGGTCGGAAACGAAAGGCGCTCCGGTTGGATGGCAATGCTCGCCCTGCCGACAATGTTTGTCGCTTGCTGAAACAGAGCTACCTGCTGATTCTGGCGCAGAAGTGCTGCCTGTCCGGTGCCGCCGTAGCCGCCGCTCATGCCGCTTCTCCGTTCTTCTCACCTAAAGAGGTTTTCATGTGATCCCTTAGCTGTTCCAGCCGCCTACGTTGGCTTGACCTGTCACCGTGCCCCACACCTGCTGACTCATTGGCATTCTGCGCATCTTCGTAAAGTAGAGATCGACCAGATGGCGATCCATGATGCGAATTCTCTTGAGCCGATCTGTGTATTCCGCTCGCATGGCCTGCACCAGAAATTGCCAGTTGGCTCCCGATCCGCGCTCCATCTCATCGCCCTTCTGGGATTCCTTCCAGAGGTACATCATTTCGTAAGCACGCATCTTGACCAGTTCGTCGGTCAGCGGGAACGGGACCGTGTCGCCCGGAGCTTGGAGCGCGGGCCAGTTCGTCTGACAACCGAAGGTGTACGGTAACTGCATAATCGGATGTGGCCATAACTCGTACAGCATTTGCCCGAGAGTTGCGCTTCCCTGCCGCGTATCCATGCCATACGGAACCACATTGGTGGGCTGTAGAAAATTAACTCGCTGCGCATCCTTCTCCGAGAGATTGACCTGTGTGTACGACCACCAGTCCAACCAGTTGTTATTCGTGGTGTCGAGAATGTAGTACCAACGTTTAAATCCGGGCGGCGCGGGAAAGTAAGCCTGATAGATCAGGTAGCCCGCGTTTAACTGATTCGGGTCCGTCCATGGCCGATCCAGCGTCAGCACTGCCTGCAAGCCGACATTGAAGGCTGCTGGATTTCCGCCTTGGGAAAAGTCGATGATCGGCATGATGTACGCGCTTCCCGCAGCCAGCACCACCGGAGGAATGCTTACCGTCCCGTCCGACCCTACGGTGATCGAAACCATGCCGCCGCCGCCCACTCCTGCACCGTCGATCACCGGGACCGCATAAGTTCCCGGCGTCTGCCCGGAGCCGGGGCTGATGATGTTCGCATAAGAAACGGTGCCGTTATTTCCCAGCGCGATGATGTTGTACAGCGAGTAGTAAGGCACGCGAATTTGCTGCTGGGTCAATAAGGGCGGATTAAAAATGGTGGCCTGCCAAATCTGCGAGGCTACCGGATCGCCAGTAACCGTGTTGGTATACGGTTTGATCGTGATCAGGCCGGGGCTGAGAAAGGTAGTCGTCGGCCCGCCCAACAGGCCGGGAGTAAGCCACCCGTTGACCTGAAGCTGAAAGGAGAACACGTTCTCATTTTGAATCGCAGCAAGAGCCTCATTGATTCGAGTGGTCACAAGACCGAAGTTCGAACCCGGTATGCCGAGTAACTCTTGCCGCATGGACCCCAGAGACATTGCGCTCCTTTATTTCTTCGACACCCGCTTGCGTGTCTTCTTCCGCGTGGTCTTTTTCACCGGAGCTTCTTCACCCTGCCCCATATCGCTATCGCACTGGACCGATACCTTCTTCCGCTTCGCCATGACGTTTCTCCTTTGCCCCTATAACTCAAACGCCCTTGCGAAGATGCTCCCCCGCAAGGGCGTTTGCCTGTGTCTCTTCCGGGAGGGGTCGAGACTTCGTGTTGCGCCTCAGTACTGGCCGCAATTCCCGCCGATCTGTACCTGCTCGCCTGAGAGGTTGACGCCGTTCCCGACCGGCAACCCCGCTGGCGTGAACCAGAACAGCGCCCACGTCATTCGCGGCCCCACCCCGGAGGACTGCGCCCTGACATAGAAGCCGCCCATCACACCCGTGGTCAGGTTTATGCTGTTGACCCCGCCTGCAACCGCATCGATGTAGTAGTTTCGTTGCGGCAGGCTGATTACATCGCCGGTTGTCTGGTTATACGAAGCGGGTCCGTTTCCCCAGCCAACAAACGTAGCTCGTTTGCCGACAAAATCGGGATAGCCTTTGAGCAATGTGAGTTGCATCGTTTCCGCTCCTTAGTCTTGAACTACCGGAACCTCAGACAGGTAGGCTTTGAACAGCGAGTTCGCAACCGCCACATCGACCGCGCTTCCGATAGTCGCTCCAATCGCCGACCCGGTCGCCGCAGTTGTCGTTACCGTTCCGCCTGCGCCGACATTCACCCAGTCGCCGACACCGGCAGTGCCAGCAGACGCACCAGCCAGCACAGTGGCCAGACCCAACTCCTGCACGAAGCCAAAATTCCCCGGCGTAATCGCATTCAGGAAGACCACGGGACGCGCTGAAACACCCTTGTCTTGACTGGTTACAAGATTGGCTGAAGAATTCAATTGCGCGGATAGCGTAGCGCCGGTCACACCTGTGACAGTCAGCGGGAAAGTAGGCGCAGAGACATAATTAAATCCACCCTGAGCCACGCTGGCAGACTGGATCACGCCGGTCGATCCGACGACGACCGTAAGTACCGCGCCGCTGCCGCCACCGCTTCCCGGTGTAGCTGGGATGTTATACGTGCCCGGAGTTCCACCTGTACCGGGAGCAGAGACAAGTACGCCCTGTACGAACGAGCCAACGCGTGCGTAGCCAACCGTGCCAGTTTTGACGTTGGCGACCGTCGCTCCGGAATCCACCTGCACCAGACGATACCGGCCCGCATGGAGTAAGCCATTTGCGGCAAAGGATGCAGCGTTCGCTTCCTTCTCCGTTGCGTCAAAGTAATCGCCGAGACCCAAACCGCCAGCGGGAAAGTTTGCACCTGTTCTTAAATCCTGAAGACCGGACTCAGTCGCGAAGTTAGCATTATTCCAAGCTAACCAAGTCGGGATGATTTGTTGCTGTGGCATAACTTGCTCCTTAGTCCTGAACCACCGGAATATTGGTCATATAGATTTTCAACATCGTGTTGGCCCAAACCGGCTCCAACGCTTTCCCGACAGTCAGCCCAAGCGGCGACCCGGTTAGGGGCGTGGACGTTACGGTTCCGCTGGCGATGGTGACGTTCACCCAGTCACCCTGACCCTGAGTACCGGAGCCAGCAGTCGGGCCGCATAACACAGTGGCCTGACCTAGTTCTTGCACGAAGCCGAAGTTCCCCGGCGTGATTGCATTCAGAAACACGACCGGACGTGGCACAAGTCCGGCGTCTGAACTCGTCACGATATTGGGCGAGGAATTCAGGCGCGATAACAGCACCGCGCCAGTAACACCAGTGACGGTCAGGTCGAATGTGGGAGCGGCGTATACATAATTAAATCCGCCCTTAAGCACGCTTGCTGACTGAATGCCGCCTGTCGGCCCGACCACCACTTGAATCGCCGCGCCGACGCCAGCGCCGCTGCCCGGTGTCGCTAGGATGTTGTAAGTACCGGGAGTCCCGCCCGTGCCGGGAACGGCAATCGCTATCGCCTGCAAAAACTGGCCGGGGCGTATAAAGCCGACTGTGCCCGTCTTGACATTGGCAACCGTGGCACCTGAATCCACCTGCACGAGGCGGTATCGACCCGAGTGAAGGAGACCGTTCTGGAGGAAGGATGCGGTATTGGCTTCCTTTTCCGTCGCATCGAAGTAGTCGCCCAGACCTAGTCCACCGGCAGGAAAGTTCTGCCCTGTACGAAAGTCCTGAATGCCGGACTCGGTGGCAAAGTTAGCGTTGTTCCACGCCAACCATGTCGGGATGATCTGCTGCTGCGGCATCGTTTCCTTCTAAGAACCCTCTTACCTGCGTTATGCGGAGAAGCTAAATGCGTAGCAATTGTGGCGCGGCTGCGTGTTATAGAGGTTGATACCCAGCCTCATAAACAAGGCATCGATGCTTACGTTGTTCGGCATCGGCGCACGGCGCAGTCCGAAGTTCCAGCCCTTCTTATTAGTCGGCCTGATCTTGAACGACTCCGGCTCCAAGAAGTAGAGAACCTCACCCGGTGAAATGGCTTGATTGGACGGCAACCCCGATCCTGTCGGCGATACCGGCATCGGTGCGCCAGTCGTCGGGTTGACGAACTGCGGCGTGGTGAAAGCGACGGTCGTGGTGCTCGATCCAACACCATCCACCAGACTGGCGTTACCCTGTCCACCTCCGACCGCCGACCCAAGCGCGATGTAGTTCTGTGCCTGCGCCGAAGGAGCCAGAGGATCGGCGTAGATATCCACACCGTTAAAGTTCAGCCCATCCCACTTGATATCGTGACGCGTGTTCGAAATATCGCGGCGCTGCGCATCGAGTGCGATAGCGACAGCCTTAAAGCCGAACACATTCGTGATACCCAGAGAAGGAGAGCCGCCTGTCACCTTGCACTGCGACCACAGTTGCATCAGCACTGCGAAGTCGATCTGGCCGGTGCCTCCGGTCGGAGTGCCGCAGTAGATGGGTGTCGAGTTCAGCGCGACGCCGACGTTGCCGTTGCGCTGCTGTCCGCCGTAGGACTTGTAGACGTTGCCATAGACGGACGGATCGATCCCGTTATTCAGCGCCTCGTCCAGACCGTTGATGGTCTTGGTCCGGTTATCGGTGATGAATGCCGATGACGCCTGACCGTGCCGGAAGGAGTCCATTTCCTGCATGGTGTTCATGGTCAGGACAAGGTTCTCCATGTATAGCTGGTACGAGTCAACGATCAACGATGGGCCGGAGTTGATCACTCCGCCCGTGCCCGAGCCGTCATCCATCTCCCAGTCGTCGAGCGGATACCACGTGGCATACGCCTTCGGCAGGAATTTAATTCCGGTGTTGATCTGCTGGCGGGTGACCGTGATGGTCTGGCCGGGATTGACAGCCGCGCCTTGGGTGCGACCGTACAGGATGCCTTCCATCATGCCCGCGCCGCCAAGGAACTCATCCCATACGCCAGCGCGTCGCAGCTTCGCCTGAAAGGGGGTGCCGACGAATAGGTTGTTGAATACCACATTGCGCCGGACAGACTCTAAGTTACTGGCGTCTATCTCGTTGTAAAGCGGATCGGTCGGCATGGCTGATATCTCCTATCGTCGGTAACTTCAAAACTTCGTCCGCCGCAGGTCACGCGGCTGTATTGGCTTCCATGTCCTTGCGGATCATCTGCGCGGTCAGCGACCTGCGCTGCTGATCGTTCAATAACAAGGGGTCGAAATTCGCGGGGTCGGTTTTCGCCGCCTTGGCAATGGATGACATCTGGGCGTTGTCCTGCGGCCTGCGTATATCGGGGTTGTTGCCGGTGCGCTCCGCCCACTCGCGATCCTTGTTAGCCAAAGCCTTCTTGGACTCCTCGTCCTTTTCTTTGAGCTTTTGCTCGTATGGGGCTATCGCTTCCTCGCGAAGCTTCTGGTCGCGGGCTTCCTGCTCCTGCTTCTGAAGCTCCTGTCGGCGGGCGTCGAAATTAAATATCCGGGACGCGTACGTCATGGGATCGAGCTTTTGTTCATCGGCCTTTTTAATTAATTCCGTTGGGGAAACGGGGAGCGGCTTGCCGAACAATGTTTGGTAGTTCCAGTTGATATCCGCGATGATGCCCATGGCATCACCTGCTTTAGCAGCAAACTCATTCACATTGAAAGTTGGGGAACCGGGGGTCGCACCGGGTACGCCAGCCACGTAGCGACCGTTATTCGGATCGCGGACCTGACCATTTGCGGGAGGAGCGAACTTGGCGGGATCGAATCCGGGAGCTTCGGCAGGGATAAAGCCGGTTTTCTTGGCCTCTTCGGCCTGCACGCGATAGAAGGCCGCTTCCGCATTCGCCTTGGCGCGGTCGTTTTCGAGCCGCTGCTTCTCTTCTTCCCACGCTGTCAGGCTGGGCGCGATGCGGTTTTCGTAAAAATCGACGTTGCTACGCTGTGCGAGTTCGGCTGCGTCCTGCGCAGCCTTGGCTTCCTGCCGTTCTTTCTCTGCTTGGCCGAGCACGCCGGTAAAGGCAGTGATCGCTCGCGCATCCATCTCGCTGATCTGCTGATCCGTAAATCCGCTTTGTCTCAAAACCTCTTCAACGGTTGGCATATTTTTATTTCTCCCGGAAATAAACAGGCGGTTGATTGATTACTGAGGCTGCTGCCCCAGCGGCGTCGGTTGCTGTGGCGTGATCATGGCCTGCTGCATGTCGCGAATGCCCTCGCGCACCTTCTGCGCACCCGCCGCGAGACGAGGATCGGCAGCGGCCATTTGCTCGGCCACCTTGGACCATTTCGCGAGGAGTATCTGGATAGGATTTGCGGGAGCTTGAAACGAAGACTGCGGCTGATCTCCCTGACCGGGCTGTTGCCCGTTCTGGTCGGGAGGAGGAGGAGGGGCACCACCACCCTGCGGGGGTGGCGGCGCTCCCTGTGCTCCTTGATCCGGCATTGGCGGTGCTGTAGCCATCGATTGACCTCGAACGGTGGGCTACAACTACGCCTTGATGGCTGACCGCTTGCCGCTACGACGGGTGCGGCGCTTGCGGGTGACTTTCCTGATGTGGGTTACAGCAGCGGTGTGACGACGACGACCGGCCATGGTAGTCTCCTTTTTCGGTTGGGGCTAGGTCAAATGAAAATGGCCCTAGCGTTTCCGCCAGAGCCATGACCTATCCCAGTACCTACTGAGGAGTCTGCGTCTCAACTTATCTTCATAAAAACCTAAGCCTAACTATTCCCTGTCGTCAAGATTTTATTTTGCAGAATCTGCAATACTTGCGAGCTTAACTCAAAGGTATGGAAGATAGGCGCAGATCAGGCGCAGTTAGGCGCAGCAGCTTACTTATGGTAGCCATTATTTATTTCTACGCTCTCGATACCAACGAGGTCGCGCACTCTATCTGCGACTGCACCGCGAATTTTTGATCGCTGCTCCACATTAATTCCGTTTAACCCGCCGCTGGAGTACTGTGCAACCACTTTACCTGTGCCACGCGACGCCCTCATCAGGGCATCGATCTCGCTCAGCAGCTTATTTTGCTCCGTTCGGTCAGGAGGTATATCGATAACTACTTCGGTAAGCAGGTAATCGTTCTGCGTCTGGAGCTTTATTGCCATGACCATTCTCCCGGAAGTTTAATCTTACGACTCTTTCACTACGGTGCGTGGCTGACCACCGGCAGCACCTTTGGTTCCCAGTCGCGGCGCTCTCTGCGCACTCGATGGTCTACCGCCGCCCTTGCCTTGTCCTTTAGCTGCTCCGCCACCGCCGCCTTCGCCACCGCCCATCAACGCCTGAGGATCGACGCCCATCTCCTTCAGCTTCGCCATGATGGAGATTTGTTCCATGATCTTCATCTCTTGCAGCTTGGCATCTTCCTTGAAGCTGTTCTCGATCTCCCGTTCCGGATTCGCGATGTCCATATTCTGGAACACCGTGAGCCATGAGAGCGGCGCACCACCGCGCTTCAGTTGCAGCATCATCAACTGACGCTGCATCTGGGTAATCTTCAGCAATGTGCTGGGTACGGAGATGAGACGAATATTCCGGGCAAACCACCGCGCTCGATCAAGCTGCGTGTACTGCGACGCGCCGCTGGGGAAGTTGCCGGATATCATTTCGTTGGGCATGTGGCTGGGAACAAGATCGTCCGGATTGTAGTCAAAGGTTTCCGGGGCGATGTTTTCCGGACCTACGTACTCCATGATCCTGCGTACGTCGAACCACTGAAGGATCAGGAATTTCATCCGCTGGCCAACCGCCTTGTTGCCGCGCTCGATGCGGGCCGCGATACCTTTGGCAATGGGTCCAATCGACTCCAGCATCTTATCTGCGGTGTCGTTGGCGAGATTCATCTTCATATTCTGAAGGTTGCCGAGATCGGTCAGGCCAAGCTGGCTCTGCTTGGCTTCCTTCAGGTACTTCAGGAAATTAAAATGTTCGCCCTCGACGCGCACACTGTCGGGTAGCACCGACTGCAACGTCTCACGCGGCTTGCCATCCACGCCCAGACGAACATCCTCTTCAAAGATGTCAAAGTGCTCGATCTTGGGACCACCGGTTTCCGTATTGTTGTAGCCCAGCGGCGGATTGAGCGTGACGGTGATGACCGCGTCCATCTTGCGCTCGATCTTGCGCGTGGTGACTTCAATCGTAGAAACGTCACCCACCAGCGAGCGGCCCAGCGGCTCCCATGCCCAGTCGTCCACGGTGTACTGAATGACCGGCATCTTCGAATCCCAGTCGAATCCGGGGCCGTCGTACATCGGCTTGTTCATGCCGGACGAAGTGATGATCAGCCGCAGGTTGGGATAGACGCGGCAGTCTTCCGGAGTGGCAGAACGCATGTAGGGCTGCCCATTGAAGACGCCGCCGAGAATCTGCTGGCCGACGAAGGGCACCTTGTAGAACCACGTCGTTCCCAAATCCCCCATGGGAAGCTCGTAGCCGGTGGTGTTGATGCGGGTGTCGCGAATGAAAGTCCAGCGGATTTCCGCGTAGAGATCGCCGAAGCTCCTGCCCTGCTGACCGTAGCGGGTGCGCTCCGCAAAGTCGAGGCGACGGGCCTGCAAGCGCGTACTGAAGTTGCGCGGGCCGACCGTTTGAATGTCACCCTGAAACAGTGGATACCTTGTACACGCCTCCGCGATGGGCATGTAGTCGTACAGAGTGATCGCGTACGCGTCCTGCACGTTGTTGGTGCGTGGCGGTATCTGCACCGGGACCACATCCAGCAGTCCCAGCGCGTCGAACTCCATCTTCCTTTCGCCGTAGCCGTACTCGTCGGCTCGCACCTTGGGCCACAGGTAACCGATGCCCATCACGCTGGCGTACTGGAGAACCTTCAGGATTTGAAAAGGGAAATCGGATTCGTGATAGACGGCCTTGGAGACTTTCGACAGCATGTCGGCCATCTTTTTAAATCCGGGGAAGTCGGAGGCATACCCGGCAATCTCTCTTACCTGCGCCAGCGTCTCGCAGAACTTGCGGATGTCGTACTTAAGCTCGTTGGTGACCAGCTTCGATTTGGTGGTGTCGCGGAAGATCGCATTAAACACGCGCAGGTTGGAGGCCCATTCCCGATAGCATTGCTGGCCCTCCAGAAAGCCTTCACCTTCCTGAATCTGCTCCTCGACCCAACCGAAGATGGCACTGGGATGCGATTCGAATTTCGGCGCAGCCCAGTACGTCCGATCACTGGCCGAATTTACGTATCCCGCGCTTTCGAGAATGACCGGCATAATTAACGCCCTTGCTCAAACGCTTCGCTGTGCAGATAGCTGGTCCGCCTCGTCTTCGTGAGGTCCGCACGCTGGTCGTACTGGCGAAGGTGCATCAGAAGAAAATCGCGGTTCATGTTGTTGCGGGCATTCCCGGCCAGATGCAGGATGTGGCTGCGCAGGTTTTTACGGATCGGCCCCTCGACCTTCTCGCGCTCCTCGTCCTTCGCCTCTTCTCTGACTCGCTCCTGCTCGCGCATACGCTTCGACCAGTACTCGGCCTGCTGGGCAGTGGCGCAGATAATTCTTTCCATCCCGAATGGCGCGGGAAACTGTTCCGGCAGGCCCATGTAAAGCTGCTGGTTCCGGTCCACCCAGTACACGACCTTATTTCTTAGCTGCGTATTTTTCATCACCAATTCCCCACTGATGCCCGACTGGCGCTACACGCCGCTTTGTAGGCCACGGGCCGCTTGTTCACCGGCAGCGCGTAGCGTTTCTGTGCCCGATCCGTCAGCACGTCCATGTCGTGCGCGGTGAAGTACGACATCGCCGCGCCGCGTACGCGATCATCAAACTTGCCGGTCTGGTGCTCCATTTTTGATTTGTTGGTAGTGACGTGGCGCTCCAGCGTGCGCAACTCCTCGATGAGCCACTTCGACCGTGGCTCGTACCAGCCGCCATTCACTGCCTCGACGAATCGCGTCATGAGCAGGGGAATGGACCACGTGCTGGCATAGAAGCCTTCTTTTCTCGATGACTCGTCTCTGATCTTTTTCGAGTCGTAACGGCGCGGGATATGGTGATTGAAGAAGCCCATCATCTTCAACTGGTGTTGGCAGGTGTCTCCCGGCCCCTGAATCTGCTCGATGCAGTACTTCATACCCCTCGCATCCGGGCAGGCTGGCCCGTACAGCGCTCCTACGCAGGCGGCAAAGGCGACGACCTGCGCGGAGTTGATACGATTCGACGTAAGCTCGGCGACCTGCTGGTCGCAGTCTCCCCCAAAGCGGTTTTTGGCCACCGACAGACAGGTGCGCTCTTCGTCTTCTTTGCCCAGCCCGTCTGCCGTGTCGATCCCGCAGGAGTAGCGCTGTCCCCTCTTGGGCCATTCGTAGATCAGCAGGTAGTCCAGAGTGTTCCGCTCGTTGTCTTCGTCCAGCGTGAGCAGTGGAATCATGTCCCACTCGTAGTGGTGGCCGCGATATGAGTCCCACTCGACGCGTACCACTTCTTTTTCCCAGTCAATGCGCTCTTCTGGCGGGTAGAAGACCTCGTCTACATCGTGGCCGGTGATGGCGTATATCTCGACCGGCTGTTTGCGCTTGCGCTTGTAGTCGTCGGATTCGACTTCGTAGATACGGTCTTCCACCTCGGCCAGCACTTCGGGATCGAAGACGGTGTCATGCACGCCGGTCAGCGCCTCATAATCGTCGGCGGGCATCTGCGCAGACCACGTCTTCTGCGTGTGGTTCTTGCAGGCCGCGTCGTAGTAGAACTGCCAGAACCACTTCTGCTCGACCGGCATGCGCCAGCCAGTGCCAGCGATTTTGGCGAGGTAGGGCGTGTTACGGATATACGACTCACACTTGGTCACGTGTTTCCGCGTGATGTCGTGCATCTGGCGGCTCTCGAACTCGGCGGGCACGGGGAATTTTCTGAGCCAGTCCGGCTCCGGATAGATGTCCGGGCACATGGGCCAAGGGATAAACATAGGGAACAGACGAGCCAGCCCCTTGGGCCAATCCGCCTTCGCCGCTCTCCATGTCTCCGCCAGCCATCCGGTGTTGCCGCCACCCGTTCCTTCGAGAACCATGAACAGGTTTCTGGATGAGTGCGCGGCGCGGAACAATCCTTCCTCGATGGTGACCTTGGGATTCGGAACGTCAGCAAGCTCGGAAACATGGACGCAGGTGGGCGTCCAGCCTTGCGCCAGTCCAGTGGCCTGCATACCGGATTGAATGGAGAGGATGGAGCCGTTGTCGAACGACCGCTTCGGCATGCGGCGCGGCACCAGCCACCATGGCGAGCGATTGTACGCGGTATCGAGGATGCGCCCGATCAGTTCCGACTTTTCTTTCATCACCGACGCCATCACCGCCTGCGTGTGCGGGATGAACATCAGCCGGTGAATAAATTTCAGCGCCGTCTTGGTGGAGATGCCCACCTGCCGTGCCTTCAGGATTAGTAATTCGATAGAGACCTGCCGCTCATCGAAGTCGGCGATGACAGCGTCAAACACATCCTGCGATTTGCGATTATGAAATTTAAAAATCTGCCCTTTTTCGTCGCAGACCCACGCGTAGTTCTGCTCCCAGTAGCTGCTGTCGAAGCCGCATAACACCTGCTCGTTTTCCACCCAGCGGGCAATGTCCTTCTGGCGCTGGCCGCTGATCGGCTTCACCACGGAGATATAGCTGGTCTTGGAGTTCGACTCGATCTTGGTCAGCGAGTCGATGTAGGCGATGAACTCGCGCACCTCGTCGTAGGTATGGTAGATAGGCATCCACCGTTCCTGCGCTTCGAACTGCTCCAAGTTATCGACGATGGTCCTGTTGGAGTACATGAGCCGCAAATAGAAATGGCTCTGGCGTTGTCGCCAGAGCCATTGCCTGTCCCTTCTCTGAGAAGAGGAGCCTGTGTCCCTATCGAATCAATACTTAAGCTTGTTTTCGGCAGGCGTCAAGAAGGAAACGCTGCCGCAATTAAATTCATTGCTGATTCGGGGGAGGCGGTAACGCTCTCTGCCGGATCGCGGTTAATTTATTCTGCATCGTGTTTGCAGGTGGAAAGAGCTTGTCCAGATCAGGGCCATCACCATCGTCTCCCGGATCGTCGTCCTCATCACTCCGCTGCTGATCCATCGTATTTTTGCCGGAACCGAAGATAGCTTTGCCGATGAAGGTCGGCCCCTTGGGCGAAGGCAGGAAGCCCATCGCCGTATCCAGCGCCGTGCGGTCGCGCTCACCCAGCGGAAGCATGCCGTACGCAACTCTAGCCTCCGTAATCTTGGGGTGATTCGTCATGGCGATAATCCGTGTTGCGTTGACCGCATGCTGCTGAAGAGAGACCATGATCGATCCCAGCAGATGGGTGATGTCGATCTGCGCGGCTAGAGCAATGGACTCAATCGACAGATACTCGCGGTCTCCAGTCGGGATAGAGTCGTACTTTTCAAGGAACGCCAGCGCGAGAGTATCGGCAGAGAAGCGCAGTGCCGTAATGACCTGTTGCAGTCCACCTGCGGCCTGCTTCAGCAGCGGCGTGATCTGGGGAGCGAGCGCCAGTTGTTCCGGGGAGACGCGGATGCGCTTGAGGGCATTTGCCGAGCGATCAATCCCCTGCTGGTTTCTCTTCAGTTTGCTTACGCTTTTGACCGTCGAGCCAGACCCGCTCGCGAACTCCAATATATTCCCGCTCTTCTTCTTCTTCTTCGACTTCGCTGAGCCATTGGTCGAGTGGCTTCGCGCTTGAGCCTTGGGCTTCACGGATGCGGTCTTCTTCGGTTTGGACCCGCGTAACGACCGCTTCCCGGCGCTCTGCGCGGGCCGGGTAGAGCTTGTCGAGGTGTCGTCGGTAGGTTTCATCCAGACCCTCCAGCGCTGTCCCTATTTTTTCGAACGATAGCACAAAACGTTCGACAAACGCATTCATCTGGTCGTCGGTCATCGCTGAACCTCGGCGGAATACGTGCGGCAGTCTGGGCTTCCCGTTCCCTCGAAGACTGCCGCACGCCGCGTAACAGTGCGCGGAAAATTTAATTTGCTCCCCCGCCCACCTTTTCAGCGCCCTTCACGTAACGGCGCTGCTTCACCACCGGCTGACCGCCTTCGCTCGTGAGCGTGGGCACCGGCTGGTCGGAGCGCTCGCGCACCTTGTTCAGAGCTTCCTCGCGGGGAATCTCGTACTCGGTGTCAAGCAGTTCATCCGGGGTGTCCTGTGGCTTGCCGGTTACAACTGCCACGTCCACGTTGGCCGTGTCCATCCCGTAAGCCTCCAGATGGACGGTTACTTTGGCCATGTAGCCGCCGCTGTAGGCGTCGCTCTCTCTCAGGTTGCAATCCGCTCGCAGCTTTTCAGCGATCCGCGAGCACAGATCAATCACAATCTCTTCGCCACTCAAGGGTTCGACATACTCATCTACTTCCGTTGCCATCAGTTTCTCCTTCTACAAGTTGCAGATTTAAATCTGCGTTGACTTTGCACTTTTGTTTAAAGACGGCGAAGCGGCGCAGCGTCACGTCACGCGGCGTAATGTGACCGCCCTCGATCTGTTGGATGGTGCGACGCGACACGCCGATCACTTCGGCCAACCGCTTCTGTGTAAAGAGGTTGTTACGACGGAACAGCTTCCAGTCGTTGGCGCGTTTTCTACGCTGTTTCAGGTCTACGTCCTCGGTCTGCGATTCGGCTTTCGCCCTTGGCTGGGATCGCGGCATCTCTCGTCTCCACATAGTCTATGCAGTCACACAACGGCGCGAGGCAGTGGCGAGTGCGGCACTTGATGCCGCCGTGAACCACATCCCCCGGACAGTGCTCGCTCAGAGGCATGTGGCAGCGTCCACAGGGCGCGTCCTTGTCGGCTGGCATGTTTACTCAATCCCCATCTCCCGGAGCCGTTCCAGTGCTCGCACATGGATCGGCCCGCGAATGGATTTATTTTCTGCGTCAAGTGCCGTCAGAAGCGTGTCCTTCTCCTCGGCGTTGAGTTCTTTGCCCAACCCCCAGAAGCGAACGAGCAGGTCAGTGATTCTCTCCTGCATGTAAATCTTTTCCAACAGCGGCATGGTGAATAAGCCTTCACGACTCTGCTAACATGCGCCTAAGCTGCGCCTTAAGTCAAGAACACTGGTGCATAAGTGGAAAAACTTTTGTGGATAACTAGAGTAGTTAAGAGGAAGAGGAGGAAGAGGAGGAACAATGGACCTGCACCTAGACTTCGACAACTACGATGACGAGACCCTCTCCATTCAGTGTCCAGAGTGCAACGCAGCCGTGTCGGGCAAGTGCCTCGCTCCTAAACCCGGTGGCATGGGTGGCATGGTCTATCTCCCTGCGCCGCACCGCAATCGCGTGCTGGCCGCGCATCGTAAGGAGCAAGAATCTATCTGGGGACAATAAGTGTCGGATAAGTTAGCTTCTAGACCTACTATAGGCAGTGGAGGTTTATATGCAGCAGGTCGCAACACTGGAAGAGTTCGCAGAAGCAATGCGTCGCGAAGACATGCTCAAGATTCAAGACGCCACCATGCGCATGGAGGAAGGCAGGCCGAACTCCAATGCAATTCTCGTAGCACTAGGTGTGGCTCCCGGTGAACAACTGGAGATGCAGCGTGCCAGCTTTCGCGGCTGGCTGGCGGATATCGCTGGCTATGACGAATGGGGGATGATGCAGCTTGGCCATGTCCCGGACGGTGAGATTGGGTACTGCGCCATCTGGCGGATCAGCATCAACGAACAAACGTTCTACTGGGTTTCCTTGCCCAGTATGCAATCCGGGGATGCGGCTCCGGGGGAAGCGGTTGACATCGGCGACGAACGCGTGCGGGTTGGCCAGCATACACAGGAAGAGTTAGACGCCATGGTGCAACAGGGATACGTCCAGTTGCTGACGCTGGCTGGGCTTCCTATACCGGAACCGCCAACGCCTGAACCTGAGCCGGAGCCTGAACCAGAACCTGAACCTGAGCCAGAGCCGGAGCCTGAACCTGAGCCTGAGCCTGAACCAGAACCTGAACCTGAGCCAGAGCCGGAGCCTGAACCTGAGCCAGAGCCTGAACCGGAACCACCGGCTGAGCCAGAACCAGAACCGGAACCAGAACCGGAACCAGAAGAGCCAGAGCCAGAGGAACCTGAAGAGCCGGAAGAAGAAGAGCCTGAACCAGAACCTGAGCCAGAGCCGGAACCGGAGCCAGTCGCAAGGGTCACAAGAGCTAAGAAAAAGACTAAGAAATAACTCAGCGATAGCCCTCAATCCAGCGTCGCACCTCGACCGGGTTGGTGATCCAACCGGGGATCAGCATCATCCCCGTGCCGATCATGTTGCCTGCATGGTTCCTGAAATGCGGGTTCTTGGTCATGTCGCTGAGCATCGACGTGAACGCCTGCGCCGGATCGTGTAGCTGATCAAGGTAGGCCAAGGCGCGTTTCTTCGCCCGCTCCAAGTACTCGTCGTCTTCAGTTGTATGCGTTTTAATTTCCTTGTCGTCACTCATTGCGTCAACTCCTCGGCCAGCACCATACAGTGGGGTCTCCCGGCACTTTGGTATCTGTGCCGGGGTGGTAGATGTGCTGCCGCGCATAAGACATCGCCTGCGCAACTTTTTCCTTGGCCTCTTCGTCTATCAACAGAACACGCATCGCTTCCCTCCCTCAGTACGAACAGTTCAAGACCCACTTGCCGCTGGCGTCATACCGGATCACCTTGAAGAGGGTAGGTCCGTACTTCCTGACCTCGCAGTGGTCGCCGGTCAGGCGCTCCAGCCTCTCCGCATGCGCTTGGGCAAACTCCGCATTGTGGTGAACGAGGCAATCTGCCGACCGGGGCCGGTTCTCTGGCGGCTTTACCTTCCTCTTCCTTGCTATTGGTTCAAAGGTGTCAGACAAGGTGCCGTGAAGCTTTTCTAGGGAAACCTCCCGACCGTCGAGGAGAACCCTTCCCGGATGGGAGTTGTGAATCCTGTGAACCCTTGCCCAGATTGAAAGCTCTGTGTCGAAGTTGTGTGCGCTTAGACCCATCGTTGCCTCCGTGTTCTTTAGAACACCCGGCCCTTCTCGACCTCATCGACAAGCTTGGATATTTCCTCTGGAGTCATCTTGGTGTCGGCCAGATTCATACCCCAACCGTCGTAGGTGCCGTCTTTCCTGAACCAGTGTTCCGTGGCTCCGCAGATTAAACGGTCCAATGTTTCGCCGCACAAAATCGTCACTGGTTCAGTGAGCGTGATAAGTTCGTGTCTTCCACCTTCTGTGCTGACGACCTGAATATGCATGACGTTTACTCCGATTGCAGCTTCGCCACAATTGACTGTGCGCAATTGAGGATCGCCATATCGCGTGCTTTCCAAGGATCGAGATGGGTGCCCTCTCCTTCGCAGCCGGGGATCGCCGGGAAGGTAGCTCGCACCGTTTGTACGCCTATGATTTCGATCACCATAGACAAGCTGTGTGGGTTGCTCAACGTCCAGAGTGTCACTTGTACAACTCCTTGAGCGCGATCTTTCCGTTGGCCTTATTGATGAGCGCGGCCTTGTTCAGTGCTCCGACTACGTTGGTGACCGTACGCGTCGCGCAGCCTAATTGAATTCGTAACTGTGCCTGTGTCATGGGGCCGTGCATGCGCAGCGCGTCGATAGCCGCTGCCGTCTTTCCCCCCAGCTTCTGCTTCCACGACTCCCACACCTTGTCGTCTTCGCTGCTGGCGGGCTTGCCGCTGCGTCCGTCCGTGGTGGTGATATCCATGGCGTCTATATGGCCGAGAATGCCGCCAATGGCGTTGTAGAGCGGGGTCAGGATGTTGCGCAGGCTTGCGGCGCTGACCTCGACGCCCCGGTTGCGCAGCTTCTCTTTGTCGAGTTCATCTTCCAGTTCGCGAATGCGCACGATTCGGTCATGCAGTTCGCGCTGAAGTGAGGCAATCATGTCTTGCGGGTTATGCGGAACGTTCAGTACGAGGCTCATTGGCACCTCCCGATGCCGTCATAGGCAGTACGCCCTTCAAAGCTCCCTCCAGCACGCGCTCCAGAATGGTGGGCATACCCAATCGCTGCAAGGATCGGAACGCCTTGAAGGCTTGCGCGAGTCCGGCCAGATTGGAGTGGATGCTGGTGTAAAGGTCCAGCGCCATCACGTGCTCATGACGGCCCGCATTCTCGCCCAGAACCCAATCTCTGGCCCGCCTCTTGGCCTCACCCATCCGTTTGAACATCTCGGGATCGCCGCCGTCCGTCCGGTCGGGGTGGATGGGCTTCGCCTTGTCGCGGAAGGCGCGGTCAATCTCATCCAGTGTGGGCGCGGGCGGCAGATCGAGCAGCGTCTGCCATGAGTAGTCTTCCTTGACCAGCGAGAACCACACGGCAACGCCGGGGTCCATGCGTTCCTTGTCGTTGGGCCAATGGGTGATCAGGATGGCGGTGGCACCCATCAGCGTCAGTTCCTTGATGACGCTCTGGTGGTAGTAGGAAGAGGTCTTGCCCCATCGCTTTTGCCCCCTACGCAACTCAATCAGGGTTCGCTTCCAGCCCTCGGGCCAGCGCAATTTTAATTCGTCCTGAACTTCTACCCTGCCGGATGCTGCGGACTTTTTCTGTGTTGTCACCATAACTTGCTGATCCTTTCCAGAGAGGGTGGCTCCATGACCAGAACGATCTCGCCGCCCTTCTCTTTGACCCATGCGCTGAACCTTGCGAAGCTCAACCCGATGGCGTTCTCCAGCTTGGTGGAGTTGACGATGATGTTCTTCTCGACCTGTATTTCGGTGGTCACGCCGCCGCGCAGATAGACCTGATAGTGAGCCATAACGGATTGCCTAGTCTCCTTTCAGGTGTTGCGGTATCTCGTACGGTATGAACTTGGGATTTCCCTTGTTCACCCGGTTGATCAGATCGAGAAAGCGGTACGCCATTCCCCGATCCTTTTCATAGGCCGCGCCCACGGCAAAGCCCATCAGGATCAGGAGCCGGTCGTAGTCATCGGTGCTGATGCGGATCACGACCTCGTCTCCATGGACTGAGAACTTAGCTTCGTCCATCCGGCTCCTCCTTCTTTTTAATCTGCATGGCCTGCATATCGTCGATCAACCTGCGCTGGCGGAAATTCCGTGGGTCTTTGTCCAGCGGATCACCCTCTACCCAGTTGGTCCCGCACCGGCAGCAGCGAATGTAGTCGCTGCGCTTGACACGGGGTAATCCGCACAGGGGGCAGGGCGATTCCTTACCCCCGTTTTTAATTTCCGCCAGCAACGTGTCACGCCCTCTGCTCATTGCGGCGTCAGCACGGGATATTGGTCAGCGGTGGTGTCGAGGTAAATCTGGTGCCCATGGATCAGTGCGATGGCAGCTTCACCGTCCGGATGGTTACGCAGATCATGCAGGAAGCAGGCGGCGTGGACGTACGCGTCCCACTCTTCATAGAAGTGCCCTGCACCCGGTCTGCGGCACCAGAAGCAGGTGCGCTTCTCTGCGGGAGTCATGGTGGCGGGTCGAATGCCGCCATCGTCGGGAATGATACGGACTGGATACACGCCGCCGCAGGGCATCGTTAGACCTCCACTGCTTCCTGTTCTTCAGGTTTGGTGCCGGGGACCGTATCGGTCTTGGCTGGACAGATGTGGATGTCGAAGCTGGGCCGCTGGGCAGCGACTTCGCTCAACACCTCGTCCAGTGAGTAGCGGGTGAGTAGCTCGGAGATTTTAGTTTTCAGCATGGCGCGGAGTTTATGGGGATGGACGACACTGGTGCCGTTCGAACGTTCACGGATGTAGGCCATGGGGATAGTCCTTTCTTTTGGGTGAATGGGTTGGGTCATCACGAGCGCCTTGCTCTGAACGAGGTGAAGATGTCGTACAGAGTGCGCCGCAGGGAGTTGCGCGGGCAGGCCAACTCGTAGCCCACGATCTCTTTACACTGGGAGCAGATGACACACCAGCAGGGACGCCCCCAGAAGGCCCGCCAGTAGCTCTTCACCATGCCGCGCATGAAGCAGTCGAAGGGGTACGCCCCACAGTCGGGGCAGCGCTCTATCGGTGCGACTCGGTTTTTGAGGATGAGGTATTCGGCTGGCATGAACTTGCCTCGCTTTCATCGCCGTCTCTGGCCTTGCGTAATTCCGGGTGCTTGGCCAACGCCTCTTTCAGGCTCTTGCAGCCACAGCGCTCATTGCAGTGGCTGTCCCAGTACAGTTCGTCAAGGCTGCGCATGGCCGTACCTCGGGTGCAACCGGTAAGGTTGTTTGTTGCTCCGCGTAATTACGAATAACTCGGCCACTGACTTACTCTCCCGGAAGTAAACACAGTTAACAGAGGTGCTACGGCAGGTTACGCGCTCATGCGAGCCTGCGGTGCCGCTTCTTGATTGGGATTGGGGTGCTCGTCGGGCGGATCGCTCCAGTTGCGCTTGTGGCACTCTGGGCATTCGCGTGGTTTCCCGTCCTCGGGCTTGCGCTGCGTCCAGTTCAGCCCGCAACGGTTGCAGTGGTTGCGCGGCCTCACTGGCTTCACGGGTTTTCTTAATTGCTCCGACACTTTTAGCCTCCCAACTTTTTGCCAAGCTGGCTCTGACCTATCTTTTTGCTCGGGACTAACAACTCATCGGCGGGTTCAACTTGATCGGCGGTACATAGGGCCCTTTGCTTCACGATGAGATTAGAAACTGACTTTGGTGATATTCCTCTTCCTCATCCTCCTGAGTCAAGACCCTTCCACATGGTTTTGCACAGGCAGGGCAAATATTTTTCAACTTCGCACGCATCGTGTGATTCAGAAGCTGCGCCTCGCATGTGAGACTTCGCGCCTGATCTGTTAGTTACCAGAGCAGTTACAGATGCAGAGTTCGGTTGTTACCGTTTGCAGTGTTTTGATGAGATTTAAAATCCGCGAGAGTTGCGATGGATTTTAAGAGATGCGTATCGGTGAGAAGATGCTTGGAGCATTACTCCAAGGAAATTAATTTCCATCTACACCGGAATACAGTAAATACCCTGATTGACTTAGATTACTAAGGTAGGCACACCTATTAGCAGACTTACTTCCCTTGCCTGCGTCTGCGCTCGCGCCGTTCGAGCAGCCAGAAGATCAGCCCTAACGCGATGGCAGCAGCAATCGCCTGTACGAACCAGTCATCGCCGATCATGGTCAGACCCCTTGTCGAACAGGTGGGAGAATCTGCCTTTCATGGCCCCGCCGGGACGGTCGCGTTCTTCCATGGTGATCTGTTTCCCATCGCGGCGATAGAACCAGCGCAGCGTCGCACCTTCGCCGCTACGGGTGCTGATCGAGCACATCAGGGCTTCACGGCGCTCAATCAGGCCCAGATCAGAGGCGCAGCGAATGCCTAGCTCCTCAATCTTGCGGATTAACTCCGGCCTCTGGCTGGCGTTATTCACCGTACTCGTCCAAGCATCGGAGAGATGGTAGACGGTATGCGCGTCCATCGAGTCCACCAGCGTGCGCACCTTTTGGGCGACTGAGGTTTTCAGATCGGGATCGTTGATGACCTCCGACTCGGGCACGAGCATGATGACGACACTGCGCTCATTTTCCACGATGAACTTCATCGCTATGCTGCCGGTCAGGCGCAGATCGTGCGCCGCATCTTCCAGCCATTCCCAACCGCGTTCCATTTCCACTTCAAGCGCCATTATGCCTTGTCTCCTAAAGAGCTTTTCATGCGACCACGCCTTCCCCGCCGTCCTCGCGCTGGATAATTAAAAACTCCCGTGTACGGATGCGCCGGATGGTGGAGAGCAGCATCAGCTTTTCCTGAACGTGCGCAGCCAGATCGAGCGTACGACGGGGTGCGGGTACGACCTCCATCACTTCCCGGCCATCCACCTCCAGCAGCCCCCAGCCTTGCGGCAAATCGGCCTGTTCGATCAGCCCCTTGGGCACCATATAGAAGCGCCGCTCGCCCGCGCCTGAGCCGTTCTGGCGCTGTGGCTTCTTGGCGTCGCGGAAGAAGTCGCTGCGGGATACCTTGCACTCGATCAGCACCGAGTGGCCGTAGCTCCAGCCGATGGCGTCCGGGATGTCGCCTGCCACCGACGCCAACTCCGAGAGGATCACGCCGCAGGCAAAGCCCGCTCTGCGCTCCTTCCACTTGCCGGTGCGTGTCCACGTGACGGGCGGGCGGCGCAGCACGCTCATGGCCTTGGCGCGTAGCTCGTCATGGGTCATGGCGTCTCCAGCAGTTCTCGCCCAGCAGCAGCCACAGCACCATCAGGGCGGTATTCGAGAGGATGTCGGGCAGGCCACAGGCTTCAGCGCGTTCCTTCCAGCGCTCCCATGAGCTTCGGTCTACACTGATGCTTTCCGTCATCGCGCCTCCTCAGCGAAACTCATGACACTTTCCGCAATAGCGATGCCTGCGATCCTCCGGATGGTAGCTGACCGACTTACAGGCGTCGCAGATGAAGCAGGGCTTCATGCCGGTTTCGGCCAACGCCCGGTAGAGATGGGTGAACATCCTGCGCCGGTCCAAGGTGTCGGCCTCGGAGTGTTTGCCATCGCGCTCTTCGTGGACCGCGAGCACGCGCTCCAGCAGCCCGGTAAAGTTCCTGTCGCGAATCAGGGCTTCGCAGTCGCCGCAGACCACCCACCAGCGGTCGAGGATGAGCGGCGGCGCGAGCCGGGGGCCGGACTCGACCCACGCTTCGAGCACGATATTGTTGCTGGTGTCGTAGTCGTACTGGGGATCGGGCGCGTGACAGCAGTCGCAGTGTAAGCCTTTGGCGACGAGGGCGAGAGGTGCGGCAATCTTGGGCATGGTTTTTAATTTTCTCCAGAGGGTCGGGTTCCACTCTGTGCCTCCCTGCGCTGATGTTCGTGATAGTCGTGGAGCGCCGCCGCCGCCCGGTTACGCAGGGTGACAGGGTCATGCTCGATATCATCGAAGTGGCGCATGATGTACATCACCAGCGCCTCATCCGACTCCTTCAGCTTGCCCAACTCCCAGTTGACCTCGGCTCTATCGATGGTGGTCTGCACCAGCTTGGCAATGACCACGGGAATCCGGGTGACGCCTTCGCTGCGGGTGAGATCGTGGTCTCTGAAGAAGTGGTCGATGACATCATCGACGATCATAGCCGCGTCCCACGCCTCGCGGGAGATATCAGGGAAGGTCATGGATTGAGCCTCTGGCGGATACGTATCTCGAACTGCACCGGAGTCTGATCGCTGTCGCCTGCGCAGATGGCTTCGACCACGCGCTTTAATTCGGCGAGGGTGGTTTCCTTGGAGTTGGCCACGTAGTGAAAGCCGAAGCGCATGGAGTTGATTCCCGGCCAGCGGTCGCACTGGCTGTGGTTCCCTTTTTCCCGCGACTTCGCACACTTCGCGCAGGTGCCGATGTGGCTCATCTTCATCCCGTAGACGCGAATAAAATCGCTCATGGTTCTCTCCTGACCGACTGGCCGACCTCGGCCATCGCGCCGGGGGCCAACTGCGCTCGCGACACCTTGCCCGCATCCACACAGCGGTTGCAGACGATGCGCAGCCTTTTGGTGCCAAGCTGGCGGATCAGCGCCTGCCCGGAGGGATAGATGCCGACCTCAGAAGCGCACGCCGAACAGCGGTACGAGAAGTCTGTCTCCGGGTGGACCAGCACCATATCTTCAGTACGCATCACGATCAGTGTTTGCCTGCGGAACCAGCCGAAGAGTTTCATACGCTTTCCCTTCCGCGCTTGCGGTGACGCGCATTGACGTACACCGGAGCGTCACCGGCCTCACCGTAGAAGCGAATCGTTGGCAGAGGTGAGAATCTGGCTTCCAGTGAGCGCAGGTGATCCTGTATATCGGCCACCATCTCGCAGGTCTCCGGATCGCTGATATCCGCCTTGGCTAGTTCTGCGTGCAGCCGTTCCACTGTGTGCCGCAGCAGGCCCTGTGGCGTGTGGCTATTCAGCATGGCGCGGAACTCTTCTACCGTTCTTTTATTTTTACGGAGAGCGCAGGAGAGGCAGGCCAGCAGTCCTTCGCGCTTGGTGTGGCAGCGTTGATAGGGGAGGCGCTTTGGATCAAGGTAGTGCGGATGATCCGCGTCCCCGATACCACTCGGATCAGGGATCAATAAGGACTTCGGGTCAACCAGCTTTACGCCGCAGAACCAGCAGCGCCACAGAGCTTTCTGACGGCTCATGCGCTTTCCCTCCGTCCCGGCACATGGCGCTGCTTCTTGGGATCATGCACCGGCAGCGAACAGTAGACCCACTCATTCGACTCCGGGTCAAGCTCGCGGTATTCGCACATCCCGACAGGCGGCTCTCTCATAGGCGGGCGCTTGTAGCCGGTGGGGTCCAACTCACCTAAAGCAATTTTCCGGAGTTCATCCATATCCGGCTCTTTGCTTTCGTCGAGCGCGAACAGGGCCTCGCCCTCTTCGATAGGGTAGGCGGTCTTGCCCTGCGCCAGCCGCTCGCGCACGCTGACCGCCTCATTTGGAGGGCCGTGAAAAAAATTCGGATCGGGATCGAAGCTCGGCTCCGCGATCACCCTACGCGGGTTGTAGACGCCCTGATCCCCTTCGCTGACGCGGGGCACGGCCCTGCCGAAGCCCACGCCCGGAGGAAACATGTAGGTCGCCGTCTTGCAGTTGGGACACCGCGCTGGCTGTTCCACCTTCGGCTCCCACTCATGTCCACACTTCAGGCACTTCATCATTGGTTCACTCGCTATCCTTGGCACTCTCATCTCTTACTGGGTTCACTCCACTACCGTGGCACTCACAACACGGATGGTTCACACACTTAAATTGGCACTCGCTCCTGATCTGGTTCGCTCTTGAGCAGTTGGTGCTCACACTTGACTTGGCTCACTCCACTTTACTGGTGCTCGCATCTACCGTGGTTCACTCAAACCCTTTGGCACTCGCAAGTATTCTGGTTCACTCCCGGTTCTTGGTACGCTCATGCTTATCGGTTCACTCCCCCGCCTTGGCACTCTTGCTGGAGTTGGTTCACGCATACTTAGTGGCACGCTCTCTTTCTTTGGTTCACTCAAGACCTCTGGTACTCGCTTCTATTTTGGTTCACTCACGTTCTCCGGTACTCTCACAACGATTGGTTCACTCCATATCTTTGGTACTCTCACACCGGATGGTTCACTCTCTTGTTTTGGCACTCGCTGTATTTATGGCTGTCAAGCATTTCCATCATTGCACTCGTTGTTTCGGCCCGTGTTCGATCTCGTATTCGCGCAGCGCGGCAAAATGCCCCACCAGTTCATCCAGCGGCTCGCTGAGTATCTCTTCCTGCTTCTGCCCGATGGTGATCACGACAATGGCGCTCAGCAGCGCGTGGATGGCGCGGCAGGGCGAGTAGCCGCTATTCTTCAGAAGCGCCACCAGCCACTCGGCGTCGGTAATAGAATCGTTGGCTACCTGTTGAAGAGCCGGTCGTGGTTTCGCGCCACGCACCTTGTTGGTCATCGTCCCGCCCGCTTTACCCACTCCTGCCGCATCACCAGCCTCATCAGCCAATAGGCCCGCTCCACATCCACGCCCACCCCGGCCTCAATCGGCTGATGGGTGGAAAACGCCTTCAATTCATCCAGCGTGCGCTGGCGGCTCTCCCGCCTGATCTCCGCCACCCAGCTTGGAAACAGTCTCCGCCACAGCCGCTTCACGATCCACCTCGATCCCCTCAACCACCTCGTAGTATTTCAGGTCCGCTTCCAACTCCGACAGCAAACAGCAAGGGGCGTTGTGCCCATCTTCCCGGCCCACCTGACAGGGATAGCAGCAGTACTTCTTGCGCGGGTGGCGCAGCGCGGCCAGCTTATAGTGCCAGCCTTCCTCGCTGTCCGTATCCGTCCGCCTAAGGTGAATCACGCGCTGAAGCAGCTTGGCGTTCCTGACCGTAGCCAGTAGAAACGCGCCGCCGCAGGTCGCGCAATAGCGCTGCGTCCGATCCTCGCGATGGGGGTCGCTCCTTACCCGCTCCGGGGAATCCGGCAACGCGTCGATCTCCGCCTGCCGCTGTTTCACCAGATCGTCGATCTCGGCCTCGTATACCGCCTGCATCTGGCGCTTCCCTTCCCACATCCTGTACCGCGCCTCTTCGCGCAGCAGCCGGTATTTCTGATCCACCGCCCGCGTGTGCTTCATACTTGCCCTCCCGGCCCATCTTGGAGTAGTGGTAGTAGTAGGGGTAGTAGAGAACTTTCGCTTCCCCGTTTCCATAGATCAGGGTGTCGCAGCACCTCTCGGGTCGCTAACACACCCCTTTCTGCCTCCCGGAAGTCGGGGAAAACTGACCGGCGAAGTATCTCGCTACCCCTGTATCCGGTTCTACTACTACTCCCACCACTACCCCTACCACTCCTCCCACTCTGCGTAAATAGCACGAATCACACAAGCTGCGCCTAAGCTGCGCCTAGCTCGCCGTAACCTTAGACGTTTGTAGCGAGTAGAAATCCACAGATTTTTCTAGCTAAATTTTCGTATGGAATTATCCAAATCTCCGCCAAAAAATTCCCGCCATTTTTTTTCTGCGCCAAAGCTGCGCCTCCGAGTTTACGTGCGTCAAGGTGAGAGGCGAAAAGGCGTTGACGCCAACGGCGTCACAGGGGGTCCGGGACAACCTCCAAGGAGGACATGGACAGGCGAGATGCGGGATCGAGGGCGGGCGCTGGCGGGTAGCGCTGGGCTGGAGTCCGAATCTAGAGAATCGGATTTTAGCCAATGTTTATAGGGGTTTGAGCGGGCGAAGCGTGGACGGACAGGTGGACAGTTGGCGGGACAGGGAACACGCGTGGACTACAGGAAAAGCAGTTTGGACAAGCGCGAATTTTTTAAAACGCGGCGCGAAAAAAAGGAAGCTCCGAAAGAGGCGAAAAGCCTTTCCTGCATCCAGCGAAAGCTTGGCACTGTGCGGCGTCGCACGGGCGGGCTATTGAGTAGGCGGGTGGGCGGCGGAGGCATGGCGGGCGCAGTGTAGCGCGTGGCGTGGCAAGCGGGCGAATGCTTGGAGCATGGCGGGCGGGGAGCACCCCCGCGACGCGGAGAGACCGCGTCTCTAGGCTTACCGGAAGCATGACTCCTTGCGCCCTGTACCTGAGAGGGTGATTTTAATCCGGGCTGGCGCGTGGAGAGGTGCGGCGGGCAAAAAATACCCCCAAGGTTTGGCTTGGGGGCGAGTCCAGTTCTGAAATGCATTCCTAGTGTAATCCTGTCCCGGTGTACCGTGGGAACTTTTCCCCCATATATGGATACAGGTGGGGGCGGGTTTGCCTACTCGGTAATGAGGTGTCAACGGCACACCCTGTGGAAAACCTTCCAAATGCTTGAATAAAGAGGCGAAAATAATTATGTACAAGTGTACGCATACTGACGAGTTCTTGTGTATAGTTGTTTTAGTGAGTTCGCCCCAAGGGGCGGGCATGGTGGGGGCGCTAGTGGCGCAGATGGACCACCGAATCTTTGACAACATAGCCCGAAGCTGAAATGGAGTCCTTGAGCTTTCAGTCCCTAACGAGGGGCGGCGAGAAAGGGGTCAGCAGAGTTACCGGGCGGAATGAGTTGAAACCGGCAATCAACGTTTGCACCGGCCAAAGGCGCTGTAATGGCGCGTATCCCGATCCACGAGAGTTAGAGCGAAACGGACGGGTCATCTACTGCCGTGAGGCAGCATAGACAAGCAGCTTTGAATCGAGCAGCAGCGCTGGAGTCCATAGAGACGGGCGCGACGATTCAGGGACAGGAAAGCTTGATGGTGACCGGCGAAGTACCTCAGACCTAGCGAAGCAAGCGAACGTGAGACGGGCAACCAAACATAAGAGTTTGGAGAGAGGGCACGGGTAGAGCTTCGATTTTAGCCTCTACCGTGTGTCTACTTCAGTCCTTTGCATGAGGGTTGAAATAGGCGCATTCGCCTTTTACAGGAGAGAAAAAATGAAAGTTGTAATCGAGAAAAACGAGTTAGTCATCCGCATTCCTTTGCAGAAACCAACCCCGTCCAAGACCGGCAGGACGCTGATCGTCGCATCCAGCGGCGGGAATATCGCCACCACGGCAACCGTGGACGGCAAGCCCGTGATTGTCGGGCTGAATGCCTATATCAAGTAACCCTGAAATGCTTCTATGCCTTGCCTCAGATACGAGGCAAGCGATAGGCGCATATGCACCTAAAGACCTTTACAGGAGAATGAAATGCCAGCAATCGCACAGCAGACCGCTACACCCGTCCCGGCAATGGGACCGGCGCAACTGATTGAACTACTTTTGAAGGCTATCCCGGCGCGTCAACCCGTATGCATTGCGGGCGACCCCGGCATTGGCAAGACCGCAATCGTGAACCACGTTCTGACCGATCTTTTGAAGTGGGACTCACTCACCACGTACCCGGCAACCATTGAACCGCCTGACCTGCGCGGCATGCCTCCGATCAATGGCGGCGCGTTCCTGCCGATAGGCGAGCACGCTCTGGCACTGGCCGCGACGAGGAATACAGGATGGTTCTTCGACGACTTGGCGCAAGGCAATGAGGATGTGCAGAAGGCCACCATGCACCTTTTTCACAATAACAAGCTGCCGCAGTGCGTCTCGCTCATTGCAGCCACGAATGAGCGGCAGCACAAGGCGGGCGTGCGCGGCATGCTGGAAACGGTCAAGTCGCGCATGGTCACTATCGTGAAACTGATTCCTGACCTCGACTACTGGCTGGAAAACTTCGCGCTGCCGCATGGCATCAGCCCTATGTTGATTGCCTTCCTGAAGTTGAACCCGGACGCGTTCCACGTCTTTACACCCACTGCGGACCTGACCAATAGTCCTTGCGCCCGTACATGGGAGCATGTCTCGCATATCGACTCATGGGGCATGAGCGCTGAGACCGAGCGCATCTCTATCGAGGGCGCAGTGGGCGCAACGTTTGGCCAGATGTACCGGCAATTCAAGCTGGCGCATCGTTCGCTGGTAGACGTGGCCGATATCCTCAAGAATCCCCGCACGGCAGCCTTGCCGAAGTCACCCGGTGAACTGTATGCCGTAGCCGTCACGCTTGCACGCGTGGCCAAACGCACCAATTTTCCCGCCGTCGCAACGTACACGGAGAGGCTTTTCGACTCGAAGCACGGCGAGGTTTCCACCCTCATCATGCGGACCTCTGTGAAGCTGCATCCTGAAGTCGTCCTAACGGACGCATACATCCGTATGCAGCAAGGCAAGTACGCCGATATTCTGGCGGGGCAAAATTAAAAATCGGCGCGGCATGGGAACCGCGCCACTCACCAAAAGCAGTTACCGGGAAGGGGTAACCACACATCATGATGACGCAGATAATGAACCTGCACGAGCGAGCCATCCTCGTGCATCCTAGCTTGCCGGTCTGGAATGACTCAATGGAGAACAAGGCAGAGTCCAAAGCTGTGATTGAGAAGCACGGCGCGGCCAAAGGCTCCGGCAAGTTTACTCAGCGACTGATGCCTGAGACGGCATACACCGAGCGGCAGCGCGAAGCGGGCGAGGAGCAAAACGCATACCACGCGCTGGTATCGCACCTGTCCGCCGTGCGCCAGTGGCACTACAAAAACACCCTGCCGTGGAACCGCGACGGGTGGCACATCCTGCCCATGCTCAACTATGAGCCGTACATGGATCAATGGCGCACGTTCAAGGCTGAGTACGACCGCTTGCGGCGCAATCTGGAGCTTGACTGGCGCGAGTTGGTCACATGCGCAAAGGTTCAGCTTAATGGGCTGGCAAAGGACGCAGTCTGGCCGAATGTAGACGATGCCTTGGCACGCTTCGATATGCAAGTGACTCCGCGTCCCGTGCCGAGCGCTGACTTCCGCGTCACGCTGGGCGAGGCTGAACTAGCAGTCCTGCGCGAGTCCGCAGAAGCTGATATGCGCGACATGGCGCAGCAGGTCACGGGCGAAGCGGCCAAGAAGCTGTACAAATGCCTTGACCGCATCAAGGAAACGTTGGGGGGCAAGGCGGGGAACACGAAGTCCGGGTACAAGCGTTTCGAGGACACTCTGATAACGAATGCCCGCGAAATCTGCGACATTCTCACCCGCCTGAACGTGACCGACGACGCGTCACTGGAGAAGTACCGGCGCGAGACCGAGCTACTTGCCATGAGCGAGCCGGACACGCTCCGCGAAAACGTAAACGTGCGGCTGGAAACTGCCGCGAGAGCACAGAGCATTATGGACGACATGCTCAATGCATTTGGAAAGGACACGCTGAAATGAGCGCACGAGTAGAGGCACAGGCCGCGATGGACGCGGCCATTGGCCAAGCCGTCACGCGGTTTGAGAAGGCACGCCAGACGCTGGTACTCGACCAGTTCCAACTTGGAGCACTGGCGATGGGGCTGAAGCTGCTGGCAGACCCGCGCTGCAAAACGGCATGGGTAGACGGGCGGAGTCTGGGGTTCAACCCCCACTTCGTCCTAAGCCTGACTCCGAAGCGGTTGATTGCGCTGGTAGCCCACGAAGTCCTGCACGTCGCGCTGGGGCATCCGTGGCGGCGTGGCAATCGCGATATGCGACGCTGGAATATTGCTTGCGACAAGGCAATCAATACCCTGCTTCGCGGATTCGGTTTCGAGTTGCCGGACGGCGCATACTACGCCGAAGGCGACGAGCAAGGCCAATCAGCGGAGTGGATATACGACCACATGCCATTCGACGAACCGCAAGACAAGCCCAAGCCTGAACCGGGCAAGGGTGAGTCTGGCGAGGAAGAGGGCGAAGAGGACGGCGAGAACGAGGACGGCGACGACGAGTCCGAGCCAGAAGGTGACGAGGACGGAGAGGGAGACGAGGACGAGGGCGACGGGGAGTCTGGCGACGAGGACGGCGAAGGCGAGGGCGAAGGTCAGGGCGAAGGCGACGAGGAAGGCGACGAGGAAGGCGACGAGTTGGGTGAGTGCCGCGATGCACCGCTTGACAGTGACGCCGAAGGCGACGGCCCACCCTCAGAGGACGAGTGGAAAGAGCGCGTCGCGCAGACTTCAGCACTGGCCAAAGGCCAAGGGCTGGAGACGGGCGAAGCACTCACGCGAGCATTCGAGCAGACCTTGCAACCACGCGTGGACGTGTACAGCTTAGTCCTGCGCTTCATGCAAGAGAGCAACGCAGCGTCCTACGACTGGCAGAGGCCCAACCCCCGCTACGCGGGCAGCGGTTACTTCTTCCCGAAGCGGCACAGCAAGGAGATGGGCGAGGTGGCCATCGCCATCGATACCTCTGGATCAATCGATCAAGTGGCGCTAGGCAAGGCGGCAGCAATCGTACAGGAGGTGCTGGACGAGGTCGAACCCGCTGGAGTCACCCTGTACTTCGCAGACGAGAAGGTCTGCCACGTACAACGACTTGAGCGTGGCGACACGCTGGTGTGGGAGCCGAAGGGCGGATGGGGAACAGACTTCCGGCCCGTGCTTGAGGCAATCGACGCAGACGAGAATCAACCGGTCTGCACGATCTTCATCACTGACTTGCTGGGCATCTTCCCGCAGGTTGAACCGCAAGTCCCGGTGCTCTGGCTGGCCACGCTGGAACGCGAGGCACCCTTTGGCGAGACGGTGTACGTAGGCTGGTAATCAACAGGCTGGACCCGCAAGGGTCCGGCCCTTCACACACAAAGCAATTTACAGGAGAAGAGTCAATGACAACAGCAAGAGAGATGATCCCCGCGCTGGGCGCACACGTCCTAGTCCGCTTTGAGTCCCTGACCGTTGAATGCTGGGTAAAGGACGTAAAGAACGCATGGGGCAAGCCGCGCTTGCTGATCGTTCCAGTTGTTGGCAGCGGCGAGCAATGGGTAGAGCTTGGACGCGTGACGATCCCGGCCAAGGAAGCGGCAGACATACTCGCACGGCAACCGGCAGGAGCGACGGCGATAAACGCCAGCTTGCAATCGAAGTAAGCCCATCACACCTAAACACGTTTACACAGGAGAGAACATGCTTGCATTTGAATCACTGACACCGCAGGAGCTACTGAAAGAAGTGGCCGAATACATCGACATGGAAGCTTTGCGGCGAAGCACAGAAGTTAAAATCCTAGACCGCAAGTCGAGACTCACGCGAGCCGAGAAGGAAAAGCGAGCGCGTGCCGAGTCCGCCGACAACGCGCTGCGCTCTATCGCGCTGGAACTGAAAGGCGCGGCCATTATCCCCGCTGGGTCCATTCTGCGCGGGAGTTTCAAGCACAGGTATACGGAGACGTACACACCGGATGCTGTGCTTACTTCGTGGCAGCACGAGAGCGCGATTAATACAGCCGCGAACGTATCGCGTCCGTGGACGGATACGGCAACAGCCACGACACGCAACGAGGGCAACCTGCCAGCACAGCGCGAGCCGAAGCTGACTGGCAACCAGTGGTATTTACTCCAGACATACGAGGATTACCGCGACTTTGAACCTGTCAAGTACAGGTCGGAAGGCTTTGCACGTATCACGTTTAACGTTGAGAAGCATACCGCACACGGGACTCTGTTCAATCCAACGGCCACACTTAACAACGACGAGCCGACATACTCGGACGAGACGCAGCCGCTGACGTGGGAGCAAGCCGAGGAGATTATCAACCGCACGGCATGAGCCGCATCACACCACAACTGATTTACAGGAGAGAAAACCATGAAGCACTTTGTCGTCTGCCGCGATGAGAGCGGTTCCTATGTGCTGGCGACGAGTCGCCAGTTTGATACTCGACTGGAGGCGCTGGTGTACGAGTCTGGCATCGCGCCAAGCCGCGAGCCTATCGTAGTCGAGGGCGAGTTCCCGACACCATCACCAGTCAACGCTGAATTACTGGAGGCACTGCGAGCGCTGACAGACTGGGCGCGTGAGCACACATCACCACGCGATGCCAATAGTCCGCATGACTTGCTTGTCCGAGCTATCGCAGTGATCGACGAGGCCGAGGCAAAGCCGAAGCCAGACTTAGCGACGCTGATAAACGATCCGTTAAAACCGACATGGACGTTTCGCTTTGAGGTCACCGTGAACGCGGACAGCGAAGCCGAAGCCATCCGTCTAGGCAAAATAGACTGCGCTCTTGAGAACGGCATCGTTACGGCAATCCGCCAGTAACGGCGAGGTTAGAACGCAATCACACCAGAACATCTTTACCGGGAGGGTAAATGTGACAGTCACTTTAAAAAGTTTGCCGCGTCGCGCCATGCTGACGCTGGACACAGGTGCAGCCGCAGAGGTGGAGAAGCTGGGCAAGGGTCGCTATACGATTGCATGGCGCAGCGTCTCCAATCCTGCCGTCGTCTATCTCCAAGTGAGCGACAGAGACAACAGCAAAGAACTACTCAGTCACCTTGACGGCGTACACATCCCCAAGCTGGAACAGTGCGGGCAGTTCACTGCCGAGGAGACTCTGTATCGCACACAGTTCTATGAGCCGCTGACGGCCAGCAACAGGCCAGCATGGAACCTTTTCAAGGTGCTCCAGCGCTACGCTGAGCAAGCATTGAGAGAGGCGCAGCCGAAATACAACGAAAGGCTGAACGTGCAGCGAGTCAATGAGGACTTTGCTTCACTGGTCGAAGAGGACGACGAACTGCCGCAGAGTATCCGCGATGACGTTCGCGCACTGGTGAACTGGGCATGCTCCTACGGCGAGTATCTGATCGAGATATCCAAGCGTAACTTAGCCGTGGATGGCGAGACGCTGATACTGCTTGACCCCGTATTTGATTACGCGGAGGTAGAGCGAGCCAATCAGGAAGCAAAGAGACGCGCTGAACGACGCAGCGCCTACAGATAAACCAACTTACACAAACCGGGAGGAAAAAATTATGTGGATGAATCAGTGGGAAGTTGAGGAGGCAGCGGAGAGGTTCAAGTCGCATCCTGTGCTGGGCAAGTACGCAAGGTTTCTGGACGCGTTCAAGAATGAAGTCAACGAGCACAGCGATGGCTGGGCCTACTGGAAGCTTCCGACGAAAGCAGCCGACAAGCTGATGACTATCCTGCACGGTCATATGTTCGCGGGCATGGGCGCATATCCACGACTGCCCGAGCCGACAGATGCAGACCTGAAGAAGACGCTGGCACCTATCAAAGCGTTCTACACCAAGCACGGCAACAAGGCCGGGATGCAGTTCCCAGAGGTTCGATGAGAATATCGCGCAAGTACACAGGAAAACAGGTTTACAGGAGAGATTGAAATGGCGACACCCGCACAGCAACCCCGAGAGGACGAGCGAAAGTACCGCGTCAACGGGCGAGCCTTCACCAACTACGAGGACGCGAACCTGTACTGGCAAGTACACGGTGGCACGCTGATGGAAAAGCTGGATGCCATGACGCCGTGGCACGCCCTGCAATCGAAGCCGCACACACACTAAACCCGCATGGGCTACGGCCCGTGCGCCTATTCAAGGCTTCGCTGGAGGCTTTGAACAGGCGCATTGCCTGATACGAAAACCGGTTTACAGGAGAGCTTATTGGAAAACAGCCAACGGAAAACGATCAACGCACTTCTCGTTCTGGTGCTTACGCCGCACATCCGCGAACACTTGCGGCAGCGCGACCCGAAAGCACTGGAACAGGCCATTGCAGCGCTGCGCGACACGCTGCCCGAGGATGAGTGGCGACGCTTTGAAGAAAGCCTCACGCGAGCGACAAGCGAGGCCAGCAAGACTAAGTTACTGGTATCGCGGTTCAAGGTCTTTCTGCCGCTGCCGCACTGGTCATTCACAAGCACGGACGATGGTAAGGCTGGCGAGGTGTTCTTTGAAGGCCCCGGCATTCCCTACCTGAGTCGAAGCTAAAACACGGGGGAGCGAGTCTCCCCCGCCACACTGAAACTGGTTTACATGGGAGAGATCGAAATGAAGTACCTGTTCTTCGTGAACACGCAGACAGACTTTTTCAGCGGCTACCGGGAGGGCGACACGCTGGAGCTTGCGTATGCTGGCGAGGTCGAGCCTGACAGCGAACTGGCAGCGCATATGCGCGAGACGCAGGAAGGCCGCGAACGCTTTGAGGAGCGCGACGCTTGCAATCGACTGTTTGAGACATTCAACATCGGTCACCCTGCCGACTACCGCAACCGCAGCATGAGCGTTGGCGACGTGATTGTCCTCAACAGCAAGACGGCCTATGCGTGCGCCCCGGTTGGATGGATCGAGGTTCCCCTGCCCGTCGAGGCCATTGAGGAGGCCGAGGGACGTAAATTTAAATTACCCGGTACTGCTTGACACCGTAGTACCGAGTAAGTATCTTCAAGGAAGAGCATTGCTCTTTCGGATGCCCGTCAGGTACTACCCTCGTGAAACAGCACCCTACCGGGTGTAGCGGGGCTGGGTGGAAATCTAGTGCGGCTGGACGCAGCCGCGAGTATCTTGATTGTCCTGCGGACAAGCGCAGTCGCAGGAATCATCGATGGGCATCCGAAAGCGCAAGCTTTTTATGGGGCATGTGTACTGCGGGAACCCGCCGAATTGCCAGTGGGCTTACTAGGTCAAGCTGGTTAGGTAAGCGGCCCCGTTGGAGGTACTCATGGTGCTAGTAACATCCCGGTTCGATTCCGGCATGTCCCAACCTAGTTCACACAAACACGTTTCCGGGAGGGGAAATGGAAATCAAAGACGCGAGCGGCATCTCCGCAAAAGAGTTCTTGCGGAAAACGTTTGAGTTTAACTACTGCGAAGAGTGCCTTCAGGACGAGCACAACCACACCGTAGTCATCGGCCCCACTGGCCTATGGTTCGCGCTGTGCAAGACGCAAGTCATCTTCCGCAAGTGGCCGAAGTCCGAGGGTGGCGATGTCTTCGCCCTGTTCCCTTGCGACCCCGGCACCAATGCATATGACTGCGACAGCTACGAGCACCTTGGAGGGCATGGCGCAGCGAACCTTGACATCATCTACCGCACCACACTGGCGAAGCCTGAAGAGTACGCGAGTCTGAAACAAGAATTGGAGTCCGAGCCATACGTATATCACTTGGATGTGCGGCAGCGTGTGCCATCCAGCGCAAGTGAGGTTCGCCGTCGCAAGATCGCAAGCTGGCGGATCAAAGCTACCCACACCTAAACCTGTTTACACGAAATCAACCGGGAGGAAATTTTAAACATGAGCTTCAAAGCAGCAATCAAAGTCTACGACGACCCGAAGTATTACCAGAACGGCATTGCACTGGCGACCCGCGAGGAAGCTGAGTCCTATGGCCGCAACAAGGTGGCAGCATGGACGCTAGCCGAGGGCTACCAAGTCGTTGAGTCCGCCGAGCCTGTGAATTACCAGTGGTCATCTACGGCAGGTCTGGTATCACTCGCCCCACCTAACCCCGTGGCCGACTAAATCCCGGCCACGCAGCAACCGTAAAACCTATTTACAGGAGAATCGCAATGGGAAACGAAACGGGAGTCATCGACTTCGCAGATCGCATCAATCCGAGCAAGTTCAACTTCAGCCCCAAGCTGGTCGCCATCGTGGGCGCAATCATCGGTCATGACTACGGAGTACGCGACGGGCGCAGCGGCAAACTGTACGGCCTGAGCATTACGTCTGACGGCTTCGTCACCGCAGCCTCAACCATGTCAGACGGCGGAGGCGCATTCATCGGCAGCGCCGACGATCTAGAGCGCAACCTGAGCGAGTACCGCACCGAGCTAACCGACGAGGATCGCTCCGAGTTCGACCGCCTGTACAAGGCCAACGTCACTGACTGGCGGTCGCCAGTTCAGCCGCAGAGAGGTGGCGCATAAAATGGTTTGGTTAATCTGGGCGGCAATCATCGCCGTGATAGTTCTTGTCTGGATACACCTTGGGTGGATCGCTGGCATCATCGCAGCCATCGTCCTGTTCGCTGGCGCTCGCATCTTCGACGCAGTACAGGGGGAGTGAATGAATTTAAAGCCGTACATCACATCGCCTGAGAATGCGATACAGGTAACCGAGTGGATACGCGACAGGGGCGGCATCGCCATCTGGCAGTCCGCCAACCTAGCCGACCCGGCCCGCACGGTAACCACACCTGCACTCACTGCCGAGGGCGAACCCTGTCCTAAGCCCGCATGGTGGACGGGTACATCACCTGCCTGCATCATTACCGACCTAGCCGACGTGCTTGTCGCCAAAGACTTGCCGGTTAAACGCTTTAGGGTGGGCTTACGTCGGAGCGACGGCGGGATGCAGATCAAATGTACTGACGCAGCCACCCGCCGCATCCGCGCCGAAGTGGCCAAAGCGGGCGACGGTGCATACTACGTCTTTGATTACGCCACGCAGGAAGCGGTTATTATGAAGCCTGAGTCTCAGGTTTCCCTGCTTGAGTTCCTAGAGACGCGGACAAAACTAGGGATGCATTTGGTTAAGACAGCTTCATAATCGAGAGGTCGAAATAAATATCAGTCCATCCTGCGCCTATCCTGCGCTTCTGGCTTGCCGAGAATTTCCCCCCGCTGACACGGCAGTACCGAAAAACCTTACAAAAACATGTTTTGGTGAGACTCGACATCTCACCTATAACTCTTTACATGAGAAGAAAATAGTTAGGGAATTTCCAAGATTCTGCTTGACACCGCAGTACCGAGGAAATAAGCTGACTCTAACGACGAAACTGCATCTGACTCAGGGAGGTTAGATGCTCGCATTCACGAAACATCACACGGGAGGAAATTTAAAAAATGAACGTAAGCTTTTCTAACGAGACGACTAAGCGCACTAGCACGCTGGTCGTTGCCGACTACCCCGAAAACATTGTCCTCGACCCCCAGCTAAATGGGCGTTACGAGCGCGACAACCCTGATGTCAAGGCTGCTGTTGAAGCTCTGGCCGCAGACATTCAGGCTAAAGGTCAGGACACGCCGGTCAAGTTCCGCAAGAACGATGCGGGTCAGCCCGTTCTGGTTTTCGGCTACTGCCGCTACCATGCCATCAACCTGATTAATAAGAAGCTCCGCGCCAAGGGAACCTCCGAAGAGCAGCTTCTTAAGGTCGAGGGTATCTACGAGACTCTGTCCGAGGAAGAGGCTCTCATCACCGCCATCAGCGAGAACCGCTTCCGCGTAGGCACCTCGCCAATGGACGACTGCTGGAATATCACTCTGCTGCGCAAACGCTTCAAGAAGTCCGACGAAGAGATTGCATTTATCTATTTCCCCGAGGCGAAGCAGGGCGAAAAGAGGGCGAACGCTGCAAAGTGGGTCAAGGATCGCGCTGCACTGGCAGAGTTGGCCGTCGAAGCACAGGAAGCCGTCACCAAGGGCGAAATCAAGGTCACCACTGCGAAGCAACTGGCGAAGGTGAGCAAGGACGAGCAGCGCAAGATCATCGCTGAGAGCGCGAGCGTGGTGAAGGGCAAGAAGCGCGTCAAGGTCGCCGCTGTCCTCGCCAAGGGTAAGGGCAAGACGGCGGAGAGGGCGAAGGCTCAGGTCCAAGCCTCACAGGACAGGAAGGCTGGCAAGAAACCCACCCATACTCCTGCCCCTGCTGCCGCTCCTGTACCGAAGGTGACAAGCTCCGTCTATGAGGCGGCTGAGACTGTAGCCCGCGCACTCGATGCGTGGCTGGAGAACGCCACCGCAGACACGGAGAAGAAGCTGGTCGCCGCACACAAGGCGTACCGGGTACTTGTCCCCCGCCCGCAGAAAGCGGCCTAAGAACTACCCCGGATGAAAAGTGGTCGGCAACCACCGGCCACTTTGAAATCTGACCCTCACACAAAGACGTTTACAGGAGAGGCAATGACCCACTTTGAACCGCTCGATCCCAAGGAACATCAGCGCGGCAACGCCGGATACGACGTGCCAGACCGCTGCCGCAACTGCGGCCAACCATTCACAGATCACACCAACGGCGTGTGTCCCCAATCAGCATCCGACCTTGAACGCGACGCGCAGCGAGAGTTCCTGCTTTGCCCTGAGTGTGGCAAGTGGGTGCATACGAAGCCAGCCGAAGGCGTCCCGGCGCAAGCACTGCGAGCCTGTGACGAATGCGATGCAGTCTTCTTCATGGACCTCAACGCTAAACCAATTTATACGAAACCGGAGGAATAGAAAGTCATGACCAAGACCGAGAATTACGCGCTGGGATATCGTCACGGCTCCGATTCAGAGATGCCTGACACCCGTGGCGTGTCCAACCGTGAGGCATACTTTGAGGGCTATTCCGCTGGCTCACAGGATCGCGACGAACGGCTGGTGCGCGGTGAACCGCATATCGTCATTCCTGAGTGGATGACACCCAAGCAGGTCGAGGCTATCAATGCGCTGTACAAGCGCAGCCCGGATGGCTCACGCAACCGTCACGAGTTCTTTACCCGCGTGCAGGAAAGCGGCATCGGCTCTGACCGCTACGCCGGGATTAACTGGTGCGGCATGTTTGTCGGTATCGAACCGGACGGCTACACCCACACATAAACACGTTCCTACCAAGGAGAGATTTTTTGACTGATATAGATTCCACCCCAACGACCCCACAACCGACCAAGGCGCAGCGGGATGGCTGGAGCTTTTTAAGTATGATTGCCGGTGCGCTCACGGCCACGGCGTCCCGCCAGTTCGGGCTGGCTCACGCAATCAGCCCGGAGCATCCGATACTGGTGACCGCTGTCCTCTGCGGGCTGGTCGGCGGCGGCATTAGCTTCATTGGCTCACGTATAAAGAGACGGCGCGAATCACTCTGCGTCCATTGCGGGCAAAACCCGCTGGAGCTTGGCCATCATCCCGGCTGCACCTTGGCAGCACAGCAAACAACATCATTCACACATAAACAGGTTTAAGAGAGAAGATCGAGTGCCGCCCCCCGTTGAAATAACCCCAACCGACTGCGGAGTTGCAGTAAATAAAATTACAGGAAAGAGAACGATGAGAAAGTTTTTAGCAATTGCAACCATATCTGCCTTGATAACTCCTACGGTCTTCGGCCAGCAGCAAGCGGTCGAGGCTAACCATACACCCGCACAGACAGCACCGGCAGCAAAGCCGTTCATACTGGTGGACGGAACGCCTGTAAAGCTGAGGATCGCGCAAGCCATATCATCCTCAAACGCGTTTCACGATTACGTGGGCGAGAAGATATCTTTCGATGTCGTCGAGGATGTCACCGTCAATGGCATCGTGGTGATCGCCAAGGGCACCAAGGCTCTGGGCACTATCAACGAGCACGAGGGCAAGAAGTGGGCTGGCCGGGGCGGCAAGCTGGATGTCACCCTCAACTACGTTCGTCTAACGGACGGCGAGCGCGACGACCTTGCGGCAACCACCGGAGGCAAAGGCGGCGGACACACGGGAGCCATGATCGGCGCGATGGCGGCAACGGCAATTTTCACGCTGGGCGGCTCTGCCCTGTTCCTCATGATGCACGGCAAGGACATCACGATCCCTTCAGGGACGGAGCTTACCGCGTACACTGTGGGCGACATGGCACTCGATCAGTCCAAGTTCACATCGGCTGCATTAGAGGCCACCAAGTAAACCAAATGTGGGCCGGAACCCGTGGTAGGGTGAGCGCTTTGCGGGTTCAAATCCCGTCCGGTCCACCAACCCCTGTCAGTCTTCCCGGTTTGGTTAATTATTTTACCGAACCGGGGAATGCATTTGAATTTGAAAAACCGGAAGCTTACAGGAAAAGAGGTTTTAGGGAGAGATGGCAAATAAAATTCCACTGCCGACCTTGCTCAACGTCATGCTGCCCGTGGTGCGCAAGACCATGCTGGAGTATTTTCGGCCTGACTGCTGCGTTGCGACCTGCAAGATACTACAGGCTGTCTTCGCGGAGTATGGCTACAAGGCGCGTGCGGTCGCAGTGACCGTCCAAGTCCTCAATGGTCCCATGCAGAAGCTGGTGGAACAAGGACCGCTGCCCGAGGATCATGACGAGCGCATGGCGCTCTTCAACCAGCACGGCGCGTGGGGAGTCGGCATCGTTCCACCGGAGAATGGGCAGCTTAAACCGAACAGCTTTGGCGGGCATCTGGTACTCAACGTGAATGGCGTGCTGGTAGACGCTTCCCTGCAACAGGCACAGCGCGAACAGAAAGGCATCCTGCTCCCTGCCCTGCTATGCGGTCATCCCGGCTCCAGCTTCTTTGCGAAGTCGAAGGGCCAGCGGACGGGAGTCAAGGTCGGTGAGTGTCTGGTGAGTTACAGGCGGTTGCGGGACGATAGCTACACGACCGGAAAGAACTGGCGCGAAGAGTATGCTGGCAGACCGGAAGCGTATTTGAAGATCATGCGCCTGATGCGCGAACGAATTACAGGAAAAGAGGTTTCAGTCTAATGGGTACTATCGCACTTATTCTCATGGGCATCGCCGCATTCATCCTGCTTTGCGATGCCGGTCTTGATGTTCTCATCCTTGGCTTTCTAGGGATCGCCGTAGTCGTTCTGTTTCTGATTTTTGTCAGCCAGACCTATGCCCTGATCGCCGCCATGTGTTTGCTGCCTTGCAGTATCTACTGGGCCGTAAAGAAGGAGCCGAAAAAGGCACGCCAGTATTTCCTTTGGTGGGTCGCCAGCGTGCTAGTGTTCGTCTTCATATCGTGGCTGCGCTGGCCGAAATAAATTCCGCGCTTGACGTGTACGCGTGTGTACGCTAACATTGTCGTAACTTTAAAAACTAACCGGGAGGGGTTGAGTTTTGAGCCACGAAATTATCTACGGGTTCCGGGTCCAGCCGCGCACTCTGCCGTGGGTCCGCCACGACGGCGGGCGACGCGCTGCCGGATACTACGACAAAGCTTGGGACTGCACCACGCGAGCCATCGCCATTGCCAGCGGTATGCCCTACGCCGAGATTCATCAGGCTCTGGCCGAAGGCACCGGAGCGCAGAGGCGTACCAAGCACACTCCGAAGCGGGTGGCATCCGCCGAGCGCGGCATCCACATCAAGCGGCAGTGGTTCAAAAACTACATAGCGTCGCTGGGCTTTGAGTGGATTCCGACGATGCACATCGGCCAAGGCTGCAAAGTCCACCTTCGGGCTGGCGAGCTTCCTATGGGACGACTGGTGGTCAACGTCAGCCGTCACGTTACAGCCGTCATCGACGGCATCATCTACGACACCTATGACCCGTCCCGCAACGGCAACCGCTGCGTGTATGGCTACTGGAGAAAAATTTAAATGCCGAACGAATTGACCGAGTTACAGAAAGACGTTTTGACGAGGCTCCGCAATCGCAATTGCCTCTTCCTTGCATCCGCAACCGAGGACCACTGGAAGCGCGGAGAGGGCTACTACATCGACGACCGCGTGAATGTGCCTGCACGGCTACGTGCCAAATTCGAGAAGGGCAACCGCCAAGCGCTGGGAGAGGATATCGAGGCGAAGAAGCACAAGAAGACTTTCGTAAAGCAGCTTGCGCCATACATCGAGCTTCACTTCGACGAGCGCACCGGACTCGCATGGGTCGAGAACGGCAGCGCCGGATGCGGGCACACCTGCCACCCGAACATCGACAAGACCGGCAGCGTGCGCGGCATGAAGAAGCTGGGCTACTGGGCGCAGTCAGATCGCATGGTACGGAGCCACGGATTTATTTACAACATCGACCGTCTGGCCGTCTCCGACAAGTGGGACGAGGTAGCGCGGGAGCATTGCCGCTGCGGAGGGAAACACTGACATGCCGAAGTTAAGCAAAGAGGAGAGGGCGCGTCGCGAGGCGAAGCTGCCGCTATTTAAAAATATTCCCGTGGGCAGAGCGTTCTTATCCCCTGCCCCCGGCGAGCCAATCGTGCTGCGCACAAACCTGCCGCTCAACAAGGAAGCCAACTTGGAGCCTTGGACGCGCCTTACCGTTGACGCACACCACGGAGGCAAGGCACGCAACCTTAAGGACGGGCGCATCGTTACCTTTCTGGCTTACAGCACAGCGTTTCTGCGGGAAGTTGAGGAGGCATAGGCGTGAACTGGCTTGGCTATCACCATAGAACGGGATTGATCCAACCGCCTACTTCCGCTGTGCCGTACTGGACGGAATGCACGGCGGCGCGGGACTGTAACACCTGCGGACGCGATATCTGGGTAGGTGAGCGCTGCGTCATCTCCGGGCCGACGATTCACTGTCGGCTCTGTGGTTCCAGCGTTTCCAACCACGAAGACACAGGAGTGATTCAATGAGTCTGATCGAGCGAGTGCTGGCCTTTATGGATCGCTGGTACACGGAGCATCAATGAGCAAGTGCCCTATCACGCGAGCCATCGCACGCCTAAAGACGTTTGCAGGAATGCCGGTCCCGGTGGTCGTGAAGTGGATCGACGGCAAGCCGGACTTCCGGCAGATCGACGGGGAGACCTACGTTCAACACTACCGGTACAAGCTCTGCTCCGTCTGCGGCACCAAGCTCAAGCTGTCCTGCTACTGGGTCGGCGGGAAGGCCAGCGCGGACTCGCACTACTTCGCCGATGGTCCCATGCATGAGAAGTGCGCGGAGCTATCGATCAACCTCTGCCCGTTTCTGAATGGAACGAAACCGACGTATCGCGGCGATGACGTGAAGGCGATGCCATTACAGGGTGCTGACGAGCGGCCCGCGAAGATGTACCTCCTGCGCGGACTGACCGGCGCTATCGAGTGGCACGAGCTAGGGTCGGAGTCGGCGGCACTCTACGCTGGCAAACAACTGACAGTGGTAAAGGAGTTTTAACATGGCCTATTTTGACCGATTCGATATCTGCGAGGCTTACGCTGCGCTGGAGAGCGATTACAACGTGGGCGGCTGGCTGCACGAGAGGCCGAGCAACCGCAGGCGCAGCGAGGCGACGCACGTTCAGCTTCACCGCCTGAAGTTCAAGCCCGCCTTAGCCTTCAACGGCTTCGAGTCCCTGAGTGACAACGGGAAAGAGATTTACAGCGACCTAGTCACCAGCTATAACCTGCCCACCATCGACAACGCAGAGTTACTCGCGTGGCGCACTGAAACAGCTTTTCACGAAGAGGGTGCAATTTAAATGACGTACCAAACAACTCAACAACAGGAGCAAACCAATGAAGTCAGGCAGCAAAAACATCAACCTTAAACCTAAACCGAAGGGCCAGCGCCCCCGCTGCCTGTACTGCACCAAGGAACTAGACCCGCAGTTTATAACCGAGGCGATGCCCCCGGACCTTGCAGATGGTCGCCGCCGCACGCAGCGTGAGGCGTGGGTAAAAGGGCACCCGGAGCAGTTCACCGGAGACTACGGGCGCTTTCGTGACAGCCTCTTTTGCGGTGCGTCCTGCGGCTATAACTGGGCCGTCGCGCATGCGAAGAAAACGACGAGGAAGAGAGCATAAAGAAAATGCCGACCAATCTTTACGATATCGAACAAGCAGTCTCAAGAGTTGAGGATGCGGTAGAGAGAAGCTCCACGACTAGCTTGGCTTTCTGGACCTATGCGGGCTACATGCTATTTTCGCTGCTCGTCACTCTTTCTCTGATACACCTGATGCCCGGTGATCTTTGGCACAGCAGGTTGCGCTACTTTATCCAGTACAACGTCAACCCCAACCGGGTTCGCTACGACAATGTTTTCGTTGGCAAGCAACCGCACGACTGCGACTTCCTCGCTGCGCCAATCGGCGAGAAGTATTGCGAATACAAGCCAGTCGTTACAACCACACGCTGGGCCACATCGACCACAGGGGTGCCTATCGTTTCCTACGCTGGCGGGCCGTGGAACCAATTCACGCCGTACACAGGTGCATTCGTTCCGTTACAGCCAATGGTCGTCGCGGTTGTGGTTTCGTGGCAGAAGGAAGGAGTTTAATTTTGCGCAGCATTCGGAAAGTAACCCTGCTCGACGCCGACCTCGTCACAACCTAAAACCTGTTTACAGGAGAAGCCCTGATGACCGAAAAGCTCGCGACCAAACTCCCCTTCGGGGTCACTGTCGCAGGCGGTACGCAGCAAGAACACGACTTCCTGCGCAGACGCGGTGAATTCGCAATCGCGTACTGCGCAGCGAAGAACTGGGACGCCGAAAACCTCACCATTGAGCAGGTACTTGAAATTCGCAGCCAGCCGGGATGGAAGACCCCCGGTCAGGAGCAAGCCTGACACTACTTGACACTGCGGTGCCGAGCATGCTGTACTGTGATTTCAGTTAATTTACCGGGAGGGGTAATGGCGAAACACAGTCTTCAGGACGTACAGGTCGGCGACCAGCTTGCGCCGATGAGAGTTGACCGCGAGAACGAGTCCAAGTGGACGGGCGCTCTGCGCGGGGTCACCAAGGTCACACCTAAATTCATTTTCATGGGCAGTCAGCGGATCGAGAAAGGCACTGGCCGCGAGCCGGGGCTGCACGGTGCCAGCCACTACATCGTCGCAACCCCGGACATGATCGCCGAGTTCAATCAAAAGCAGGCAGAGCGCGACAGGCGCGAGCGCGAGGTGCAGGCATTTTACTCCCGCGAAGACTACCGCCACGCATCCGCTATCGCCTACAAGCTTTCAGCAATGACCGTCGGCCATCACCCGCTGGACTGCATGACGCCGGAAGAATGGCATGTGCTGCGAATTAAAATTTGCGGGCCAATCGAGGCAGGCGGCGAAATTGACTGAAGACGAACACACACCTAAACCAATCTCTGGGAGGAGAGAACACGCATGACCAACTCGCAACTTTTTCTTGCCATCGGCATTCCCAGCTTCCTAGTCCTCGTGGGCATTTTGCTTGACCAGCTTGGGCAGAGCCGCACCGACACCCGGCTACTCAACATCGAGGCCGACCTGCGCCGCGAGAGAGTCGGCAGCTAATGAGTCTCTACGAAGAAGTAAAAGCAACAGGCGGCTATATCGCCGATCACGAGGCCGATCTATACATCGAAGTCAACGAAGTCAACAAGGGAATCCTGTCGCGCTACCCGCTGGAGAAAGCCAACGCGACTACGTTCCACAATCAGGTGACCGGGAAGCTCTGCTACGACATCCCGTTTGCCTACGATCCGTTCTGGATTAAGAAGAACATGGCCCAAGGCCAGACCCTGCACGAGGCCGTCGCGGCGCGGGGCTGGAAGAGCCAGAAGGAAAACGACGAGCAGCGCCGGACGTGGTACGACGCGCAGGGCAACCGTCTGGGCAGCTTCGACGCCGAAGAGGGCTGGGCGTTTCTCTTTCGGACAAGCCCACAGGAGAACGGACAGAAGGAGTCTTAATGGCAACCGCATATCAGCATCCGCCAATGATGATGACCGAGGAAGAGTACCTCAACCATTTCAGCTTTGAGCCAGATGCAGAATTTACCGATGGGATTGTTGAGGAGAGGCCAGTGGGAACGATTGAGCACAGTAGATGGCAGCAAGCCATTATGCTTTGGTTTGCGCAGCACAAAAGAGAGTGGGCCATCGAAAGCCTGCCCGAGGTGCGCGTGCGGCTGCGCCCCGGCATGCACCGGGTTCCCGACGTTACCATTCTCGACGCTACCAAAGAAAGAGCCAAAGGGAAGATTGTCACCGCAACGCCGCTAGCCGTATTTGAGATACTCAGCCCCGATGAATCTATGAGGCGCATCCGTCGCAAGTTCGCGGAATATGACGAGGCAGAGATACCGCACATCTGGTTCGTGGACCCGGATAAGGGAGTATGGCAACGCTACATTGACGGCGTGCTGGTTCCTACAGAGCGCTTTCTATATGAAACCGAGGCGAGAAAAGTCTTCATGGGCATCGACTTCATGATGACGGAGATTACCGCACTAGCTCAGGGCTAAGCGCAATATGGATGACGATCAGAGAGAGGCAATACGAGTCAGCAATCAGACACGCAATCTGCGCTGCCGCAAGTGCGGCCAGATGGCGCTGACCGAGCGGGACGGTTCGGAAGTCGGCGGCATGCCGGGACTCCGCTACAACGTTTGCGGCAGTTGCGGGAATGCGCAGCCGATCACCAAGCGCCCGAGGCGCGAGAAGTTCAACACGTAAACAGGTTTACAGGAGAGGGAAGAAAATAAATGACGATCACCAACTGGGAAATCACGGAGCAGGAACACGATCTCCTCATGCAGGTTGTAGACCGGGCCATGCGCGACCTTACGGGCTATCCCGACGAGCCACGCACCCTGATTATGGACCTGACCGCCTGCCACGCCAATGGATGCCCGCTGGACTTCGCGGGACTGCTGGCGGCTCCCATGCAGGACTTTTCGCATGACGTTTACGGCATCCGTAAAGCCATCAACCGCCAGACCGGCAAGCTGACCGAGGATGTCTTCACGCCCCGCTACGCGCTGGCCAATCAACAGACAATCGACCTCACACCCCGAGGCTTGACCACCCCGGAAGGTGCCAAGCGCGTAAATACTGCTGTACAGGAGCTTGAAGCTGCCACGGTGGCGTTTGCGAATGAGGCGTCCGAGTTTTTCAACGAGCATCGCACGACGCTGCTGGAGATCGCTGACGACGAGAACTATGCCGCCCTGCGCGAAGCGATTCACCAGATGGATGCACTCATCAGTGCTCGCCAGCGCAAGCAGGACGACTTCCTTCGCGCCGTGGCGGGCCACCCGGCTATGGCGACCCCGGATCGGGTGAGCATCGTCCACGAATTGACTGAGCTTCAGTATACCGAGGACAGCGAAGGTCCGTGGGCGTTGTACATCTTCGGCGATGACGGACTGCACAGCGGATGCCAATACTTCGCCAAGGTCGTCGAGTACGAGGACGAGCAGATCGCCGTCGGAGAGGCTATGCGGCGAGCCGTTGAAGCCATCGCGCAAAAGAAAGAAGTGCGCGTCTGCGAGGGCGGCGACAGGCTTGTCTTCCACTCTCAGGACGGTAAAACCACTTACGGTGAGGGCTTCTGGGAAGCGACTCAGGCATGAAGCAGGAGGTCTACGTCACCGCGCCAGCGGAGGGTCTAATCTGCGACTTCTGTTCCGGCACTCCCATCTACGCCAGTTACCCGGCCAAGACCTTTACGCAGCAAGTGGAAAACCCAGACGGCAAGAAGCTGAACATCAATTCGCAGGCCGACTGGGCGGCATGCAAAACCTGCGCCGACCTCGTCGATGCCAGCCAGTGGGACGCCCTGTTGCAACGCAGCGTCGAGACGTTCCGCGTGAAGTTCGGCGGCATGATCCCGGAGCGCGACTTGCGTAAATTTATTTCCGATCTGCACCGCCAATTCCGCGAGAATAGGCAGCAGGTCAACTGACACAGAAAGAGATTTCCCCAGTGCCCATTACTCTCAGAACGAAAAGGGTTTTTGACTGTAAGTGCATCAAGTGCGGCCACGAGTGGAGCGCCGAGAAGAAGCCGGGGCGATGCTCGTCGTGCAAGAGCCGACGCTGGAACGGTGAAGACCACCGCTTCCAGAATCCCTACAACAACAAGAACTCAAATGTCCCCGCGAGGGCGCAGATTAAGGTCGGCACTCTCGCTCCCAGTGGACCGAACAGCGCTGCCCTGCTGGAAACGTTGGCCAGTATAAAAGCAATTATCGAGGAGATTCTTGTTCACGAAACGTACAAACGCGCTGACCTGAAAAAACTGATGCCTGAAATTGACGAGCATATTGAGAGACTGACTGCGCTGCGACGCTCCGCGTCTGCCCTGAAGAACGGGGAGTTAGTGGATGCCTAAAAGCTGGCGACCGTTTGCGGCTGAAAAGATACCAGAGGGCAATGGAATTTTATTCCACAACAACCGGTATCACGTCATCCTGCGCAAGTACCCGAACCCGCACGATGGCGGGCCGGACATCATTCACCTTTCGATCCGCGACAACGAGCGGACAGCAAAGCATGACTGGCGCGACTTCCAGCGGATCAAGAACGAGATCGTTGGGCCGGAGACGGAGATGGTTGAGATATACCCGCGAGAGTCGCAACTGGTCGATTATTCGAATCAGTACCACCTCTGGGGACTCCTCACCGGAGAACCGGTTTTCACGAGAATGGGCCTGTGCTGGGAGACGGGTCGCCAGCTATGGGATGGCGTGAGTCCCCGGCCTGTCCCAGCCGCAAAGAACGCAGTACAACGACCATTCAGGAGAGCATGACACAGACTGCCACAAGAATCGAATTCGGCGTAGAGCGCGGCGAGGGCTGCTCCTGCCGCACCTGCCGCAGGAATTGTATGTATCTTCCGGGGTTTCTCATCCCCGCCGATCTGGAGCGCATGATCCCGGATGGTGAAGACCCGCTGAAGTGGGCCGAGGTGAATCTGGAGGCGTCACCGGGAGCCATCGTCAAGAAAGACGGCGAGACCTTCAGAATCCCGACGCTGGTCATGGCTAGCAAGGAAGACGGCTCGTGCATTTATTTTGAGAAGCGCAAGTGCCTCATCTGGGAGACTTCCCCTTTCGGCTGTGCCTTCTTTGACTGCCGGTCCAAGGATGACCCTGAGCAGGACCGCATCCAGCACCAGCTTTCCCAGCGCGGGCTGAAGGCCGTCTTTGATGCGTGGCAAACCGACTCCCTGTACAAGCGCGTCTGGTGTCACCTCATGGAGTCCGGGCACGAGTCTGAACCGCCTGAGGACAAGCGGGCGAGGATGCTGGAAAGCTGATGATCACCGACATCACTGTCCCGGCGAAGCGCTGCAAATGCGACGTGTGCGGTCGCGAGTGGACGATATACGAAGACAATCCGCTCCCGTCGCACTGTCGCAATCAGGACTGCCGGTCGCGAGAGTGGAACGGTAAAAAGATACACACACAGTCACATATTCACGAAATTAAATTTCCGGCTGTGCGTGAACGCGGCAGGCGACATACCATGACGGAAACTATCGCCTTGATTGACTACGAGGAAGACCCATAAACCGGGAGGAATAAATGGCAACACTGATAAAAGCAAGCGGCGCACAGGAAGAGATTAAGCCGATAAGCGGCAACTCTTTCACGCTGGCAGAGATACAGGAGCACGTCGGCGGCTACTTCGAAATGCAGCGGATGGCTAACGGCAAGCTCATGCTCATGGACGAGGACGGCAAGATGAAGCAGAAGCCCATCAACCGGGAGGCTTCGATTCTCCTGTTCGGCAATCGTGCTGGTATTGTGGACTTCGTAGTCGGCAATGTACTCGTCGGCACGAAGAAAGAATTTGGTGGGTAAATGCTGAAGCCGGTGTACATCAATCTGGTGATTGCTGTGGCCGTGCTCGTCATACAGGTTTACGTCCTGATTACGTCGAAGCGAGCATATAAGGCTTGGAACAAAGTGTTTTATTTACTCAACGAGCGCATCAAGCGCGTTGAGAAACTGACTGGAATTCACTACGAAGAGGAAGAGGTAACGAAGAATGGCAAGCCCGCAAGACTCGATCACTGAGTGGCTGACCTTGCTCAGTAAGAACTGTCGCAGTAACGGCGTGCCTGAGGGCTACCACTACGCCGGGATCGGCGACTTCCTGACGCAGCACGGCGTTTGGTACGAGCCGAAGCCGCTGCCGAAGGATATCCGGCGCGGTATGCCGAGGCAGTGCTTCTACAACGCGCTACAGGTGAGCCGGAGGCGCGGCTATCGGTATGTGGAAGGATACGCCGTTCCCGACATTAACAATCTGGACTTCCCTGCCCACCACGCGTGGAACCTCGACCACGACGGAAAGGTAATCGACTGCACTTGGGATAAGCTCGGACGGGCCTACTTTGGCGTCACGTTCCCGGTGGACGTGGCGAAGGCGGCGCTTGCTCACGATGGCAGCACTGTGCTCGACAATATCCATTCAGACTTTGAACTCTTTAGAACCCCTTTCTGTGAGGTGATAAGTGGACGCTGAGACTCCAGTTACCGGATACATGAAACCCATGGATGATGATGGTGTGGTCCTTGCCTATCTGCGCATGGACCGGAACGGAACGATCCGCTTCATGTGGCTTCCGGAAATCTTTCGCGAGATCAATGGCGTGCGGATGGATGACGGGACTCGCTCCGACATCGTGGACTTGCTGCGCCTCTACGCCAACAAGCTAGAGAGCAGAGAGATGGACGCCCGCTTGCAGCACTTCGCTGACATCAACGTCAAAGGGCATCAGGCATGAACGCATGCAACGTTGACAACTGTACGCATACTCTGCGAACATAACTGCATCACTTACCGGGAGGGGTAAATGAAAGCCTTTGCTTATTTACGTGTATCTGGCCGGGGCCAAATTGATGGCGACGGCTTTGATCGTCAGCAACTCGCCTGCGAGAAGTACGCCGCTGGGAACGGCTACGAGATCGCCGAGGTCTTTCAGGAGAAGGGCGTATCCGGCACCAAGGAACTGGACGACCGCCCTGCGCTTGCGGAGCTATTCGTAGCGCTGGAAGAGAACGGTGTAACGGTCGTCATCATCGAAAAGCTCGACCGGCTAGCCCGCGACCTGATGGTGCAGGAAACGATTCTTGCCGATATCCAGAAGCGTGGCTTCACGCTCATCTCAGCGTATGAGCCGGACCTGTGCAGCGATGATCCCAGCCGTAAACTGATGCGCCAGATCATGGGCGCGATAGCCGAGTATGATCGCGTGATGATCGTGCAGAAGCTTCGCGCCGCCCGTCAGCGCAAGAAATTAAAACACGGCAAGGGTGAGGGTCGTCATGCCTTTGGTGAGAAGCCGGAAGAGGTCGCCACTATGAAGTTTATTCTGGCGTGGCGCAGCACCGGGTCAACGGCGAAGCATATCGCAGCGCACCTCAACGCCGGGGGCCACAGGAGCCGCTCTGGCAAGCCGTGGCGCGGCACCACGGTGGCAAAGATACTTCGCCGCATGGAGGAGCAGTATGCCACAGCTTGAGAAGCCGCTGCTGTTTGAGAACCACACGATTACTTTTGCACCACCACTGAGCGATGACGAGTTTTTCGAGCTTTGCGTTCGCTACGATGACATGAATTTTGAAGTGACGAAAGAGGGTACGATCCGCATGATGACGCCATCCGGCAACGAAAGCAGCGAGGCAAACGCAGCGATCATCGCGCAACTATATAGCTGGTGGAGTACCCATAAAACCGGGCGCGTTTACGACTCCAATACGCTGTTCATCCTGCCTGATGGATCAAAGAAGGGGCCGGACGCTGCCTACATTACCGCTGAGCGGCTGGCAACCGTACCACGCGAGGCGCTGCGCAAGTTTGCACCCGTTTGCCCGAACTTCGTTATTGAACTGATGTCAGCTACGGACTCGCTGACAGAGGCGATAGACAAGATGCACGAGTGGAGCCATAACGGTGTCGAGGTAGGCTGGTTGATCGACCCCTACAGACGGAAGAGTTATTACTTCATCGCGGCAGCGGCGGGGGCGGCGGCGATAGGCACACCAGCGAGCGAGATGGAGGGTTCCGGCCCGGTTGAAGGATTCAACCTCGACCTGACCGAAGTGTGGAGAGTATACGAATGAGCGAGTTAAAGTGCAAGAACTGCGGTCGCCCGGTGAGGGTGGACAGGATTCCTGAATTTTGTGGGGAGATGGGGTACGACGCCGTTTACCACGATGACGGCGGCGATGCCCTGTTCTGCTATGACGACGAACGCACAGAGGAAGCAGCACTGGAGGCCGCATGAGGCGGCGGTCCCGTCGCAATGCCCTCGACCTGCCCGTAATGAAGAGCCAGTGCGCCACGTGCCCATTCGGCCCCAACGGTGACCCGACTGTCCACGCAGGCGTCGTAAAACGAAGCACCCAGTTTCAAGGCTCACAACTCTGCCATCACCCGGCACTGCACGGCAAGCGGGAAACGCATCTCTGTCGCGGCGCTCGTGATTTGCAACTGAAAATCATGGCTGCTTTCGGCATACTTCCGGCTCCTACCGACGAAGCTTTTAACGCGAAGTGGAAAGAACTAAAGGAGGCACACGAATGAAGATGGACTCCCTGTTCATCGTGCGGCTCTACGACGGCATGGATAACCAGTGGATCGATGTGTCCGGCCCCCTGCCCTATGACGAGGCGAATAAAATCTGGCGGGAGAAGACCGACAACGGCACCAAGAGAATCTCTTTCGACGAGATCGACTACTACAGAGTTTTCCCCGCTGACACGGAGATGGTGTTCAGCAAAGGGGTTGGTGAGCGATGATCGAATTCAGGAAGAAGCTGCACACCGTCAGGAAGGTCGAGGTGGTCGAGGTCTTTGTAGATGGCCAGTTCAAGGGCGCAATCTACCCCAACAACGATCACACCGGCATTCGTTTTCTAAGCAATCACTTTGAGGGTGAGCCGGTGTACGAAGATGACCTTGGCCTGCGCTCATGGGAATTCGTTTGGGAGAGGCACTGATGGACCTCGCAGACATACAGCGGATCGCAGACGGAAAAGTCTGGTGTACCTGCGGAAACAATGACTGGGAGCAATTCCTGTACGTCGGCACGTCACCAGAGGCACTCATGGCTGGCTGCAAGAAGTGTGGCAGCGTCGTGATGCGCAAAGGCGACCAGTGGGGTGTACTGGCCCAGCCTGCCAAAGCGCCGCCGCTTCCCATCGGCGTGATCCAAGGGGCACTTGGCCGCTGCGTCATTATCCACAACAACCATCCCGGTCTGGCATGGAGCGGATCGCGCTGGGTGCCGCATCGCGAGGGCATCCCCACTGGAGACACGCAGGTCTGCAACTTTGCAACCTATACCGAGGCGTTGGAGTACATCGACGAGCACTTCAACGCCTTCTACCCTCCGCCGCCAGAGTGATGAGCGCACCGGGGCAGCTAAAACGTTTTAGCTTCCATCTGACGCTTTTCCTTGGCTCGCCGCGCCCGATCCGCCGCCGCAAGCTGGACGCTGATCTCCAGCCGCTGCAATATGTCAGTCTTGGCCAGCGGAAGCTCGTCATCAAGGAACTTCAGGAGCCTGTGATACTCGTCGGGTAGCATGGTGCCCTTGCGGGCATTGCAGGGCTTACACGGATAGTCGAGATTGCTGAGTTCGACACCACCGGCCCGTCCTAGCGAGTGGGCATGATCCACGGCAACCTGTTCCAGAGTAAAAAACCCGTTGCAGTACTGGCAGCGGAAGTAGCCGTCGTAGTTCCCGCCCATGGCGGACAGGACGTGATCCCGGAAGGCGTCCTTGTCGAATGGCAGGCCGGGGAATCCCTTCTTTCTGATTCTCACCAGCATGTTGTCGTACGTCTGCCCGGTGACGCGCAGGAAAACTGATTTCACTGCGTCCTGAAATAAAATCCCGGAGCCGGTCTTGTAACGCGCCCTCTTCTTGAAGTCGCCCATTACTGAAACCGCTCCTTGTAGAGTCGCAGCGCCTCGTCTGCCTGCTCAACCGATTTCCTTACCGTGGCTCCGGGTTCACCTAGAACCGCCAGCATGACGTTGGTCCAGAAGTCGCGCTCGCATTCAAAATCGTCGCGCCTCTCCTGCTCGATTCGCTGTGTTTCGTAGTACTCCTGATCTTCTTTGCTCAGAGCCATATTGCACCTCAGTACGGCACCGTTCCGAAGCGCTCGTAAATGTCGCTCACCAGCCGCTTCACATGGCGGCTCGCACGCCAGCGGGTTGGCTTGCCGTCGATCATCTGTATCTGCGCTCGCTTGACCGCGTCGATTGCCTTTCGCGCATGCCCTTCAAGCTCCGGACACTGTTGACTGACTCGCATGGCCGCGTAGCAGAACTTGGCCATGTGAACTATTTCTTTCGGGATGATCGGCTGCTTGGCTTGTTCTTTGGTAGGCATTTACAGTCTTCCTTGAAGCCCAGACCCGGCACCAGCAGTGTTCCGGCAACCTCGATCACGGGCAGACCATTTTTCTCCAGAGCAGATTTAAAATCGTCGAGGCTGTACGTCCTGTGGCCGTGCTCCGTCAGCCACGCATTCATGTGCCGCAATATGACCACGACGCCACCCGCAATACGTGGATGGCGTTCGCAGTTGTCGCGCACCCAGACGCCAATCACGGAACAGTAACGGTCTTATGCTGCTCAGGCACTGCGTCTTTGACCGTTCCTTCCGTCACCGGTTCTGGCGTTTCTTCCTTGCTGTCGTCGCCCTCTTCGTCGTCCCCGTTGGTTGTGGTTTGCGCCTGCTCCTCAGGATCAGGCAATACGTTGGTCGTTTCGTCGCTCACTTTGTGTCTCCTTTCGTACACCGTTTGCTGGCAGAGCACGCACCTCGCCGTTTTCCACCATGTAGAAGGCCGCTCCCGGCAGGCTGGATGCCTGCTCCGAGGTGTCCGCGACCAGCAGAATGACCTGCTCCAGAAAGCCGCGCTGGATCATGTCGTAGAGTCGCGCATTCAGCACGCGGCGGATTTCCGGCAGGAACATGGCGACCTCGTCGATCACCACCATGCCGATGTTGGCCGTCTGGCTCACCGCGCACTGGAAGGCCAGCGAGAACATGACCTCTTCGGCCCCGGAAAGCTCGCGCACCGGAATCACATCCTGACGGGCGTTGGTTACGTCGAACGAGTACGGCTCAATCGAGAGCGCACAGGAGTAGCCCCACGCGCCCATCACCTCATTCAGCTTCGACTCGAAACCGCCAATATACTGGCCGATGAGCTTGGCTTTGATGCCGCCCTTGTCGAAGTACTTGACCAGCCGGTCCAGCGTCGCTGCCTTCTGCTTCAGGACCGCTAGCTGTCCCTGCTTGATCGCGATCTCCTTGCGCCGCTCCTCCGCGACGATCACCGGGCGAAGCAGGCCGGACAGCCGCTCGATCTCCAGTTCGATTTCAGAGATGCTGATATTGAAGGGGGCAAAGTCGAACAGCGTCGGACCCGGAATGTCGCGTTCCGCCTCTTCGATCTGCTTCTTCCTCTCTTCCGCCTGTTCATCGAACGTGCCCAGTTCCTTCAGCGCCGCCTCGTGCCTTTCGATGAGAGCGATTGCATCATCCACGTCGCCCAGAGCTTTGATTTTCTGCTCGACGACGCCCAGCGTTCCGTTGGATTCCCGGATGTCCTTCTTTAGCTTCTCGCTCAGCCTTTTTAAATTCTCCACGTCCACCGGCTGCTCGCACGTAGGGCATTCCTTCGCGTTCCATGGCACCGCCTCCAGAGCTTTAAGCTGGATGTCGTAATGGTTGCGCAGCCTTAAGGACGCCTCGCGCTCCTTCATCAGTCTGTCCAGTTCCGGCTTGCTTTCCGCGATCTTGCGCAGATAAACCAACTGACCTTCTTTGACCAGCTTGTCCCGGATCGAGTTCCCCCGGCGATACTCACCGTCGAGAGCCTGCTGCACTTTATCCTTGGCCCGCTGGCGGGCGGTCTCTTCTTTGCTGGCCTCCGCTACCGCCTGATCGCGCTCGCGCTGCTTCTCCCGACGCTGCTCCCGTAACTCTGCCAGCCTGCTTTGCAGCGAGTTGGAGTCCACGTCTTCAGGAGCCGCCAACGCTTCCGGGATCACGAATTCCTTCACCTGCCGGTTGACGATCTGGCGCTCGTCGAAGAGCTTCTTGTATGCCAGATTGATCGCTGCGAATGGTTCGCCTGTGAAGTTGACAGACCACTCGCCGAGGACCGCCTCCACGTCCGCGACGATCTGCCGGTCGAAGTCGTAGTGACTGGGAAGCGCCAGCCCAGCCAGCAGGTTCTTCTGCTCTTTCTCGTCCATGCGCAGGAACGCGTCGGTGTTCAGCACCACCGTCAGCGCGGCCTTCTGCCGGTCGATCTCGTCGTCAAACTTGGTCGGCTTCCAGCTTGGATCACTCAGGCAAACTGTTTTCTGTGTGCGGCCCGCAGCGTTGGCGTTCAGCGTGACCGTGCGTTCGATCAGATGACGCTTCGTCTGGAAGTCTGCCGTGATCACCGCCCTAGTAGCGCCGCGCTTAATCTTCGAGGCGTAGCCCCGGCCCTGCGCATCGAGGCCGGTGGTCGATGGTGTGAGGCACATCGAAAGACCTTGCCCAATAGTGGACTTCCCGGCAAAGTTGCTGCCGCGAATCACCACGAAGGCGCTCTCTCCGAGTGACAGGGTGGAGTCTTTGTGGATACGGAAATTTTCCAAGTGCAGTTTGATCAGCTTCATATCATTAAGTCGCTTCCATCCGGGATCGCTCCAACGGCGTCCAGAAAAATCTTTTCCAGCATTCGCTCCATGGCTGCAACGAGGCTCCTGTCGATCTCTCGCATGTAGTCCGGGTCATCGCGGCGAAACTGGTACACAAGGTCCAGCGTTACCCAGACACTGAAGGGTTTGCCGTTGATCTTCAATGTCAGTGCGCGATAGTCGCTCTTTCTGTACTTGACGGTGGCAAATACCGGGTCGTCTTCGTATTCAAGTTTGAGTCTCATCGCATATCCCGCTCTCCGTAGCTTTTGTGAAACATCGCTAACTTGGCCTCTTCAAGGAAGGCGAACTTCTGCGCCAGTTCTGGAAGCTCTGTCACCCAGCCCATTCCGCTGTGCCCCTGACCGTCTTTCATGAGCCGAAAAATAACGACGCATTCAGCCATCTCTTCGGCCAGTTCCATGGCCTGCACTAGGACTTCCGTGGGCGTGCGTTTCTTCTGATCCGCTTCATTGCTCATATCTATGGCTCCCTTATGCGACCACCGCCCAGATAACTTTGCAGGTAGCATGCAGCGCCTGATCTTGGTTGAACGTCAGCTTCCCGTCGCACTTCGCGTAATCGATCACAAAATGCAGTACGAATTCAGCCAGTCCGATCACAAGGCTTCCCGTAATGAGGTAGACCATGCCCGCCTGAATCATGCAGTGCGCGAACATGCACTGATACCACGGCACGCCGGAAATCGGATGGCGATGATCCTTCCCTCTGGCGAGGAAGTCTCCTTGCAGCGGGAAGTCGGCCAGCGCATGCCCGACCATCAGCGCGAACAATCTGGGGAGCACAGTCATAGCGCCAAATCCATCATCGTGCGCAGGCACATCGCTGCCGTCTGCGTAAGCTCTTTACGCATCTGCTCCAGCCGCACAGCCCGTTGCGCTGCATCCAGCTTGTTGGGGTTGATGACCACCAAATCCCAGAACTCTTCCAACTCTTCCTTGATGACTGCATAGGCTTCGTGCGCACTATTGATGGGAGGGTGGATACTCATGGCACGTTCTGTTTCGGCGGTGATCTCACTGGCCCGCATCAGCATTTCCTGATCCATTACAATTCCTCCTCGTCTTCGAACTCTTCGTCATCGTCAAACTCCGCCTCCGGCACCGCGTCGAGCGGTTTCGACACACGTATAGGCGATTTAGGGACTTTCACCACGGCATCCTCGACCGCTTGGTCGAGAAAGCTGCGCTTGTTGGTTTTGAGGTAGCGCCTCAGCGGAGTGGACGACACCACCACGTTTTTCATCCACTCTGAGTCATCCGGATTGCCAGCCGCGTAGTCGATCAACAGATCGATGATCGGCAGCGTCGGATTGACGCCATCGCGAAGCTCCATGCGTTGATCGATGAATTTAAATACCGGATACACCTCCGACTCGACTTCGACGTGGTCGTAGACGTACGCCTTGCCGTTGTAGTCCTTGAGTACGATCCCTCGACCCCTCTCCTGCACGTATGCCCTCATCACTTGGTTATTTTTGCGGCTGAACTGCGCGTACCAGAGATTGAAGTTGAGCCGCTGCGCCATGGTGAGTTGCATGTTCTCGTTGTATTGCGCGATGGGGCACTTCAGGTTCGACAGCAGGGGGCAATACCAGCAATGCGTCCCGGCAATGGCTTCGATCTTGTTGCCAGCTTCGTAGTCGGCGTGAATTTTAATTTGCCGCTCGCGGCCAGCTTTGACGGCTGCGATCAGATCAGGTATCTGGTCGCGGGTAAATGTAACTTCGCGAGTTACCTTTCTATAACGGACGAAGATCAAGCGGAAGATAACCTTCTCAACCCACTGCCAGTGCATGAACGTCAACAGGGCATAGGTTTTCGCTTGCAGCTTGTCGCCGGGTTCAAAGGGTTTCGGATGCGTTTTTAAATCGTCGATCCGCATCGTTGCTTCCACTGGAAATGCATACAGCGCGTCCAGCGTGCCGACGGTTACTGGCTCTTCTCCTGTATCTACGCACGTTCCCTTAATCGCATCCGTCACCTGCGTCGGCAGAAAGTGTTCATCCAGCGACAAGGTAAGTTCTGTCGCCAGCACATGTGTAAAGTCAACTTCATAAGAATCTCTCATCCCAGCCAGAATGCGAGCCGCGAGTGGACCGGCACCGGCTGCTAACTCATCGAACTTTGCTAGATCAAGTGAAACGCGTTCCAATGCGCAATAAGCAACATAAGCAGCGCCAGTCTGGTGAACTTCCTTGCCGCGTGCGGAGTCCAGTCCGCCCGGTTGCGGATGGCCCTTGATCACCGACTCGACATATAGCTGCGGGCAGCTAGTTAGAAACTCCGTCGATTGGTGCCACGGAGGAATTCTTTGTATCTGTACGAGATTCATTAACTCCTCCTTACGCCTCGCCGTGGCCTTACCCTCACCTTGCCGTACCTGCCGCGCCAGACCGGGCCCCGCCCCGTCGAACCTTGCCAAGCCTTGCCCTGCCATGCCAAGCCGCGCCGCACCGTACCCGGCCAAACCCAGCCACGCCGTACCGTACCTGCCACGCCACGCCTGCCTTGCCTTGCCTTGCCGCGCCCGACCGCGTCATACCGAACCGCGCCATGCCGCGCCTGCTACGCCTCTTAAGAAGGGCGGCTACTTTGAGACAGTAGCCGCCCAGTGAAACCTAGTCCTCTACAAGCTCGAACGTTCCCCAGCCCACTCCGGGAGAGCGCTTTGAGTCAGGACGGCCCTCGCAGATTCCCACCTGTTTACCGACACGGTGAAGGAGGTTTGCTACATCGTTCACGCTGAACTGGTCGGCGTCATACTGGAGCTTAATTTTGGCACTCCAGTTGTAGTACGCCGGTCGCACAGCGATATACGGCTGACCGGTTTCCACGCGAGCCACATCCTCCTGCTTAACAGGCTCGCCATAAATGCGAACAAGTGGATGCTGCGGCTCAATTGCGTCCCATCCATCAGCAATCACAAAGAGGCTGAGCTTCGCTAGCGTCATCTTGTAATTCACTAAGCGGCAAGCTGAAATCAGCGCGTTGCGAATTCCCCCTGCATGAAACCCGTCCCAACCTTCCTTGCTGATGTAGCGGGCTTGCATGTAAAGAGCGTCTGAGTCCATGGGTTCACGCACCTTTCGCGCACCCTTCGACGCTGTACCTTCGGCGATAGCCTTCAACTGCGCCTTAAGTTTTGCCGACATGCGATGGACCACCAGTGGTGCTGTGCCCCGCACGGGAAATTCCACAACCTCCAGCCTTGGAGGCTTGATCATGATGACTTTTGAGGCAGGTGGAATTTTGGATTTTAATTCGGCAGTGTTTACTTGCGTTACATCCACTGTCGGCTTCAGTTTCGGATTATTAACAGCCATTTTGTTTTCCTCATTGTGGCGTCTAAATATGCGCCCGCTACGAGCTTGTCGTAAGAAGGGCCGCGTTTAATGCCACCGTTTAAGGGGTTGAGGTTTTCGGGAGAGACGGTTTTAAAAAACGTCCCTCCCGGCTTACTTGCCACGCCTTGCCCGACCACACCCAGCCGCAGCGGGCATTGCCATGCCTAGCCACACCTGCCGTGCCGTGCCCGACCGCGCCCCGCCAGACCTTACCCGACCACGCCCAGCCTGCCGCACCGCACCACACCGCACCACACCTTGCCACACCTTGCCATACCTGCCTTGCCGTGCCATGCCATACCGCGCTTGGCCGCGCCGGACCCGACCACGCCTCGCCTGCCTTGCCACTAACCAGCCTGAGCGACAACCCGCCGCCCCGCTGTTGGACCCTGTTTCGTTGGTCCAAGTTTCGTCGCACCTGTCGCACCATCCGGTGGTGGCGGCTCTGGCGGCTCTGATCTCCTCCCTTTTGCCGAAAGCAGCATGCGCCCAATCCTTTCCTGTTCCTCTATAGGCAACTCGCGCACTCGCCTTACCTTCGCCGCCAGAAGCGTTTTTAGGATGTACTCGAAAAGCGCTTGGTGCTGCTGATGACCTCGCATGACAGCTAGGTTGCGCTCGATCAGATACGCAACATCGTCTGTTTCAAAATCGGCGACTGACTTTCGCTCATCACCGCGAATGTCGTACATCGTCTCCTCCAAAACCCGCACCGTCACAGACATCACCTTGGGTTCCACTTTCACAACCCTTAAACTTACCGGCATAGGGACCGGGATTGACGCTGAATGCACAGCTTTGGCGCTTACTTCTTTAGCTCCTGATTGCGCGTTACCCTCCGGTTGAGGGATGGTTACTTCTCGCCGGAGAACTTCTCTTCTTGCGGTGCTGACTAGCGCTCGATTCACCTCGTCACCAAAAGCCCTCCACGCTAATTCCTCCAATTCGGAATCTGAGAAATGGATTGTTTTTCGAAGCTTAGAAAGCGCGGCTGTGGTGCAATCCCCTGTCTCGTCGATATGCTTGACTACGCGCAGAATTTCATTAGCAAGCGACATTCTTCTCTCCCAAGATTTCCGCCCGCAGCGGGTTCTTTTTTAGTGGTATGTAGTCGTTATTCAAACGCCATACGCGGTTGACTCGCGCATGATTACTGACTCGCCGCGACTTCTCCCAGCGACCAGTGAAAACAAATTCCTTGCCGCGAAAGATGCCGCCTGCTGCATTACCCAAAGCTATTGGGTCCAGTCCTTGACGGATCATTTCGTAGAACACGTCGTCGTACGTCACCTCGCCGAAGCTACGGGCTACACGAATAGCGCAGAGCCGCGCTAGCTCCACAAGCTGCTTGCGAGGTAGGGACGCCAATGCAATTCCCTCCTCCTTCTGTCTCTCCCCTTCGTTCAAATCGAAGTTCAGCGATCCCTGCATGTCGTTATGTTTCATGGCTGACCTTCGGCTTCCTGAACTGCTCCACGTGCGAGCAGGTTGTGTGATGCCCGTACTACAGGTTTCTTAGCTGACCACACTTCTATGCCGCGTAGTAGTTCCCCGATTGGCCGAAGGTTAGGGCAATCTTTGTCGATAAGGTAAGCGGGGCGAGGAAGCTTCACGGTATTCCAGTACTTTTCGTTTTGCGCCTCCCAACCAAACATCCAACCTGCGAACATGACCGAACGCTGACGGTCCCAATAAGCTAGAACGAAGATGTCTTCCGGGTTATCGCGCTCTTTCGGCCTGTGAACGATAAGGCCGTAATGTAATTCGGTGCGGCCTCTGATCTGAATGTTTCGACCGAGGTCTGGTGGACGATAGCTACCACGACTACTCAGGTCATCCATGTACGCATGCCATGGGAGGCTTGTTAATAGAGCCGCCGCAAGTTCAGGAAAACTGCCTGCGCGGTGCGTGGCGAGTCCTTTTTCAAACGTGGTGTCGTCGTGGCCGTGCGCAGACCTACGCTTCAGTTGCGTATTTCGCGTCTGCCTTTTTAGGGCGTACCGTTCAGCCAGTCTGACTCCGTCGTCCTCCATCACAATCGTGATGGAACGACCGTTCATGACGCGGCGATAGCTCACCGCAACCCTCTGATCACCGTCACTGTCTTTTACCGTAACCATAGCGGTGCTCCTCAGAAGGCAAAGCTGTCGTCCTGATCTTCCATCTCCTGCGTTTCCGGCTGCGGAGCGCTCTGGGCCGTCCGTCGCGCTGACTCCTCCTTGCTGGGACGGCCACGCCGAGGGCGGGCTGTTGGCTCCTTATCACCTACGTTCGCGCCGAATTCAAAGCCGGTTCCCTGTGGTTCGTCCGTCACCACGCTTGCGGCCATAGCTGCGTCTTCGGCGTCGTCGTGCGGCTGCTCTGGCGGCGGTGCTTCTGCAACTGGTACTGGCTGCGGTGCTGCTGCAACCGGCGCTGGCGGCTCCTGCACGGGCGGCGCTGGTGCAGCCGTCTTTACGGGCGCTGGCGCTGGTGTTGGTGTTGGTGGCGTGCTGCGGGGTGCTGGTGCTACTTGGCTACGCAGATATTCCAGCAAGTCTTTCGCTCGCCCCATGTACGACTGGCGCAGCAGGCGTTGCTGAGTATCGTTCTTTTTGAGTTGGACGAAGAGCGCGTCGATCTCCTTGTCGAAAGGACTCCCGAAGACTTCTTCGATGGTCTTGTCGCCGCGCTTGATCTCCTGACAAAGCACTCTCAGTGTGACGAGGTGCTCCGTCTCCAGTTCCTTGGGGCTGGGCACGCCGACCGAGTTCAGGATCGCCCATTCCGTCACACCCAGCTTGTAGAGGTAGTCCATGGCTTCATTCACACGTGCTTCATGCGACGGAGCCTTGCCTACGGCAGCGCTCATCGCGTGCTCGTATCCCGGAGTCCACAGCGCCTGCGGCACACCGCCTTTGAGCACGGCGTTTCGCCTCGCCACGGACATGGCAGCATTGAGCGTGACCACGATCATGTCGTCGTTGTAGCGCTTGCCGTCCTTGTCCGTGATCCGGCGCGGCACTTCGATGACGTTGAACAGGTTGCTCTCGTAGTCGATGAACCTTCCTTGCGCAGTAACCGTGTTGGCGTCGTCGCTTATCGCCCGCGAGCCTGTCTGGCAATTCCTCCAGCAGGGCGCTACGACCTCCGCAAACCGCACGCTGGGGCCGATGATGCGCTTGTTGGCGCGAGGCAGCGAGTAGAACATCAGCAGCGCGATGGCCTGAGAGGGAGCGGCCCACTCCTTCAGCCGGTTGATGAACTCGCTTGGCTTGCGCCGCATTCCGGGCATATTCGCCGTCTGCACACACGCTGCATGATCGCTCTGGTTCAGAGTCGCCAACGCAGATGGGGAAATCTGGGCGATCTCGTCCTGTTTATCGTCAATCGCTATGTCTTCGGGATCAAGGATTTCTGGCATCGTGGCCCTTTCGGAGGAAGAGGAGGAAGAGGAGGATGAGGAGGAACTAACATCCACTTACTTTTCTCAGAGGAGGAAGAGGAGGAGGAACTAACATCGAAGTTAGACCAGAACCATGCCTCGACTTAGCGCAACATAGTCCTGAAAAAAATCTGTGTCAAGGTAGTATGGAAAAAACCAGTGGATAAAGTACTGTCGCTATAAGTTGAAAAATTATTTTCTAGTATCAACCGCCCGCTGGTTTTGCACATAACTACGCACGGAGGTACTTGACAAAGAGTAAGTCGTGACTAAGATGGACAAGTCCGGCTAGCTACCGGATGCCAGCCATCAAGCGTTGCGAAGATTGCGGGCCAGATTCCAAACTGGCCCCTTTCACTTTTCCGCTAAGACTGGCGCAACGCACACCCCTGTTGCTTGAAGAGAGTGAGGGGCGCACAGATGCAGTGTGTGCCGACACAGCCGTGTGCCTAAGGGAGAATGGCGCAATGACGAAGACGGAATACGCCCAGTATTTAGCGTCGGAAGATTGGCGGGAACGGCGCAAGAAGTTTATAGCCGAGGCCAATAATGAGTGCGAGCGCTGCGATCTGCCGCGCTGGTTGGCATCACTGGTCTACGACCAAGACCTGCACGTACATCACCTAAACTACCAGAATCTTGGGAACGAAGAGTCGGACGACTTGGAAGTCCTATGCCGCCGCTGCCATGAGATCGAGACGTTCGGTCGCAGCGACTACGGGGAAATTAAGAAAGCCGAGTGCTCACTTTGCGGCTTAGATCATTTCAATATTTATTCCGATTACTGCGGCAGGTGTCGGCTACTGTGCTCGATGGATGAGCCGTTCTTTTTTAACTTCGACAAATTGAATAAGACAGGGGAACTCTGGTGGCGACAGGAGATTAGCGACGCTATTATTCACAACTACATCGATATTCCCGTGCTTTTAAATGAGATTGCTCTTACGCTTCGCAAGTGCGACGACCAGCGCCGGAATTCTTCACATAAAGAAAAGGGTTCGCGAGAGACATTACAGCCAGCCGTGCCCGAGGCTTTCTGATGGCTCTCCGCGCCGTACCAGACCACCCGAAGTTCGCTGAGCTTATGGCGACGCTGAACCTGCCCAAGTTTGCGACGCTGGGCATTCTGGAGGGAGTGTGGCACTTCACCGGGCGCTACGCGCCGCAAGGGAACGTCGGCAAATACTCCGATCAGGCGATAGAGGCTTGGGTGGGATGGACCGGTCCTGCGGGCGCTATGGTACAAGCGCTGGTGAAGTGTCATTGGATCAACATAGACGCGACGCACCGGCTCCTCGTACATGACTGGGATCAGCATGCGGACAAGGCGACTAAGAACGCACTGAAGAGAGCGAACCTTCCATTCTGTACACCCGCTGTACGTACAGAGTACGTACAGAGTACGAATGGAAATCTCAATCTGGGTACGGCATCCCGCCTACCAGAGCCAGAGCCAGAGCCAGTACCAGAAAAATCCTCTCGCGCAAAAAAGCAGCGCGAGGGACCGAAAACGAAACCTGAGACAAAATCCGCAGCGGTTGAGAGTCGCCATGCAGAATTCAAAGCTGCCATCGAGGCATATTGGAAATTTAAGAATCCCGACGACGAAATGCCATGGGATGGGGCAGAAGGCAAAGCTCTAGGGATGTGGCTCGCCGCCAGTCCCAACACCACCATCGATCAATTCAAAAAATACCTGCGCAACCGCGCCAAGTCAGAGGTGACTCCCTCTGACCGTCCGTCGCTCTGGATTCGCAATATCACGAGCTATGCCGCTGGCCCACTTGACCGCTACGGCAAACCGCTCACGAAAAGCAATCAGCCTGAGAAGTTACACATCCCGCGCAAGCCAGTGGAGCGGGAGACGGACCAGCCTAAGCCGCTGCTTATATCCCGGCCCCCATAAAAATATAGACACCTTGAGCAAGCCGGTGGAACTGGTAGTTAACTAGCTGAGGAATTAATGAGATGAACCCACAAAGTTATAGGAAAAAGCCATCAGAAAGCACTACAATAAGTGCAACAGGAAAGAGTAGCTACGAAGGAATCGCACGCATTGCTTTTGAGATCGGTAAGCGACAATCTGCCGACTTGCGGCGTATTCGGGATGCGCTGGACGCGGGCGATAACGCTATGGCGCTAGCACTTATGCGTGAATTCTTCGTACTTCATAACGACGGGAGTGTAAATGAAACTAAAAACAAGAAAGCTCAGTAGTGAGCAACGGGGGCGGCTCTGTCTGGAAGTTCTGCGTGTCAGCACACCCAAGCAGGTAGAGTTGGGCGGTCTCGATACGCAGCACGAGGAGTGCGTGGAAATTGCGCGACGCAACGGGGTACAACTCGACTTAAAGAAGCAGATTAGGCTACCCGGCGTCAGCGGCAAATACGTGAAGGATACGCCGGAGATTGCGCAGCTTAAAACTGACTTAGAGTCTGGTGAATATTACGGCGTGGTGATGGTCGAGGATACGCGCTTAATGAGGCCCGACGAGCCGGAAGACCAAGTGTTATTGCAGATGTTCAAAGATAACGCCATCACAATTTTCACTAAGACTGCTGCATACGATACCGGCTCCCCGGAAGGGATGATGATCTTCCAAATGCTCGCGCTCTTCAATGGACGCGAGCGCCGTTTAATTAAACAGCGAACCTACACTAAGCGACTGGGGTTAAGAGCACGCGGACTATGCCCATCGTCGGAATTAACCTTGCCATACGGCGTTAAGCAAGTACGATACCGCGATGCTGATGCTGATCGCTGGGCATACGCTTACGACGACGCCAAGATCAGCCAAGTACATCGCGCACTAGACCTCATAATTGAAGGAAAATTAAATTATTTCCAGATCGCAAAAGAAACTAAGCTGTCTTACCGTAATCTGAAAAGAAATGTCCTATGTAACACCGCGTACATTGGTTACCGCACTTATGATGCGGAGGTTGATCCCTCTCTTAACAAAGTTGTAGACGGGCGATTAATTTCTCAAACCAGAGTGCGCCGCCATGAAGAGGAGATCGAGAGAGTCCGCATGTTAGGCGCGGACGGTAAACCGGTGCCTCCAGCAATCCCTCCCGACCTGTTCTGGCACGCGCAAAAAATCATTAAACATAAAGCCGGGATGAGGGCGCGGCGCAATTCGACCAGTGTAGATCACTTTCTATTTCGCAACTTTCTTCGCTGTGCTCGCTGCGGCGAGCGTTTAATGACTCGCCCCCATCATCAAAACGGAATCGTCCGCGAGTATTACATCTGCCGCGCCTCTAGGGGAGGATGGCACATGAACAGTAAGAATGAGATCAGCAAGATTGAATTAAAGTGCGATGCCCCACAGATTCGACGGGAAAAACTGGATGCCCTTCTAGATATAGAGGTCGCCGAGAAGCTGCGCGATCCGTTCCGACTGTTTGGGATGCTCAAAGACCACGAGGCGGCGGCAAAGCGTGGCGATAATGGCCTGCGAATCGAGCAAACCAAAAAAGAGATCGCGGCAATGGAGGACGAGAAGCAGCAATGCTTCATCCTGTTTAAGAAGAAGATGAGGGGGTATGGCGAAGCGGAGCTTGACCGCGACTATGAGCGCTTGGACGTGGCGATTAAAGCCGCGCAGCGAGTTCTCAACTCGTTGACCCCTGCGGCCTCCATGATTTCAGCGGATGAACTATCTCTGGCGATGCGCCCATTCGACAATTGGGGCGTACTGAAGATGACGATAGATGAAAAGCGGAGTGCGCTCACCGCCGTTTGCCCAATCTTCAACGTTTTAATCGAAGGCGAAAAGGGACGTGGCAGGACGGCGGACGGGGCCAAAGTCCTTGGCTTGTGGGTGGGCTTGGCAGACGAAGACGACGAAACTGACAGGAGCAGCAGACAGCCGCCATCGGTAAATCACGTAAAATCAGGCAGTTCAGAGTTGGTCAATGATTTGTCACTTTGCTCGATGCAACAACTCACTGACCAACTACCTATCTACATTCCTTTCAGTGTTTTACAAGACGCGGCGCACGCTTAAAAACGTGCGTTTTTCGTCTTTCTGGAGGTATTCATGTCTACCCCGGACGTAGCCTTTGAACGCGGCCTGCCCGCTTCGATTGATGCTGAGCGCTCCATACTTGGGGCAATTCTACTCGACAACGTCGCGTACTACGAAGCCACTGAACAGATTGAAGCCGACGACTTTGCGCTCGACTCCCACAGGCGCATTTTCCGGCGCATGGGCGAACTCATGGACACGCAGCGTGCCGTTGATATCGTGACGCTCTCGGAAGAACTGGCGCGACGCAAGGAGGTCACCGTCATTGGTGGAGTCGCCTATCTCGCATCGCTGACCGAAGGGCTACCACGCCGCATCTCGATTGATGAGTACATCCGCATCGTCAAAGATAAGTCGATGGCGCGGAGCCTGATCGGGATTTCATCGACAGCGATCACCCGCGCTGCCGACCAGTGCGATCCAGCCGAAGAGGTGCTCACCACCGCGATTGAGGCGATGGAAGACTCTCTGGCGCGTGACAGGAAACGCAGCGGAAGGGGGATCGACAACATCCTTGCCGAAGACGGTCCACGCTTTGAAGCTGAAGCTGCGGCCCAGAGACAAGGTGTCCTCGGCGCTTCCCTGTTTACCCCCTTCATCTCGGAGGCGACTTCCGGGATTCAGGCCGGAGAACTCTGCCTCCTGTGCGCTCGTCCGCATCAGGGCAAGACGGAAGCAGCCATACAGGCCATCGTCGAGAATGCGCGTCGCGGCCTGCGCGTCCACATGTTCTCTCTGGAAATGAAGTCCAGCCAGATCGTGCGCCGCATGGCTCGGTATATCGCCATGGTGCCCATCAAACAGATGCGCGATCCTCGCTGTCTTACCCCAAACGAAAAATTCCGGCTCTTCAAGGCGCGGGAAGAACTCAGCAGCCTGCCGATTGTGATCGACGATACCCACGAACTCACCACATCAGACTATCGCTCTAGGAGTGTTCTGGCAGCGAAGCGCTGGAAGGCTGATCTGATCGTCACCGACTACGCGCAGCTACTCATCGTGCCCAAGGCCAAGAACGCGCTGGAGGAAGCGAAGAAGCAGGCAGAAACGCTGCGCCACATCGCCCGTGACTACTGCCGCACCTTGGCGCTGGCCCAGCTTCGCCGCGCCCCACCCAACGACCTGAATAAATACCCCGACATCGAAGACATCTACGGGTCATCAGCCTTTGAGCAGGCGGCGCAGATGATCCTGATGCTGCACCGCACCCGAAAAGAGAAGCGCTACACAAACGAAGACTACTGCATTATCGGGAAAATGCGTGAACTGCAAGAGATTCAGTCGCTGGGTATCAAGGCGGAACCATGGGGAGCGTTTCGCGACAGATTCGACGATACGAGCGAGTTCGATGGCTAAACCACAGTACCGCTTCAAGGTCGGCGACCAAGTCTGGGTACGCGACGCCTCGCACGGCAAGAACACGGGCGGCTACACGATTGTCCGGGCGACGGTGCGCGAGGTTCATTATCACCCGGATCGTCACCCGGCGTACCCGCATGGCGAGGGTTACGCGCTGGACGGCGATCTCTGGTGGGACTGCTATCCCGGATGCCGCGTATTTGCGACTCGCGCCGAAGCTACAGCGGCGCGGATGAGAAAGGCGACTTATGACACCGCTGGCACTTCCTAAGCCGAAGGACAAAAAGAAGCAGTTGCCGGAAGCAGTCTACGTGTACCGGAGTGGAAGAGAGGTCTGCAACCAGCAGACAGCAGAGGGCCGTGAGATTTACAAGGGCCGTAAAAGAGCTATGTGGGAGCGACAGAATCACCTCTGCTGCCTGAAGGATTACATTCCCAGTTGCCCCGGAAATTTAAACTGGGCCGACGCCACCTTCGACCACGAGATTCCGCGAGGTTATGGTGGGGGATCGCAGGACGACCGTATCGAGGTGAAAGAGAAAAAGAGGAACGGCCACGCTAAGGTAAAGTGGCAGAACGGCGCAGCGCACGAAGCATGCAATATGAAGAAAGGTTCGCGCCGGATCAACTACAACGCGAAGCGTAACGGCGACATCGACTGGGAGCTTATTCCCAAGACAACACGCAGCGGCAAGGTACTCTTTCGCTGTCCACGCTGCGGGTACGAAACACCGGCCCCAACGAAGAATCATGAATGCTGGAAGGAGCATAATTAAAATCATGGCCACTGAAACCGTAGTGAAGACGCAGCCAGTGCCCCGCCGCATGGCTCACCTCCCGGTCGATCCTGATCGCTTGTACGTTGTACCTTGGTTTGTAGACTGGATCAACGGCAAGCCTGAGTTCCGCGCCATGGACAGGCGCAAGTATGTGCAGGCCATCAAACAGCGCCTGTGCTGGGTGTGCGGCCAAAAGCTGGAGACGCGCTTCGCCTTCGTAGCCGGTCCTATGTGCGGCATCAATCGCACTGCATCGGAGCCGCCCAGCCATCTTGAATGCGCCCGCTGGAGCGCCCGCAACTGCCCTTTTCTCAGCAACCCCAACATGGTGCGCCGTCAGGATGATCGGATAAACAATGCATCGATCACCGAGCACTCTCCCGGCTTCGCGATCACGCGCAACCCCGGCGTGACCATGCTCTGGATCACCCGTGAATACGAGTTGTTCCCGGACGGAATGGGAAAGTACCTGATCACAATGGGCAGGCCGCACGAAGTGGAGTGGTACTGCCGTGGACGCGCCGCTACCCGCATCGAGGTGGAACAGTCCATCGAGAACGGGATCGTCGCACTGGAGACGCTGGCGCGGGCAGAGGCGGGCGGTCTGGAAGACCTAGTGAAGAAGCGCAGGCAGTTCGAGAAGCTGCTGCCAAAATGAAGCATGGCGGGAGCAGGAAGACTTGAACTTCCAGTCGCGGGTTTGGAGTCCGCTGGTTTGCCAATTAACCAATGCTCCCATGGTAAGTACGGATTTTACAGGTTCGAAACCATGAGCGACGACGTATTGCTGCGACGCCTCTACTACGAAGAGAACGGGCAATGGATGGAAGCTCGTTACTACGGGCGCAGAGTCGTCTGGGTCGGTCCTGCGCCGGTTCTCCTTTTGCATCTCTGCCGCTGGCCTTGGAGGACGCAGGAGCCGCCATCGCTGGCGCTGGTCAAAGAGGGTCCGAAGGCGATTATCTTGTATCGAGGGGCGATTGCTGCCCGCCAGCCGTGCATCCTTGCCTGATGTATGGCTGGCCTCCCCTCTCCGATTTGTCTTAAAATCCCTTGCATGGCACGAACACCTTCACAGAAGTGCCGTCACGGTCACGAAATGGGCGGAGACAATCTGCTTTGGCATACCCGCTACGACGCCACAGGGAAACAGTTTTTAGTGCGTGAGTGCCGGACCTGCGCTAACAAGCGCTACCGAGAAACCCGCAGGGTCGAACGCACTGCCGCGAGGCGCAATCAGGAATTGGATCGCCAAGCGCTGGCCGCAGCCAGTATCGCCAATGAGTCCCAAGTTGCCTGACGACGAGATGGAACCGGAGGGAATATCAGAGCGCCCCTGCCAGCCGGGAGGGGCCAAGAGGGGCGCTCATGATTTACAGGAAAGGACGCCAAAATCGGTAGGGAAACCGACTCTATCGCCTAGTTAATTGTCTCCGGTTCACCCGGCGAGGTCAAGGCTTCGTCGGTGAAGCGCTCGTACTGGAAGATGTACTCGACCACTGCTTCGCTCCAGCCGTCGATATGCACCCAATCCTTGTAGCCAATACCGTTCTGGTAGCTGGCCACGTTGATGAAGTAGCCCTTCGTATTCTTGACCGGGCCGCTGATCGTCTGGTGCGACTGCTCGTCAGTGATTACGATGCAACGGTCGTAACCCTGCTTAGCTGCCGCCTGTAGAGCGGTCTCCGTGCGCGTGCCACCATGCGGAGTTGCCCGCAGGATCACATCGCGCAGCGCAAAGCCACGGCGCGGAGGAACCAGAACAGCCTCGTCAGAGAAAACAACCACCTGCACCTCATCGCAAATCTCCCGCAGCAACATGGCCAGAGCGCAGGCCGCGTCATTCCGCATGATCTCCGACTTGCCGGAAACCTTGGCCTCCATCGAACCCGAGTTGTCCACGATCAGCACCGTCTTACCCGGCAGCTTGTCATGGTCACCCAGACACTTCAGCATGCTGGCTTCCAGTTCCGGCTCCAGCGTCGGCGCGTACCGTGCCGCCGTGATGAAACGAAACGGCAGTACCCGCTCCACCTTCATCTTGCTCAGGCCCTGACGGATGGTCTCCACTTCCACACCCGCCTGTTGCATGTTGCGCAAATTACGCAACAGGGCCAGAGCACCCAGCTTCTCTTCCTTGAGCAACCGAGTGAAGGTCTCCTTTTTGTCAGCACCCGCCGAAAGCGCTACCTCCCACGTATCCGGCGACTCCAGTTGCTTGTCGGCCAGCTTCTTCCACACTTCGGCCTGTGCCTCATCCTTGGGCTTGCCATGGATCAGGAAGAGCACGTCACGCAGCTTGATCGACGCGCCGTCGCTGTTCCACTTGGCCAGCGTGTAGGCGTCGAACTTCTGGAAGGCCGCGATCAGTCCACGCTTCATCTGCGCAGTCAGAGGCTGCTTTTTGGGCTTGCCCTCCTCCTGCCAGTAGAGCGCCAGCAACTCGCCCATCTCATCGGGCCGCTGCACGACACGAGCGATGGCGTCAGCGACTACGGCACGCGTGGCCTTGGTCTTCTCCCGGATCAGCGCCACCAGAAGCAGCAAGGGCACGTGGCGCAGCTTCATCTGGGTACGGGCCTCGTAGGCGATCTCCACCAGCTTGGTCGCGCCGTCCTTCCCCTTCAGCACGTCTTTCACTTCCTCTTGGATACGCGTGGCGATACTCTGACCGTCTTCGTAGAATTGGTCCTCGAACAGCATGTTCGCCATCACCGACCGGCGAAGCTGGTGAATCGGGTCGATAAAAACTGCCACCGCACCCTCGTGGGTAAACAAAAGCGCCTTGCGACTTGCTACATTGGTCCTCATTTCATTACCTCCCGAAAACTGGTTTACACAACAGAAAGCCACTCCTCCAGTCAAAGAGTGGCTCTCTCTTATATCGGGCGGAACAAGCGGGGCAGTGACATTTTTACAGTGCTCTACCGTTGAGCTACACCGTGTTGCCACGATGACGGGAATCGAACCCGCGACCCCTGTCTCTTGAAGAAGTAACTGTTCCCTACACCAGCCCGATTTTCTTTAGAGAGCCGAGAACCTTAGCAACGGTTGTGTTACCCAGCTTATGCGGCTGGTTTGTGGGATCGAACCACATTGCCCGAAGGCAATTTACCCGAAGTAACCGTTACGCTCACTACGGCTCAATGTTTAACTCGACTCCTGCGTGGCCGAACAGCCACCGAAGTCATTCTCATCAAAGACGTGCTCAACTACCGCGTAGGGTGGCCCATTAAACCACCCCTGCATCTCTTTCTCGTCGCGACTCACATTGCGAATCGTCGTCTCGGGCGGGCCGGGAGTGTATTCCACCACCTCTCCGTCATCCAAAAGAATGGCAGCGACGGTGCGCGTGCCGATATCCGTACAGCGCCATTCTTTCTTGCCACACCAGAAGTTCTCGCCGATCACGAATTCGCTGTGCTTCATAACCTCAATGTTTAGATCGGGCGGAACAAACGGAACAGTGACGTATGCGCTCTACCAACTGAGCTACACCATATTGCTATGGTGGAGGGATTCGAACCCCCGACCTCATCCTTAAAATGGAAGTAACTGTTTCCTACACCAGCCCGAACTTTTAAAGGCCGAGAACAACTCTGTCGGAACTAACGACCAGTCTCCGTGTTATGGAGTCTTCGATTTGAACGAAGTAAGTCCCAACTTCACTACGGCCTAATTCTTACCTCCAGAGGAACAAACGCGAACGGTAGCTTTTTTCAATATGAAGTAACCGACTCGCTTCACCATCTGGAGAAATCTTCTTAACCCTTGATTCCGAAAATCTGCACGTTGTTACGTGGCGCGGGAACTGTTCGCACCCACTTAGGGGTGAGATTAATCAGCCGCGTCGCGAACTCCGCTGTTATCGATTCGTCCTGTTCCATCTCCTGCATCAGGTCACCCAGCGAATCGAAAATCTGCCAGCCGTTAATTCCCACGAAGCGATTAAACATCGTGTCGTAGAAGGCGAACTGGCGCGGCCAGTTTTCGTCATTCTCATCCAACGCGATTTGCCTGCCGAGATCAACGAACCTGATCATGCACCTTCCGTGCCCTTTCCATGATCTCGTCCCAGTGCTCGTGGACGTAGTCCATGTATTCCTGCTTCACCGTTCCATCCTCCTCGCAAGCCTCCGAAGGCCAGCAGCCGGTGAACGGGTCGTATTCGATAACGCCAAGCTGCATCTGTCTAATCTGCCACCCCGCCATCGGATAAAACATCAATCCGCTTTTAACCTGCCATTCGCCAAGGGTTGATCCTCGCGGCTTTATGTAAATACCATCTCCGCCGCCAAGCTCAACAACAATGCCGAATTGCACTTTCTGCCTCATTCAGCCCTCAATCTTGGAGGCGGGAGATGAAACCCTCATCATCGACATGGCCGAAGCCAGTAACGCTCGACAACGGTCTAAGAATGGGATTCGAACCCACGACCTCCGAGGTTTCACCCCCGGCGCTCTACCACTGAGCTATCCCGCCCCAACTTTTAGCCCCCGGAGAACACTCGCTTTCAGGTAGCCCTTGCGGGCTATTCGTAGTGAAGTGGCACGAAGTACCTGACAAGCTTTCACTACCGGGAGCAAATTTAAATTTATGCGTTGCGGAACCAGCGTCTACGGCATTGTTTTCTTTACGCAGAAGAAGTATCCGCAAACTTCACCAGCAACGCATTAACCTCCAAGGTGTCCACCTCTTCCGGCTGTTGAAGCTCCTGCTTCACGGCCCTGCGGACACGCTTGTTATAACCTCTTTTGATCTGCCTCCGAACGCCGGGACGCCAGTGCAGAAACCTTCTCCATCGCGTCAGCGCGTCGTGTTCATCTCCGCTCTTCATCGGCAGTTCGTGTCTAGGCATTGCTGCCTCCAAATATCGTCTCGTCCCCCGCGCCGGAGCGATTGCTATTCCGGCCTTTGCTTTAGCGTCCGCAGTTCACTACACCGCAGAGCGAGAACTTAGCTGTGCAGCCATTGAGCTACCGCACAAACAAAAACCCCAAGTTCTTAGGCTTGGGGTGGAAACGTTGAGGTACGACCCAAGCCACTTACACGGATGTATTCTGCTGCGGTTTTCCCGCTCGCATCCAGTAACCGTGAGTGGCTAAGATCGTCATTGCAAAGTTAAGCTAACTTGATACTCACTATCGTGTCAAGCGTAATTACTTATACAAAGTAATTATCGGTGGAAAACTTTTTGGTGGGACGAGGGGTGATCGAAACCCCAACTTCCCGCTTAAAAGGCGGGTACTCTGCCACTTGAGTTATCGTCCCACATCTGGCAAGGCGGAGGAGAGTCGAACTCCCATTCTCGGGATGAAAACCCGATTTCCTGACCGTTAGAAGACCGCCTCAAAACTATGGCGGAAGCGGAGGGAATTCAACCCCCGGTGCCTCTTTCGTAGGACACGCCAGTTTTCGAGACTGGTGACTTTAGCAACTCGTCCACGCTTCCGTACTTCTGGCGGAGGATGTCGGATTCGAACCGACTCTGCCTTGCGGTCAGCAGGTTTAGCAAACCTGTGCAGCGCTCCAAACTCTGCCGATCCTCCCGCGCAAATAAAAACGCCTTCCGGCATTCGGAAGGCGCTCGCTGAACCTAATTAGACCTTCAGCTACACGCCTCCGCTTTCGCTCAGAGATGAGCTAGAGGACAGCGAACTGAGGTGTTTCATGGTCATAACTCAGGTATGGTTGCACGGGCCGCACTGGAGTGTCAAACAATAGCCGTCTTATAGCTCGCCACTAAGGAGATTGATCATCGTCCCGAAATTCAGTCCGTCAGCGAGATCAACCAATGGCTGTACTAGCTCTGCACGGCGCTGATTATCACCGTCAGCCCTGAGGTACTCCGGTTCGATCTCCGCCGCTTTGCGGATGCCAAGCATCATCAGCAGAATATTATTCTTTACCCAGTCAACGTCTCTGATTGGATACTGATCGGAATCACTGTGCGCCGTGTCGAAACCGTAGACGCTTCCGATTTCATCATGCACGCAATAGGTGATACCGCCATGCACCGGGATGTAGGTCAATATGCCACGGTTTCCCGGCTCGATGACCGGCTTCTGCTTGAAACATACGTAGCCGTTATATCCAACCGTTAGGCCGCGAAACTCCGGTAATTCCTTGGCGATCTCATCAAATTCATCCCAAACGTGGGGCTTTATTATCCAGCACTCTTCATCGTCGAGCGTAAAGATTTCCATTGCATCTTTTCGCAGCCATGAATTCTGGGGGCCGCGTTCCGCAACTGACTGCTCTGTCCGTTGGCGGTAATCGATAGCAAGCTCCTCGATCCTGCGGGCCATATCTTCTAAGGCGCGGGTTAGCTCGTCATCCACGTATCCCCTCCCGAAGCTTCACTCGAAATCCATTCTCTTCCAGTTCCACCGATCTGACGAAGCGACGAAGGGCGTAGCCATCTCTTTCTCGATCTGCTCTTTTTCAACCATGGGCGGAATGATCTGCACCAGCTTGTCTACCTTCGGGCACACCAGCCCATCGACCCGGCCAAAGGCTTCGCATACCCATGGCCGCACCGGGTAGATCGTGCAGCGGTAATTGTCCTTGTCCAGAAAGCCGCAATCCAGTTCCCCGCGCTCCTGCTTCGCCAGACGCCTGCGCTCTTCTGCTGGCAATGCGTTCAGGTGCTCGCGAATTTTAGGAACCCGCGCCGCAGGGATCGGCACCGGCCCGCAACACATCGCCGTACAGGATGCGCAGGGTAACCGCTCAACCATCATTCCGGGAAGCAGTATTTCGCTCATACAAGTCCATCAGTATCTGCTCTACGGCTTCAATCGCCTGCACATCGCCGTTCGCCAACCTCTCCGCTACTATTTTCGTCACCATTCCCGTCCAAGCCGCTCTAACATGATGCTCGTCGTAGTTCGCCCCGCGACAAAAGTAGCGATCTAACGCAGCGAAGCCTTTGTCGATAAGCGGCTTGACTTGCTCCGGTCGGTGTTTTGCACCGCTGACAAGTACGTCAAGAATGCTGCTGGCTTCGTCGAAATCTAGGAGTTCGATTTTTACAGTTCCACCACACATAGCTCGGTCCCTCCCGATACATGGAATACAGTATCCCTCATTCCGCCGCGATGCGAATCCGGTTCCTGAAAAACAGTGTATAGGCGTGACGCGTATGGGCGAGAAAGGCTTCGCGCTTGGACGGGCTGAGTCTTCTCTGTGTATCTAAGGCTAAGTCCACATGTTTCAGCAACCCATCGATATCCTCAGCATCCACGTAGCGTGAACACTCCGCGCACGCTGCCCAGTAGTTGATGGAACGGAGCACAAGGTTGGTTGGTCTTGTAGCTTTAGGCTCGACGTACAGAACGCCCGCGCTTTTGGACTCCGCTTCGAAGTCCCTGCACTGATACCGGCGCACGACAGCGTGACTACTGCAAAAGTCGCACTCGTCGGTTTTTATGGTCACGCCTTCCCCTCTTTGCCTATCGGAATCTCTTTTCCGTCCTTGATGATCTGCTTGACTTCGATCAAATCCTGCGCAAGCAGCCAGTCCAGCGTCGCCTGAGGGTCTTCGGGGGTGGGTGGGTAGAAACAGGTCACCAGCCCCTTCGGAACGCCGTTATCGTCGCGCATGGCCCCCTCAAGGCCCTTGGCCGTGCCCGCCATTAAAGCCAGTCCTCCACGCATCACTTTTTCGAAGCTGGAGGCAATGTACTGAATCTGTTCCTTGACCGGGCGCTTTCGCTGTTCCGGAGTCAGGTGCAGATGTATCCATGAATCGCCGGTCTTGTAGCGGAAGCGGGATTTGGCCCATATCTCGCCGGTCTCGCGATCTTCGACGATAAAGCCGCGCCAGAACGCATCGCCCGCATTCCGCGATATCGCCTCGGCGATTTGGTCACTGAGGACGACGAGGCACCGGAGGTTTTCCTTTGGCAGGTTGAAGCCGACCATGTTTTCGTCCACCTCTGGCTCTTTTGGGTTTACTTTGCGACTCATCGATGTTTCCTCCAAAGCGACGGTCAAAAGCGGCCAGATCGCGGTTCAGTGCGTGCAGGCTGGGTTTAAAGCCGTGCTCGATATTTAATTTCAGACACGCCGCCGACAGCGCGATGTCGCTCAGCATCCGGTTTCGTTCCAGTATCTCTTTGACGGAAACCGTAAGCAGCATATCGTCTGCGCGTCCACATCCCGGAAAGCCAGATGGGCACTTCACCATGTCCGCCTTCGGCAGGCCACAGTAGATGCAGTCCATGTTGCTTTCGGCGATCAGCCCGCGCATGATGTCGTTCTCCTTGCGCAGCCGCTCCAGTTCGCTCATTTCTTCAGGTGTCATAGCAACTGCTTTAACAGACAGCCGATAGTTATGCCAACCAGCAGCGGCAGCACGATATCTTCTAGCAGTCTGACAGTTCTGGGCGTCATTGCAGCACCGTCCTGTTGGCGATCTTGAGAAACGCCTGCTCATCCGTCTTCAACATCAAAAGCTGGCTCAGCAGGACATCGGGCATCGGCACGTCGTGCGCGTCGATTGGATGAGCACAATACTTGAACTTCGGCTTGCCGTCTTCCAGCAGGATCACGTTGCCCGACCGGCTGTTGCAGTGCAGCCGATAGATGCGCCCATCGATCTCCTGTTCGACGTAGGCGTCGTCCGTATACTGCCTTACCTGCGACGGGGTCAGGATCGTAAACAGCAGGTGCTCAGCGCGGAGGGACGCGGCCTTACGCTTCGCTTCTAGCTCCGCGAACCGCTTCACGCGTGCAGCCTTTTCTTCGGCTGTCTCCGGCGCTTGTTGGCCAAGGTTGCTGTAGATGATGGAGTTTGCGGCAGTCGCCCCGCTCTGAATATATGCGCCACCCACCAGTGCCTGATACCAGTTCGTCACCTCGTATTTGAGGTTAGAAACGTTCTGATACTGGTAAATGATGTGGGTCTCGGGGCAGTACTGGCCCGTCACTGCGGTGGGTTGGTAGATGTACTGGATATTGCTCTTGCTGTTGCCGGTCGAGCTACCCAGACCGCCCCAGAATCCACTGTTTATCCACTGGCTGTAATCAACCTTCAGATTCACGACGCCCCCTTGATCATTTTGATCAGGCTCTTCTTTGCCGTAGGCGGTGGCAACGGAGGCCACGAATCCTGATTTGATGGCACGTACATCTCTTGCGCGATGACGCATTTGCTTCCATCCTGCTCGCCGACGCAGGTGACGCGGCGGTAGTACACGCGCCGTAAGCGATAGCGATTCCTGAGGTCACTCTCTTCGGCATAGACGTGGAACCCTGCCTCGTACTCTTTACCATCGCTGGCCCTGATTTTTATTGGAGGTCTTATCAGATTGGCAAAAAGCCACTTGTCCAGCGCGACATCGCCGGTCATGTTCGCGAAAGTCAGCGACTTCCTGCCGCCGCCGAACTCCTTCCATCCGTCTACGATCAGGTCCGACACCTTTGCAGGGCTGCTGATGACTTTTGTCAGGCACATTTTTAAATTCACTCCCCGTCGAACTCTCCGTCCATGGCACGCGTCGCAATCTCGTTCAGGCCAAGCCTGCGACAATCGCGCACAAGGTCCATGATCGGCGTAGCGCTGTCACTTTCGAAATCGGCATATCTGCCGCGTGTGGCGTCATCGATCATGTCAGCCGGTGCGTCGGCTTCCATGAGAGCTTGAGCCAGCCTTGCTTTCACGTTCATCGCTAGCCACCAATCATGGGCGCGTGGAGAATGATGCGCTCGGCGCTGGGATCGAATTTGTCGATCACCTCGCCCTGTCCGCCCTTGGCGTCTACCTTGTAGGCTAGATAGCGCTTCGCCCTCAGTTCATTGAACCGTGATTGCGCGGCGGCTACCTGTTCAGGATTGTTTCGGTCCCACTGTATCCGGCTGTCGCCAGACTCATCGAGAATGCACAGGGTGCCCTGTCCAAACTCGTCCCTGTAGCGTGCGCTGTTTTCCAGAACGTACGCTTCCAACGCTTCAGTTGTCATTGAGATTTCCTCCCGGATCGAAGGCGCAGGATACCGCGTTCAACCCAGCGTTTTCAAGCTTAAAGCGACAAGTACCGAAAAATAAGCGGAGTGCCTGTCAAGTTATTTTTTCTAATACTGAATTTCAAGCACTTACTAAGCGCAAACCCGCATAAACACTGGGCATTTCGTACTTTTTAAAAATGCGCTTGAGATAATAGAGATAGGAAAGGACACAAATAAAATGACTAACGGACAAGTAGAAACACAGACAATCAGCAAGTACGACCGCACCTACGGAGGGTTGCATGACATCAGCCTCACAACCAAACCATCCACCGTCAAGAACGTGCAGACATTGACCGGCAAGAGCGAGACGTTTGTGGTGCAGACCCTTCGCCATGAAGAGCTTGGAGACTTCATTTTCATCGAGTGCATGGACGAGAACGGCCTGACGCGTCTGGCGCTGCCGCCCAAGGTTGCTGCCGCCATTGCCAGCCAGCGGGACTCGCTGACCAAGCGCCGCCGCTCGATCAGCAGCAAGGCGGTGATGCGGCGTCGTATGGACGAAGGCTGGGTGCCGACCTTTAAGAAGAGAAAGGCGTAACATCACGCGGCCCCGCCAGTCCCGGTGGGGTCACCTTCAATCTCAAACGCTCTGCGTATCTCAGTATAGGAATGCGTACGCTCCTTCCAGAGCCGCCACTTCAGGAACTCCCTTGCGTGAGCATCGGCCTCTTCAAAGGAGAAGAAGAACCGGGGAAAGCTGTCGTGTCCGTCCAGTTCCAGCGGCCCATCGACGTTGAGTTGGATGTGGCCTCGGTCGCAGTAAGGCGGGCGCATCGAAAGAAAGGCGTGGACCGGCCTCCCGTCCGGGAAGCTCACATGCAGGTTGAGATAGCCGAACTTGTCTCTCTCCCACCGCGCTTCATCGATCTGCTTAATTCCCTCTTCCGGCGTCATCGGGTCACCTCGACTCGAAACCTTGCCACCTCGCGATTGCATTCGGGCAGATAGCAATATAGAACCAGTTCATCTTCACGAGTCATCTCTACGCGCAAAGGCGCTGTCGGATGGCATTTCGCTCCGAGTTCCACAGGGAAGTCTCCGCACAAATCACATCCATTTACTTCTGTCATATCCAAGTCTCCACAATTTTTAAGTCATCGCCCTCAGAGCGCGTCAGGCAGGCCAGCCCGAACGGGATCAACGCCCGGATTTCATCAAGAGTGTCGGCCATGAAGTATTCGCTGCTGGCCTGCGGCTCCGTCCTGTTACGGAAGATGTCGTGCCGACGTGCTATGTACTTGCCGGGAAAGTCACGGGGGTCGTAGTAGATCGTCCACACGCTCATGAAAAGCTCTTCCTGTGGCTCTCGGAAGTACCGCTCAGCATCCCACATGCTGATGCGCTCGCCCGTGTCGGTAATGCAGCCAAAGCCGCCTTCAGACGGCTTGGCAAGACGATTCGCGACGCTGATCCCCCACTTGGAAGCGATGCGATGCATCTTCCCCCTGTAGAAGACATGCGTTGCCTCAAGTATGTTGCACTCGTTCATTTCACCTCTTCAAATCCATACCGCTCAGCCAGCGCCGGAATGTCGGCCCCGCGAACACCGTGCAGCGCGACGTAATGGCGTGGCACCATAAATCTTCGCCCTGATCCCAGTACCTTAATCTCGACGCACTCGCCCAGCTTTGCAACATGCCCTTCCATCAGTTCCTGAATCTGCGGGTCGTTGTAGTGCAGTGGTTTCCCGCACGCGCACATCTTCTCAGGCATTCGTCGCTCCGATCTTGCACGGCAGGCGCACGCTGATCGGGTCGTCAGGGCGACCGGCTGCGGTGACCAGAATGCTAAAGTTGCAGGTCGTGCAGGTGACCTTCCACATGCCACACTCTGGCGCGGGATAGGGTAGCTCCACCTTGCAGCTTACCGGCACGCCCACGGGAGCGTGTATGGCAATCCCGTTGGGGAAGTCAGGATCAGGTGGACACTGCGCCTTGCCCCGGCCTGAAGGGATGAACTCGACGGTTTTATCAGTCACCATGCTTCGTCTCCCGCACCACTTCCGCAAACGTAAGCTTGACGAAATAAATTCGCTGGCCGTAAGCCTCCGACTGCGCCTCAGCTTGACCCCAGTACTTATCCAGCTTTTCCTGACTGGTGGATACCATGGGGATCGTCCCCGCTGGCACGTTGCCCTGCTTCAGCCCGAACAGGCCCGACCCAAACTCGTCCCGGCCTACCCATGCGTAGACTTCAAACTCCTGCACTTCCTTCGGCGGTTCCGCCATTATCTACTTCTCCTCTTAACCAGTTGTTTGGTCACCACGCCAGCCACAAAGCCGACCACGGCATAGATCACCCAAGAGTGGTGCATATCACCCCGCATCGAACCTGCGAATAAATTTCCCGCACTGAGCACAATGAATGTCGCCCTCACGCCACAACTGTTCGTAGTTGCGCATTTCGAACTCGGTCGATCCGCAATCCGGACATGCGGTGTTGGCTACGGTAACGCTGCCATGGAGCATAGGATTATTTTCTGCGTCAGACATCTTCAGTCTCCCAACCACTCGATCTTGATTACGTAGCTCATGCTGGCTGAACCTCTACCGGCTCATGCTCCACAATGTCGTAGTAGATTCCGTCGTCCTCTTTGAGGACCGGCATCATCCCGGCGAACCCGCCGCCGCTTGCGGTTCGGAAAAATGCGTCGAACATAAGCATGAGCGAACGCCCATTGTCTGACGCCAGTACGACCATGGCCTTGACCCGTTGGTCACCGCGCTCGATCCATACAAAGTCGCCGCGCTTCATCGACGGCCCTCGTGATAGTCCAGCGCCGCCTGTGCGCCTTCCCGCCTCGTCATGCCGTCTTCCTCATCTGTGCCGCTGCCGCCGAAGCAAGAGCAGCGCTTCTGCTGGTGCGCGACCGATCCTACGACTGCGCGAAACTGGCATTCGCGGTGATTCACGGAGCCATTGTCGTATATCCACCCGTCCTCACCGACCGCGATCAACTCGTCGCAGTATACGCAGGCGCGTCCTGCGGGAGTTTCCGTCTGCGGGCAGTCGCTATAGGCCGGTGCAGGGTGCCATTTTCCAAACCACATCATGCTCATTCGATCACCACTCCGTGCCGTATCGATCCGCCGAGTATGACGGTGTGCTCCTGAACGAGCTTTACGAAGCAATCCACGCAGGCCACGTGCATCTTCCTCCCCAACGCAGCGCGGATGTTCTCCTTGCTGGTATACCGCTCTCCGGCGCAATATTCACACAGCACCCTTACTACCGCGTCCCCTTGCGGGAGGGTCCAATGCACGACGAAGAGCCAATCGTCTTCTTCCTTTTCGGCCATCAGTTATTCCTAGCCTTTCGTGCGGTCATGATGGACTCTCGTGCCACCATCTGTTCGGCCTGTAACCGCTCAGAAATTGCTTTCGCCTTCGCCCAGTCCTGTTCTTTGCTGATGCCGTCTTCGTACAAGAATTTAAATACCGGCTTGTCGCAAACTTCGCAGCGGCGATTGAGTTTGCCAAGGGCTATATCTTCCTCGACCAGAAGCTCCATCCCCTTCATCGCGTCCGCTGGAGATATGTCCTTGTCGTCGTACATGATGCCATAGATTGCGTGCCGCTTTGGACCGCACAGGACTTGTAACATGTGGATCATTTTTTAGACTCGCCTGTTTTATCGAATTTTTCGACGTACATAAATTGCGGCTTAGGGGTGAACGAACTCAGAACCTCGGCCATCTTGTCCACCGGCCAGTCAGACTCGGTCAACATTTCAATTTGCACCTTGCCCTCATGGTTGGGGTCGTGCTCCATATCAAAATCGCGAATCGTTTGCAAAAATGACTGCAACAATTCGTTGGGGAAGGTTGCGGCAAAAACGATCTTAACCATTCTCTTCTCCGGGATACTTCTTTTGGTACTCACTCTCTACTTCTGGCGCTCTCATGGATAATGGTTCACTCTCTCGTTTGGGCACTCGCTTCGTTGATGGTTCACTCTCTGGTCTTGGTGCTCGTCGTGATCGCTGGTTAGCTCATCTATTCTGGCACTCGCTTTGATGATGGCTCACTCCCAAACTCTGGTACTCTCCTCAAATTTGGTTCACGCTAATTCTCTGGCGCTCTCCCTACGCATGGTTTCACTCGTCCATCCCGGTGCTCTCACGGTACTTGGTTCACTCGCTGGCTTTGGTACTCGCATTAAAGCTGGTTCACTCGCTTAATGTGGTGCTCGCAACAATTCTGGTTCAACTCCTGCCTCGTGGCGCTCTCTTGGGACTTGGTTCACCTACTTGTTCTGGCACTCTCCCCAAAAATGGTTCGCTCGCTTCATATGGTGCTCTCTGGGGACTTGGCTCACTCCCTTGAATTGGTACTCGCATGCCTAGTTGGTTCGCTCTGGCGTTCTGGTACTCGCAATGATTGCGGCTCACTCTGCTCTTTTTGGCACTCTCTTCGACCGTGGTTCACTCCTGCACTATGGCACTCGCCGGTTGTCTGGTTCACTCCAGTTCTGTGGTACGGCTCTACTCCTCTGGTTCACTCCAGAAGATTGGCACTCTCTCACTCTTTGGTTCACTCAGTGACACTGGTACTCCCACGCTTCTTGGTTCACTCCTGTACTGTGGCACTCGCCGGTTGTCTGGTTCACTCACCACCTATGGTGCTCTCGCGATGTTTGGTTTTCACTCTTCATATTTGGTGCTCACTGGAACTCTGGTTCACTCTCTTATTCTGGTGCTCTCGCACTTATTGGTTCACTCACCACCTATGGTGCTCACAAGGCGATTGGTTCACTCGTCTTTTTTGGCACTCTCCCAATTCAGGGTTCACTCACCATGTCTGGCACTCTCCCAATTTATGATTCACCCCCTCTTTATGGTGCTCTCCAGTCGCTTGGATTTTATTTTTCCCCGCGCTTGCGCAGTTCGTCTTCGTACTTTTTGAGCGCAGGCAGCAGGCCATCCACCAGATCGGCGTGGGGTGGCGCGATGAAGTGGATGTGCCCTTCAAGGTGCGAGAAGGCGTAGGGAAAGGGCGGCAGCTTCTGGTGATGCACGAAGTAGGCCACCATGTGGTAATGCGCTAGAAACAGTTTTACCGCGTAGCGCCGTGCCCGCGCATGGATGTGGGCCGGGGGCAGCTTGCCCACGCTGTACGCCTTGTAGGCATCGGTTTTCTTGTTAACGCTGGTGGCTCTCTCTTTGGCCAGATCGGCAAACTTCAGGGCTTCATTCCACTCTGCTTCCTGTTTCTTTCTGGTGACGAAGACTCTGCCGTAGATGTCGTTGTCATTGGACTGCACCTTGACGAATGACTCACCCAGCTTGAAGGCGCACAGGGTTTTGAGTGAAGCGTTGTAAGGCCGCTTGGTTTTCTTCTCCCACTTCATATCCGGGTTCAGTCCGGCAAACGACCAGATATGTCCTGCCGTTTCGCAGCGGCTGATATCGATGTTGGCTTCCAGCCCTGCCGCGATCACCGGCCCGATCCCGCAGATCGACTTGGCCCAGACCGCGACCGGCTGGCCGTCGGTCCACTTATCCAGAGCGCGTTTGACCTGATTCTCCAGCATCTCGCTCTGCACTGCGAACCAGTCAATCACGCTGTGCGGCTCATCGCCTTTGTCCAGCGTGCGCACCTGATGCGCAGCGGAAATACGGTTGTGTTGCATGATGTAATACGCGTCTACCAGAAACCGCGCTTCGTGGGGCGACAGGGTGACGGCTGCTTTGGCTAAATCTTTCGTGAGCCGTTTGAGCGGCTCCATGGCTTCAATGATCGGCGTGGTGCTCATCTGATTTTCACTCCTGAATGATGGTGCTCTCTACGATTTTGGTTCACTTCTCCGCTCTGGTACTCTCTCACAGCTTGGTTCGACTCTCATCATATGGTGCTCTCTGGATTTCTGGTTCACTCTCGTCTTCTGGTGCTTCTCCGATTTGATGGTTCACGCGGCATGTCTGGCACTCTCTCTGTCTGTGGTTCACTCTGGATTTCTGGCACCCTCTCCGTTCATGGTTCGACTCTCATCATATGGCGCTCTCTGGATTTCTGGTTCACGCGCTTTTCATGGTGCTCTCCGCTAGGTTTGGTTCACTCTCTCATTTTGGTGCTCACACTAGTTATGGTTCACTCTCTCTTCTTGGCACTCTCAGGTGGATATGGTTCGCTCTCCTACCTTGGCGCTCACGGCGTACACGGCTGACACTCCCTACATTTGGCGCTCTCCTTTTACATGGGTTCAACTCAGGGGCTTTGGTACTCGCGGCATGATTGGTTCACTCCAGTTCAGTGGCGCTCTCCACGATCATGGTTGCACTCTGGCACATTGGTACTCTCCTTGACGTTGGTTCACTCCCACTCCGTTGGTGCTCCTCCGCTTTCTCGGTTCACTCTTCCACTGTGGTGCGGCTCACTGACGCTGGTTCACTCCTCAACTATGGTGCTCTCCTCTGTACGGTTCACTCATTAACCTTGGCGCACTCCTCGATGATGGCTCACTCTTCATCTTCTGGCACTCGCCGGTTATCTGGTTCACTCCCACTACTTGGTGCTCTCAAATATCACGGTTCACTCTACCTATTTGGTACTCGCACTGACTCTGGTTCACTCACGTACTATGGCACTCGCGTCACGTATGGTTCGCACTTCGAGTTTGGCACTCTCTGCGGAGATGGCTCACTCAAACCTTTTGGTACTCACTTGTATTTTGGTTCACTCAGCATCTCTGGCACGCTCATCCTTGATTGGTTCACTCGGGACTCCCGGTACTCGCATAGCTCATGGTTGTATTTCCCGCTCGCATCCTTTAGCACTCACGGAATGTCTGGCTGGGCACGATGTGGTTCACTCTCAACCCTTGGCGCTATCACTTGACATGGTTCACTCTTCACCTTCGGCACTCGCAACATTATTGGTTTTCACTCCCAAGTATTGGCACTCTCGTTCTTCTAGGCTCACTCGACTTCTATGGTGCTCTCACTGTTCATGGTTGCACTCCGCCTTCATGGTACTCACCTTGGTGTTGGTTCCCGCTCTTCAGCATTGGTGCTCACGATCTCCGTGGGCTGCACTCACGAAAACTGGTGCTCGCTACTCATTTGGTTCACGCGATTACATTGGCGCTCTCCTTGCACTTGGTTCACTCATGGGTTTTGGTGCTCACGCCCTAGTCGGTTTCACTCACCACCTTTGGCACTCTCCGATAAGACGGTTCACTCACTTTTCCGGGCACGCTCAAGCACTCTGGTTTTCGCTCGCCACTTTTGGTCCTCTCATCAGATTTGGCTGCACTCACCTTTCTTGGCCCTCTCAGCAGACTTGGTTCCCACTCTTGTTTCATGGCACGCTCCCACATATTGGTTCCCACTCATCTACATTGGCACGCACGTCGTATTTGGTTCACGCTCGATATTTGGCACCCTCAGAGGATATGGTTCACTCCCAGTGTTTGGTACTCGCGGATTATTTGGTTGGCACTCCCGTACTTTGGCGCTCTTCCCAGCGTTGGTTCACTTCCTCTTTCTGGCGCTCTCCCAATTATTGGTTCACTCTTCAACCATGGCACTCTCCTTGCGCTTGGTTCACTCACTTTTCCGGGCACGCTCGTCCTGCCCGGTTCACGCATTGGATCATGGCACTCTCTCACTCTTTGGTTCACTCATCCGATCTTGGCACTCGCTACGCAAATGGTTGCACTCCCGCACTTTGGCACTCTTTCCAGCGTTGGTTCACTCATCCAATCTTGGCACGAGTACTGGTTTTCACTCTCAGGCTTGGGCACGCTCTATGGTGTTGGTTCACTCCACTGCTCTGGCGCACTCATACCCATTGGTTCACTCGGGAATTTTAATTCCACGTCGTTGGTTCAAATAGAACATCGCCACCGAACTAATTTCCGACATAATCTGCATCACTTCTATCTTCTTTTCGTCGCGATACTTGTCAACCGTCTTCGACAACGCGTCACTCAGGAAAACGTTGGGCGACAACGCAACTGTTTCCCACGCTCTATCGATGGCCTTGTGACTCACAGAGGCGTACTCCTCAATATCCCTAAGCAGTGCCCGTAGCTCATCCGTGCTCCAATCCTTGAGCACCGGGAACAGGGCGACCACGTCTCCCAGCCCCAGCACCGTTTTGAGCCTGTCGCTGGCCTGCATCAGTTTTTCCTGTAGTTCTTGCGCTGCCGATCCCGGATCATCCCGTTCGCGAAGTCGGCCATCTTATGCAGCAGGTTGAAGAGTTCCGGCTCAGCGTTGAGCAGTTCCACGAGGTCTTCAGGGGTGACTTTGCGCAGTTTGCGTTCACCCTCAAAACGGAGCATGGATGCGCAGTAGATGCAGATACTGAAAGAGGTGTTGGTCGGAACCCAGTCGTCTGGCTTGGCAGGAGGGGTGTCAAATTTGGCGGGGGTGAGGCCGTCGAGCTTGTGGCCGCAGACGGGACAGGGAGACTGCTTCAGATGTACGGCGTCCCCAACGAAGACGTGACGCGGCATTCTACTTTTCGTCCTCTTCTTCGCCGTAAAGCTCTTCCTCGGCGTCGTTCAGTTGCTCGCAAACCTCGGACGCCTTGTAGGGGATGAGGAAGCCTCCATCCACGGCTGACTGGCCATCGGAAAACGCAGAGCACGCTTTTCCGTCCTCGCTTGCCTTGACTACCGCAAATGCGATGTCGCTGCCAATACGGACGTAGAAGCCTTCATGCAGTTCGATCATGGGCATGGGGGATTGCCCTCCCGGCTATTTCTTCTTTCTGAAGAATACGTACTCTACGATAATCTGGCTCGTTTTGCCAATGCCGAAATGATCCAGAACCTTCGCGCCGGGGTGACGCCTGCCGTTGTAGATGTCCGAAATGTATGCCGGGGTGACACCAATCGTGGCCGCAAATTCACGGAGGGACTGTGCCCCCTGTTCGGCCTTCATGATGTTGAGTACCTCAGCCTCGGTTAAGGTGTTGGCCACTTTTGTCGCCCTCGTTTGCTGTTTTCTTACTACCGCCGTTTGTCCCATACTTCAAGAATAAAACCACCCGGTTTCAGTGTCAACACAAGTAAGCGTATGGATGCGTAAATACGCTTGACATGTTAGGGACGCCGTCCTAGACTGGCCTGCATGGTCGCACCAACCCCTGTGCTGATCGTTAGCGACGCTGTGTCCGCAGGAACAGGATTGGGCCGAATTGCTGGCGAAATCGCTATACGAGCCGACGCGAATCTTAAAGACGTTTGCCGCATCGCCAGCTTTGGCTACGGTGGCCCCGGATCACAGAGATTTAAATTTCCCCAGTACGCAATTGAAGGCATGGCCGACTTTGTCCTCCCTACGCTTCCAGAGGTCTGGGCGGACTGGGCCGGGAAACAGGCGGGCGTCATTCTCTTTGTCTGGGACGCCGGTCGTCTCGGCTGGTTCTCGCGGCCCAACGTAATGTGCGAGGTCGAACCGCTGAAGCAATTTCTCACCTCCGCCAAGATCGAGCGCTGGATTTACAATCCGGTCGATGCTGAAGGGCCGCATGACACGCTCTCCTACCCGCTCGTCCAGAGCCTTCTGGGCTTCGACCGTATTCTGGCCTACGGACAGTGGAGCGAAGACATCATCCGCCGCTCTCTGGGAAACGAGCGTTCGCAAGAAAGAGACTTGGGATCGATCCCGCACGGCATCGACCCTGCCATCTTCTACCCCCGCGACCGGAGCGAGGCGCGTAAGAACTTCGCGTCGCTGACTGGCTGCGGCAACCTGCGTGGCACAACGCCGCCACCGATTCGGGAGGACGAAATCCTGATCGGCGCGGTCGCCACCAATCAGGCCCGCAAGGACTGGGGACTGTGGGCGGAGATTTGCGAGATGCTCCTCCATCGTCATCACCCCAAGGCGAGATTCTGGATTCATACCGACAAGATGGAGAACTACTGGTCGCTCTTTGCCCTGCTGGTGGACTTCGGACTCGCTGACACTGCCATGTTCTCGCTGGGCTATCTGGACGATGACGAAATGGCCCAAGCTTACTCAGCTTGCGATGTCACCCTTGGGATCGGAGCCGGTGAGGGTTTTGGCTATCCGATAGCCGAGAGCTTGTTTTGTGGCACACCCTGCATTCACGGAAAATACGCAGGCGCAGTTGATTTTGTAGACCAAGACCTGTTAATAAATCCAGTTCGTCTTCATTTGGAAGGCGTGTACAACTGCTACCGCCCGATCTTTGACGCTAAGGACTGGGTGGACAAGATAGAGTATTTTCTAGGGAAGAGGGTTAATCAGCCTAGTCAACTCGACTGGAGTAACGTTTGGCCCCGCTTTGACGCGTGGTTTCGAAAAGCACTCGCAAAGCAGTAAGACTTGTTCCCCTTTCAAACTGAGAAAATTTGAAATTTAATTTAGAACAAAACAAGTAAACAGACTGAATCGAAGTAAAGGAGAGTTAATGTCACAATGTCCAGTTCCTGAATGCGGAAAAGAGTTCAAGAGTAACTCTGGCTTATCGTCCCACATGGCGATGGCTCATAATCTCTTACGAAACGGAGAGCCGCTGCCCCCAGAGGCTATAGAGAAACGTAAGGAAAACATTAAAGCGTCGCAGCTAAAAAGGCACTCCGATAGCGGCTGGCATTCGCCCGAAGCACGGAAGAAAGCCAAGGTAGCGATCAAGGCTAGTTATGCAAAGAGGAAAAAGCTCAACACGGCGATTGACAAGGCAACCGTAAACGTCTCTTCCGATAAAGCTGCGAGACACTACGCGGCTCTTGCTCAGCAAGGTATCTTTCGTTGTCCGGAATGCATGCAAAGCCTACACCGAAAGATTGACTTTCCTACGGCAACCGAACTTGGGAAGCACCGCCGTTTCAAGCATGGCGTTCTTGGGCGCAATCACCTTAAGGCTCAAGTCGCGTTGGAGCGTCGCCAAGAGCAACGAATCGAACAACGAACCAATGGGGTCATCGTGAATCCGAAGGTAGCCGTGAATTCGAACGGCAGGGTTCAGTGTCCGCAATGCCCCAACACTTTTAAGGCATTGAAATTCTTGGCGGCTCACCTTAAGCGCAAACATCAGGTCGATCCACGCGGACTTCAAATCCTTCCAGCCACCACTGAGGAGCTAATACATGCCAATGGCAGCACGCAAAGAACAGCAGCCCACACAGTCCACGCAACCGAGCGGCACGGTAATTCCCATGATGCCTCGTTTGCCGAAACGATTGCAGTCGCTGATGCAGTCGGAAACATCAAAGGTTTCCTCAGCCATGCTGCGGACGAGCATGATGTCGCTCCACGCCAGTTTGCCCGCAGGGTCATTCTCGCTCTTGGCCAGCATTATTCGTCGTAGCGGACGCGGCTTCGGGGTTCCAACCTTTTGCATGTTTTGCGAAGCTGTGCCACCGAAGGAAATGCACCGCACCGACTTGCGGCGGCGCTGGCAGGCGTTACACCTAGCGATGCATATCAAGAAAGGTGACACGCCCCAAGACTTCGAAGTTCACGAAGGCGATCTCGGGAGAAGGTAAGCTTCGCATGCGCATAGGTGATAGTCCTGATCCTGAGCTAGCAGCCGCGCTGAAGGAGGTTGGCGGAAAACTAACCGCCACCCTCACCGAAGCATTCCCCACTTACGGCTTCGTCTTGCTGATCTTTCCTGATCGCGGCGCGGATACGTTTTATGTCACGTCCAATGCCAGTCGGACGGAGGCGGCAGAGGCCATGATGACGTTCATAGAGCAAGCCGCTGAGCCAAGCGGCGATCTCAAAAAGGAATGAGACAATGAGGCTGTTATGCCGATGTTCAGCATTATCACCGCCACGCTTCAGCGTGACAGTCTCTTTCGTTGCTGCCAGTCCATCGAAACCCAACTGGACCTGTGGCAACACATCGTCGTCGTGGACGGCGGTCCCCTGAATTCCGATCTCCTGAATTCCATCCAGCATCCCGACCGCCAGATCGTCTGTCTCGGCAAGCGTTACGGTAATTTCGGTAACACACCCCGTGGGATCGGCTGGCGGCTGGCGGCTGGCGACTACTGCATCTATCTGGACGACGACAACTTCTTCCAGCGCTCCGACGCGCTCACCGACATCTACCGCGCTCTCGATCAGGCGCGTCCTGACTGGGCCGTCTTCCCCATCCTGCGCCATGGCCGGATTTTCTTCTCCGAAGACCCACGCTGCTGCCATGTCGATACCGCCAACATGGTCATCAAGCGGGAGATCGCGGAGTGGCCCAACCGGGATGAGTACACGCTGGACGGCATCTTTTGTGATGCCCTCAAAGAGCGTTATTCCTATATCGCTTTCCCGGAGATTGCTCCTATTATTAACGTACCGACGAGTGGGATGGGTGTATGAATATCGAGAAGGCGTTGACGATTCAAGGGTGGATGTCTAGTTCCGAGTTGCTCTGGCTGGCACAAGCAGCAGCGAAGGTTCCCAAGGGCGGCAGCATCGTGGAGATCGGAAGCTACAAAGGCCGCAGTACATGCGCTCTGGCCGAGAACACAGAGGCGCGAGTCTACTCCGTCGATATCTGGTCCGAATGCGGTACGGATGGCTGGTACTACGACGTGTTTTGCGCCAACACCGCCCATCTAACCAACGTGCGCCCCATGAACCACGCTTCGATCTGGGCCGCTCGCAAGGCCGTCAAGCTCAGTCGGCGCTTCGACCTGATTTTTATCGACGCTGCCCATGATGAGTACAACGTGCGGCAGGACATCATGGCATGGCAACCGCTGCTGGCCGAAGGCGGAACCTTCTGCGGCCACGATTACGGCTTCGCGGGCTGGCCGGATGTGAAGCGCATCGTCGATGAATTGATTCCCGGCGTCGAAGTAGTGGACACCATCTGGATCGCGCCATGATTCGGAAAGACTCTAAGACTGGCAACTGGTGGGCCGTGATCGGAGTAGCAACCACGGGTCTTATTTGGCTATGTCTGGGGAAAATTAAATCAAGGCCGAAACCAAAATTCGGTACGCTCAAGGGCAAGGTGATCCTCGACCCGCACGTCTTCGATCCAATGACAGATGAAGAAGTGGACGCGTGGATTGAAGGGCGGTACTGAAAGTTATCTGGTAGCGACTGCAATTAAATTTTAGAATCTCACCATGTCTGACTTTGCGGCCTTTATTCCTGTCGTAAACCGGCCTGACCTGCTGATAAACGCGGTGAATTCGGTCACCTGCCTGCACGACGATCTGACCATCATCGACAATTCTCCGGACGGGATGGTCGCAAACATCAAGATTCTCGACGATAGCGGCGTGGTTATGAGATGGCTACCACCTGTGAAAGTCTTTCGTCCGCCCGTTCCGCTGTCGTTCACCCAGAGCATGAACTGGGAACTCGAAGAGACGCTGCGCCGGGGCAAGTCTTATTGCATACACATGCATAACGATGCAGTTATCCCCGAAGGTGCATGCGAGAAGCTGCTGGAGTATGCTCGCGCTATCAATAATCCTCTTCCTCCTCTTCCTCATCCTAAATGGGGAGTTATCTACACCCTGCACGACGTACTATGCGTCTATAACCCAAAAGTCTATGGGGCGATAGGCGGTTACGACACCACCTTTGCCGCCTACTTTTCCGACAATGACTATTTTCGGCGCATGGACCTCGCTGGCTGGGAGCGTATCAGTTCAGGAATCGTGGTAAAACACGGCCCAGAGGGGCATGGGAGCCAGACGATCAACAGTGATGCCTATCTGCGCCACCTGAACAGTGTTACTTTCCCGCTGTATCGTGAGTATTACCGCGCCAAGTGGGGCGGTGTAGTCGGAGAAGAACAATTTACTCACCCCTTCGGCGTGCTACCCAAAGAGTGGAAGCTGGCTAAAACCCCTTGACTTGTGAGTAAGTGGGAATTAAATTCCGTCTAACTGCGCCATAAGTCCCACTCACAGGAGAATTCAGTCATGGCGGACGAACAGACCCCCGAAAAACAGGCACCTTCGAAGCTGACCAAGGAAGAGCGGTCCAAGATTTTGAGCGCTGCGGCTAAAGAGCGCTGGGAGAGGGAGCGCAAGGCCAAGGCTAAAGCCGCCAAGGCCGCTTCTAAGCCCTCGCGGAGCAGGAAAGGGGTCTCAGGCCCACGGGAGTTCTCCTCGGCCCTTAAAACGGCAGAGAAGCGGCTGGCAAAGGCCATCCTTGAACGCGCCGAAGCTGCTGCCAAGTACGCGGTCGTGAGCGCGGAGATTCCGTCGCTTCAGCGCATCATCCTAGCCCTCAAGAATCCGATGGGGATGATGGAGTTCCCCGGCACAGCCTCGTACGGCGGCATCGTTTCCGCGCCGACACTGGAACAGATCGTGGGCGATCAGCCGCTGTCGTACGCCAATCCGCCCCGGTATGACATCCCGGCGCAGCCGCCACCGCCACAGGTGCCGCGAATGCCTGTCCCGCAGGAGCTTCACCCGGCCAATACCTTGAGTTCTCGCGGAGGGGGTGGCGCTATCGGGGTCGAGCTTCCGGTAGAAGGCGATGGGGGCGCTGAGGAAGACGAGAACAAGTTCCTGAATGAGAGTACGGTCGCGGGCGGTGCGTGGCACTAGCTGATCCGG